ATAGATTTGGGAGGCATTATTACCAAATTGTAAGTAATTTGATACGCCATCACTTGATGATGTCCCTGCAAAATTATCCCCACCAACACTAAGAATTCCATTATCTGACAAGTTTAATGTTTGGAAAGTATATGCACTATTCAAAAACTCTAAACGACCATTATTGTTAACACGAATTGTTTTGTTTATATTTGTAGCACCTGCTGAGGTATTTGTAACTCTTATGAAGTCAGTATATCCAGTACCCCCAATTGTATTACTACCTGAAAAAACTAACATACCATTAGTGTTTCCGGCATCAAGTATTGTTTTTCCGTATAACCCATTAGTTGTAACACCTGAACTACAAAGTAAAGAATCGTTGACATTGATTGGCGAACAACCATATATATTTTCAATATACAAATCGGTTATACAAGTCGCTGATGTATTTCCAGTAAATGGAGTATATTTTTTCCATACTGCTGTAGAATAAGTTTCACCACTGACACCATCAATTGTATTTGCAGTCCAACTATTAATGAAAGTAATGTTTTCAGGGGAGTTAGCTCTTATTGTTGTACCAAAATCAGATATTATTGTTGTTCCAGTTGAACCAGTTGCTGAATTCCAAAGGGATTCATAATTATTAATCAAAAATTGGTACACTTGGTTTTCTTCATAAACATACACTAACATACCTAACTTTCTTCTTCCTGATGAAATATTATCAGGTTGAAGTGTTAATGTGTTAACAGAAAATGTTGTACCACTACCTTTTGAAAAAGTAATTGGGATTGTATTTCCACTAAACTCAATTGGTCCGAATGTGGATGGCGGGATTGTGTAATATAGTTGGTCTAAAGAATATACTTCCATATAACCACCAGTGGACAAAGTTGAGTAACTAGTCCCAAATGTTTTTGTTCTTTCTAAACTTTGTTGTCCCAATAATTGATTAGGACTTATTGGATTTTTATATGGAAAACTCATTAGCCTACACTACCTCCTTTAAAATATATATCTGTCGTTTGATTATCTATTAAGAAATCACCAGCTGGATATGTTGTATATACCCTATAAGTTACTGATGGTATTGTTGAACCAGTATATGTAAATGTATTTGTTCTAATTGTTGATTCTGTTAACACATTACTAAATACATTCGGATTACCTAAACTTAAATCAATATCTAATTGAGATTGATTATTTGTTAAAACAATTGGTATAATCCAAGTGTACCAAGCTTGGTCTAATATTGTATTTTGAAGTATTTCTGTCGTTTCAAAATTGTATGCTATTTTTGTATTACCGAAACTATCTACACCACCAGTTGTTTGTGGTACATTGGATGTTATAATCGTTGGTAATTCACCATTTGTCCAACCACTATAATTAACATACAAGTTCATCTCAGTATTAAATGTCGTTGCACTTGAACTTGGTTGACTTGTATTACTGAAACCAAAGAATTGTGGAGCTCCATTACCAAACATATAGTTACCAATACTTGTTGCGGCACTTATTGGTTCAATAAACAAATAAGCAAATGTTGAAGGTAATGGAGATGATGTTGGTGTAACAGATGGTGTAATACTTGGTGTTACACTTATTGTTGGAGTTATTGTTGGTGTTATAGTTGGTGTTACACTTATTGTAGGTGTTATACTCGGAGTTACTGAAATTGTTGGTGTTACACTTATTGTTGGTGTTATACTTGGTGTTACACTTGGGGTTAATGAAATCGTTGGTGTTGGTGTAGGTGTGATTGCAACACAACTATTGTTTACACAAACATCACCAATAAAAATATCACATTCAGTCAAAGCAATTGGATTACTACCACAATAATATAATGTTGTACCTGAGTTGATTGGTAATACACTTGTAATTGTTCCATCACATTGTGTATAATAAAAAGTTCCACCAGTTGTTCCAGTATTCGTTATTTGAATACATCTACATAAATCAGTTGGTGTCGAACTTGGTGTAGGTGTAATTGTTGGAGTAGGTGTCGGTGTTACAGGACAACTATATGGTAAAAATGTTTCACATCCGTTACTATCAATAACTTTAATAATTATACTATCCGCAACATCTAAAGGTGATGGAATATCAAAAGTTGTTGTTGCCGATAATGATGTTGAGCCAGTTAGTGTATAACAATAGATTAATGTTACATCACAAACTATGACTTGATATGGGGGTGTCCCAGTTGTTGCTGATATACTTATTTGATGTGGCATATAGGATAAATATTACCAACAAGTTATTATAACTAAACCATCCCCTCCATTTCCACCTCTTCCTCCAGTAGTTCCAGCACCACCACCTCCACCACCTGAACCATACGCACCATTTCCTCCAATACCTCCAGCGGTAGTATTATTAGCGTATCCTCCAGCACCACCTGTGAAAAACAAATTATATGGCATATTGATTAATTGCTCATTATATGATGAGAATCCGCTATCAGCTTCAGATGGGTTGGTTGGATTACCTCCGTTTATTGTTGAGACAAATCCTGAACCTGTTACATTCGCACCAACACGAGAAGTTGTTGATACACCAGCTCCACCTGCACCACCTGAAACGATATTAGTCAAAGATACTGCAGTACCTGATTGATTTTGGTTACCTCCACTTCCCCCTAATTGTCCAGCTATCAAAGATACCAAAAAATTATAACTAAGAAATCCTGCGGTCTGAAGAAATACTGTACCAGCACTACCTGCGGTAGCATTAGAACTACCGACAGCTCCACCATTACCTGCCCCTGCTGCGGCAGCTCCACTTGCTAAAATTATATTTGATGTTGTTGTATTTGGTTGTACACTAACATACGATAAAGTACCTACAGTACCATTACCTCCAGCTCCTGCCGTAGGTAACCCACCAGTACCCCCCATACCAACTAAAATATAAAGTGTATCAGGAATAGTTGAAAGTGTACCAAAAGCTCGACTTATTGCCGAAGCACCACCACCAGCACCACCTGACCTAGCACTACCAGCAATACTTGTAGCACCCGCACCACCTCCTCCACCTCCACCGATGACAATCATTTGCATAAACTTACAACCATTCGGTTTTTGCCAAGTTTGCCAAACAGCCGAACCTATCCCATAGAATGATTGAACATTCTTATCATTATTAGGTAAATTAAAATTATCTATCATATTATTACCAACAAGTTATTATTACTAAACCATCGCCACCTCTACCCCCTCTTCCACCAGTGAGTCCACCCCCTCCACCACCTCCGCCACAACCCCATCCACCATCTCCACCATTACCACCAGTACCACTTGCATTCGAACCACCACCAGCACCACCTGTAAAAAATAAAGGTGAAGAACTTGATAGTATCGATGAGGGATTAAATTGATTAAATCCCGCACCACCATTAAATCCACCAACAGCTCCACCACTTATCGTGGGGATAAACCCTGCTCCAGTTATATTACCACCAACGGCTTGAACATTAGCTGTAGTTAAACCCCCACCACCTGCACCACCAGTTGTTGGTCTTGATATTGTAATATTTGTTCCTGCTCCAAAAGAACCCCCAACAGAACCATTAACACCACCGATAGAATTAAAAATACCCATACCCATCAATACACTATTAGCTACGGTATTAGGATTATTACCAGTACCTGCAGCAGCATTTGAATTCCCACCGGTATTATTACTCGAGCTACTAATAATTAGATGATTTTGGACAAATGTTGTAACATTATTTATTCCAACATAAGTAACAGTTCCCGCAGTACCATTCGATGACGCAGCCCCACCAGCACCACCTGGACCTATTAAAATATGTAATCTTTCAGGGACAAAAAAAGCGGGAATTAATAGTGTTGTTAGGGCACTACTACCACCTCCACCACCACCATTTCTATTAGTTCCGGCAATACCTGTCAATCCACCAGCACCACCAGCACCACCTCCTAATACAAAGAAGTGTATGAATTTACAACCTTTAGGTTTAATCCAAGTTTCCCAAGGGCCTGTTCTATAAAATACTTGAGTATTATAAGTTGTATCGGCTAAATGAAATAAATCTAACATATTACCAAGATATAATTATTACTAAACCATCACCACCTCTTCCACCTGAACCACCAGTAGTCCCAGCACCTCCACCACCACCTCCACAACCGAAAGCTCCATTACCACCATCACCCCCTATACCAGCACCATTTGCTCCCCCACCCGAACCACCAGTAAAAATAAAGGCGTTTCTTAAAACATTTGATTTATTTGGAAAAGAACCTGTAAATCCATCAGTTCCTCTATTTGTGCCACCCGCTGCTCCACCTGATAATGTAGGAAAAACACCACCTGTATTCACATTACCACCAGTTCCATTTGCGTTTGCGGCACTTGACCCACCTCCACCAGACCCACCACATAATGGAGAAGTTGGTGCTAAAGCCGTACCATTACCTCCTGCATTAGACCCACCACTTGTACCATTTTGACCTGCACCAAATAAATTGACACCTGAATAACCCAAGATTTGATTTGCCGCTGTAGGTGCACCACCAGTACCTCCAAGAGTACCTGCAGCAGCACCTCCACCAGGTGTGGTGGAATTACTATATAGTAAAACATTCACACTTGTAGTATCAGGTAAAACTGATACATATGAAATACTACCAGCACTTCCGTTACTATTTGGTGTTCCACCAGCCCCACCATAACCAACATTGATGTATACAATATCAGGTAGTGTATTAGCCATAAACATACCTTTGTTCATACCCGAAGACCCACCTCCACCACCACCAGTTCTTCCGACACCAGTACCTGATTGACCTCCACCACCTCCAGCCCCACCACCGATGACGAGCATATATACAAACTTACAACCCCTTGGTTTTTGCCAAGTTTGCCAAGTACTCGAACCAATAGCGTAAAATATAGCAACACTATTGTCTAAATTGGGGAGGTTATTATAATCAATCATAAATTATTATTTAAGCCCAAGGTGGAATTACATTTGTTTCAACTATAAAGTATCCATAAGGTGAAACTAAATCCAAAGGGTCACCAACCAAACTAAAGAAAGCGGTATTACCAAACTCATCATTTCTTTGATAAAATTGACCTTCATAACCATAGTTAAACTCACATAGTGCGTATATGTACATAATTAATTTTTTTAGTAATCACCACCGATTATGGTTGCATCCCAACCTGCAGCATTAGGTGCCGTACCCAAAGTTACATAAATTACATAATTTGCGGGTAAGGCAAAATTCAAAGGTAATTCATAAGTCGATTGTGCTGCAACCTCAGATGCTGCTGTTGTTGGTAATGTTATTTCATCCCATAGATTATTGTTTGTTGCAGTACCGGTTGTTCCACCATTGTTAATCCATACCCTACCTACTGTTGCGGCAAGATTTTGACCCAAAGTTCTAAATCTTATTCTCTGAACATAACTTCCGTTAGTTCCACCCGTAAATACAGGATAAATTGTGCCTGATGTTAAATCTTTTGTGGTATTAGCTGATGTCATTGCATCAGCCCATTGTATTTTTGGTGTTAGTGTAAAAATTGGTGATGTATTTGCTGGCATATTTTTATATTTTTATATTAATTGATAACTATTTGATATTGCGTAAGTTTTTCCATAATCAAATGTTGATGTTGTTGAACCTGTAAAACTGATATCGAAATTTGGATAAGTACCTGTTACAGATATATTTGTACCACCACTTAATGTCACAGTTTGGTCTGGTAATGAATTGGTAATGGTAAAGTTTGGATAAGTCCCACCTGTTGTAATACCAGTTCCACCACTTAATGTTATAGTTTGGTCAGGTGCTGTATTAATAATTGTTACATTACCTGATGTTGTATTTGCAGACAGACCTACACCAGTTGTTAAAGAATTAACGACATTAGTATAACCAGTAAAAAATCCTGATACATTGAATGTACCTCCTGTGTTATTTGTGAATGTTGTTGTACCATTTGAATAAGTTCCACCTGTAACAAAAACATCCGTTGGTAAATTCTGATAAGTGGTTGCAGAGATTGTACTTGCGGTTAATCCGTTGTAAATGATAACATCATCATCAATAATTGTAGTACCACTGATATTAACATCTGCCGTAAAAGTTACACTATTCCCACCAAAAGTTATATCAGTACCATCATCAATAATTTGACTATCAATTAATTCGTTAACACCATTCCATTTAGCTAAATAATTCGTAACACCAGTACCTGTTAAAGTACCTTGAGTAAGTCCACTTACATTAAATGTTCCACCAGTATTATTTCTAAATAAAATATCTCCGTTTGAATATGTTCCCCCAGTTACAAATACATCAGTCAAACCTGATAAGTTTGCACCACTACCATAGTAGGTTGTTGCGGTTACACCACCATTAATTGTCTGACCAACTGAAAAAATATTATCAACATTTGTGTAAGCATTGTTTGAATATTGTGTTGAAGTTAAGTGAAAATATTCTCCAGCACTACCTCCTTGAATTGCATTTAAATCGTTATGTGCGGTAACTTGTGTTGATTGAAATACACTAACGAAAGCACTCTCAACTGAACCAGTTGTTGCACTAACTTGTACAATTATTCTTCCTGTTAAGAAGGCATGAGATGTAACTAATTCGGGTAAACTTGGTTCTACTGATAATTGAGCTTCTGCAACACTATCATATTCATCATTACCCCAAACTTCATATAAGTGGTCATTCACTTCTTGCCCCCTGAAATACCAATTCACCAAATACTTACCAGCTGTAGCCAAAACCTTATCTGTACCATCGTCATAATATTCGTTATTCAGAGTATTAGCAGTTGTTGTATAAACCCAAGTTCCACCACTATGAAAACTTTGAAAAAATATATCATCTTGAGAATTAAGTTGGGGTAATGCTTGACGATAGACCCCATTCCATGCAACACCTGCAGATAATGTAACGACACCAGTCGAACCACTCAAGCCCAATGAAAATCCTGATTCTCTTGCAAATCTATCAGTTGATAAAATTCTATCATTTATCTTATTTGGTAATCCTGCTCCATAGTTATCAAATTCTAAAACATGCACAAAATTACCACTTCTGTAGGTTATCATAAATAACACAACATCACTATCGGTGATTACAGAATCATTATCATAAACATAATATCTTGGACTACCTCCATTATATTCAATAACCACATAACTTGTGTCTTCATCAAATAAACTTGGTATTCCACCACTTCCAGTTGTCCCACTTGGAACTATATAAACTTTTAATGGTTCAATGAAATTTGAATTATTGTATAATGCAACGGTAACTTGAGGTAAAGTTAGAGTTCCATTATTATTATCAGTCCATCCTGTTGCATTTGTTATCAAACCTGCATTATATGGGGCAGAACCTGAAATAACAATTGTACCACCAGTACTATTATTTAGTGTTAAATTTCCATTTGAAAATGTACCTCCAGTTATTGAAGTACCTGAACCACCAACAATTCCAGTTAAGTTACTACCATCACCATATAAAGTTCCACCACTTATTGTCGTTGCCGAAAATAAGGTAATACCAGTTATTGAACCAAAAATTTTTTCTCCTCTTACATTAGGTGTTGCACTCATACTTTATAAATATTGTTAATTCAAAACTTTACCCGCCCATAGTACAGCATTTGTAACTAATCTTCTTAAATTAGCACGAGTTGCAATATATGATGGGAAATAAAGGTTAATACCAACTAATCTTGCTGTTCCAACTGTATTAATACCAATTATTGGATATCCTGATGTTGTATATGTAGCAATTGTATTTGCACCACTTTGTAAAGTTGTTACCAAATTATTTTGTACTGTACTATTAGTTGTTAAACCAGTCCCCACACCTGTTGTTATTGGATGTACTATTGTTACTGTCATATTACCAGTTGAGTCACTACTTTGATTCACAGTACCAACATAAGGTGTTAAGGTAAAATCAAAACCTATTGGCCTAAGATTCCAAATAAATGTTCCAACAACTAAATTACCACCACTATCAACATAGTTCCTCAAAGAAGTGTTCAAGGTAACGGCACCAGTTTGTGAAGAGTTGGTGTAGTACAACACAACATCCCAACTACTTGAACTTAAACCAGTACCACTATAGGTTGTTGAAATTGTTACAGCTGAAATTGTTGGTGTTGGATAACCAAGGGAAACAATTTCATTTGAAACTTGTCCTGACACTGTTGATACTTGAGCATCACCTAAAATCAATAACCTTAATGCTGATGTTGCACCACTAGTTGGTGTTGGTGTAGGTGTAATAGTTAATGTTGGTGTTATAGTTGGAGTAATCGAAGGTGTTGGTGTTATAGTTGGAGTAATCGAAGATGTTGGTGTTATAGTAGGTGTTATAGATGGAGTTGGTGTTATAGTTGGAGTAATCGAAGGTGTTGGTGGTACATCAACACCTAACACGACTGGTACTCCACCCAAATCAACAATTTTACCTTCGTGTGTAATAATCATATTAATAGTTTAATGCTTCTTTTATTCTTATCACAAAGTTTTGAACCACAGTTTGACATTCTCCTGATGTAACTAATACCCCATTATTTTTACTTAATAAAGTTTGTATTGATAATATGTTTGATGTCGTTGCACCTGATGTATATAGAAATCCACCACAACCACCCAAATTAACTGGTTGTGCCGCATAATTAATTGCATTACCAAATACGGAACCCCAATTACTATGTCCCAATAAAATGTATAAATTACAATGTGAAGGGTCTGTGGTGTTATATGTTTCCCTAAAAAATGCGTATGTTGTGAATCCACTTAAAATTGTTCCGTTATAAATTAATCCTGATGCTAATGTACCACCACCATCAGCACCTGAATTTCCACCGATTTGCCACCCAATAGGTTTTCCTGAATTACTTCTAGTACCTATAATAGTTAAAGGGAGATAGGTTGGGTCTTGAGTTGTGGTATATTGTGTGTAACCTAATGAAATATAGTAAAAATCAGTGTCAATTATTGTTGTTGCTGAATTTGTATAAGTAATTGCAGATGGATAAGCAGCAAGTGAATAAGCAGCACTTCCTGTATAAGAAAGTCCGGTTGATAACCAAGGTGTTGTAATATTTCCTTGGTCAAACATATCACCACCTCCATCTAATATGTAAAATCCAGTACCATCCAATCTATATGTATAAAAACTTGGATTTCTAAAATCCGACATATAATTACGAAGATAAGTGGCAATTGTATTTAATTGCAAATAGGGTTGGGTAATTACACTTTGAAAATTAAGAAACCTATTATTAAAACTTGTAACATTATTTCCATATTTTACAATCATTATCCTCTAATAAATCTAATAAAGAGATTATCAGCAACTGCTTCAAAAAAATAATTGTTATTGTAATGTTTTTGTCCTTGAAATGTTCCCGTTATAATTGACCCAGTGTAATTTCCATTTATATCCCAATTATTTGTGTCATCTAATAAATTGGCAATAGTTCCACCTGAAGTTATATATGCTGGTATAATATCGGCACTTGCTGAAATAGTACCACCTGAATTAACTTGAACCATTCTATCTGTTGAACCAGCCAATCCTGATGAAGAAATAGTACCATTCAAAGCGGATGTTCCCGTTACAATTAAATTCCCAGTAATACTTGTATTACCATTTACTGTCCAACCTGTGACACTATTAATACTTGCGGTTAGAGTTGAACCACTATTCCTTGATATTGTGAATGTATTATTAGAATATGTAAATCCAGTAACAAATGTATCAAAAGAAGAAATACCTGAAACATTGAATGTTCCCCCAGTATTATTTGTAAAAACAATACTTCCACCACTAAATGTACCACCAGTAACTCTAATATCTGTTGGTAAGTTTTGATATGTTGTTGCAGATATTGTTGAAGCCGAAATTCCTGCTGTTGAAACAATATTGAATGTTATTGAAGATAATGCACCAGATAATGATATTGATGATAAAGTTGCTGTTATGTTGGGTTGATTCTCATTTTGAGAAATGATTAACGATGTTCCACTAAATGTTGCACCAGTCACATATGTATCAGTCAATCCACTTAAACCACTTCCATCCCCAAAAAAAGTTCCACCACTTATTGTATTTGCTGTTAGTCCATCCAAAAAAATAGTCGCACCTGACACAGTACCACCAGTAAATGTTCCACTACCACCACCTGAATTAAAAATAGACCAATCAGATAATGTATTTGTCCAAGGTGGTAAGTTTAATTTATAATAGGTCGTACCTCCACCTATACCCACAACCATACCAGCTCTTCTTCTCAAAGTTGGTATGTTATTTAAATCACTTAATAAATCAACATTTCTTAATCCATCAATACCATATAAGGGGTCTATCACCGGATATGTATCCGTTGTATCACTCGGAGAAATAAAACCAAAAACCTCAACACCCCCTGATAAACTAAATGAACCCATTATTATTTAATTTTTAAGGACATAACCACACACTCACACTTGCAACAAATGGGAAGAATGTCCTATATACATTGTATGTTATGCTAAACCCATTAGCGTCTACTATAATTATCGTACCTATGTTATTAAATGGTATTAAACTACCTAAACATCCCGCACTACTATCTCTAAACTCACTTGGTTGTGTTAAACCAGTTGGTATTAAAATATATCCATAATCACCACTTGAACCACTTGGCAGTACAACAGCACTATTAACAGGATTACTTGTATAACCACTAGTTAATCCACTCGTTTCACCTGAAGTAATTGACGAACCACTGAACTTACCATAATATATTTTTGGTGATTCAGGTCCTAAAGGACTCACTGAAGGTGTTGGTGTCACAGTTGATGTTGGTGTAATCGTAGGTGTCACCGTTGGTGTTGTAGTAGGTGTAGTCGTTGGTGTCACCGTATTCGTTGGTGTATTAGTCGGTGTTATAGTAGGTGTAACTGTTGGTGTTGCCGTTGTTGGTGGTGTTTTAGTAGGTGTAGGTGTCGCAGTTGGTGTCTTACTTGGAGTTACACAAGGATTTCTACTTGGTGTAACTGTTGGTGTAACAGATATCGTTGGTGTCGGTGTAAGTGTTTGTGTCGTTGTTGGTGTCGGAGTTGGTACTTTACAAGGGTCATAACTCGGTGTTGGTGTGACAGTAGATGTCGGAGTTGGAGTTTGAGTCCTTGTAGGTGTAATAGTAGGTGTTGGGGTTGGTGTTGGCCTTGGTACATTCAAAATACTCAAACAATCACCACTCAATGATAAAATACTATAAGTCCCATAAATCTCTTGTGGAGGTGTCAATGTATTTGATGAAAATGTGTAAGGTAGAGTTTGAACCCCCAAGTTAAACACATTAGTAGTCCCTTGTGGTGTAAACACAATACTTGTTTGTTCCCCACTATAATTTATACTACTAATTGTTATTGATTGACTCATACTATAATTACATATTTTTAATTTATTGTGAATGTGAAATCATCAGGTTCACAAACTATTGTTGAACAATCAGGACAATCAGGATTAAACATTTGAAACTGAGTTTTTAACAAATTGAAGTTATGTTTCACTTCTGGTGCTGATAATGGAGTAACATACATTCTCAATTGAGATATTGCCCCCTCAAATGTACCAGCAAAGTTTTGTTCAATTAATATATTTGTATTTAACCCACTCAATGTTGTTCCACTTAAATCATTAATTGGAAAACATTCAGGGTCTTGTTGATAAGGACCATCAGGATTACTTAATGATGTAAATGTTAAGTTCTCCCTCAATCCTTGTGTACCACCACCCCAAGATATATTAAATGGAACACCAACTTGTTTTTCTTTATCAGTGTTCAAAGCTCTAGGTATAATCTCCTCAAAGTCCTCTATTGTATAAAATATCTTACCATTAACATAAATCTTCAACCTACCTTTTCTATATTTACCCTCTTGTAACCACTTCTCATTCAAGTTAATCAACTCAACTTGTAAAGCAGTTTCATTTCTTGTGTATGGTGGAGCAATCAACGATACAGAATTATTTACCAATCCCTCCAAAAATAACTTTTTAGTTATGTCACCCAATCCACCTCTCCAATATAAATCACACTCATCCAAGAAATTATATCTTTCCCAAACAACATCAACCTGAAACCAATGTTCCAAATCCAACCAAGCAGGATTTACTTGTAAACAAGTTGGATATATCGGTGGTGTACATATTTCTGTTATTGTATAACCAGTTGTATATGTAATACCAGTTGTACAAGTACCCGTAGTTTCACATCCACCTGTAAATCTTAAAAATCTAATCCCAATACCAGGATTCTTAGGGTCACCACATAATTTTATGGCCAAAGCATTCGACATTGTATCCAACAATGGATTCTTCTCGCAAGTGTCCTCAATAGATGTAAACCCTGATGTCGTACAATCATTACAAGACGAACAATCATTACAATTTGTACAAGTAGGTGTACAAGTTGTTTGTGGTGGGAAAGGATTACAAGATGGTGTTGGACTTGGTGTTGGTGTAGGTGTCGGAGTTACTGGTATAGTAACATCACAAGTATGTGTTTGACATTCCCATCCACAAGTTTGACAAGCCAACTCATTACATCCACAACCACAACTAATCTTTGTTTCAGGGTGACCACCACACTTATCACATCCGTAATTGACATGAGGGTCGTGTACACCATTTACTGAACGAGGGGGATAAACATATATACATCTACTATTTGTAATGTTGTAATTACAACAAGCACAAGTTTGAAGTTTAGTTAAACCTGATGTTACTCTTGTATAACCTGAATCACAAATAGGACTTCCATCTGCGTGGTGATAGAATTTGTTTTCGGCTCTTGTTCCTATGTAAAAGAATATATTTTTATTGTTTGGATATATTTCATTTAGGGTTGTTTCACCAGTTGTACCTGAAAACTCATTTGTTAATCTTGGTTTCAAAAGTAATTCAACAGCCCATCCCTTGTTCATTCGTTCAGGGAAAATATTGTAGTCGTAACCAAATAACTTATAAAAACCTTGATAAAACCCACCATATAATTCGTGGTATCTTCCGACATATGGACTTTCCTTACTTACAACTTCATACAAAATATTTTTATCGAAACCTGAAAATCTCAAGTTGGTAGATGTAAATCCTGTAACTTGGTGTAACTTCAATCTTCTATCAAAATACAATCTGTTGAATTCTAAATTACTTGGCAATAGACCATCTGTGAAAACAATAGTTTGTGCTGACATACCAGTAACCAAACCATTGTCAATTCCTGTCAAACCAATGTCACAAGATGAACCTGACAATTGACAACTTAAAACTTCATTTTTTGGGTTATAGTAGTTTTCAGAAATAAAAACATTATTGAAATTATAATTTTTGTACGTCAAAATTAAATTTTGAGTGGATGCCGTACTATTAATATCAAAATAAAAAGGTAATCTGTTACCATATGTTTGAGCAATCAAATATGGTGAAAAAACAACCTCTTGGTTAAAATTTACTTCATCAGAAGTAAGAGACATATCTTGTGTCTCCAATGATAGCTTCAAAAACCAATTTGATGGGTTAAACTGATTTATGTTTTGATATGACATTCTTTTTTAGAATAAATACTTTGATACGAAGTATTTATTAAGAAAAATTACTAATGAACAAATTCAGAAAAGAATATTTCAATGACCATTATCACTTCATTATCGAAGGTGATGGGGAAAACTTTTCGTTGACCTATACAACCTACAATTTATTAACTGAAGACAAAAAACCAACTAAGAAAAAATTTAAAAAAGAAAACTTAAAAAATGTTGTCAGTAAAGTTGAAAAAATAACCAAATCAAGAAAAAAATATTCCAAAAAAGAAATAGATGAGTTGATTGACACTGATGGTACTTTTTTAAGTTCTAAGATTCCTTTTTTGAATCAGTATCTTACACCTAAAAAAACTATGGACCAAACAGTGGTTGCTGCAAGAATATCAAACGACCCAGTTACAAGAGGATATCGTGTTTATTATGGTGAAAGTGAAAATAAAGATGGTGAAGTTATTGACGAAGAAAATATGTCCGATGCTTTTGGATATGAAGAAACTAAAAATAAGGATTTCAAAGAAACACTTAAAACTTTTAAGAAGATGGGTGTGGAAGACCCTGAAGAAAGAATTCAAAGAACAAAACAACTAGGTAAAATTCCAAATGTAAAAAAAAGAAAAGGAAAATTAAAACAAAGATTGACCGAAAAAGAAATTGAAGAAGAAAAGAAAAACAAAATGGTTAAAATGGTCGAAGATATTATAACTAATAAGTTGGGGGGTAGTGATGGTGAAGTTATTGAGAAAGTTGATAGTTTATCTAAAATTTTAATTAAGAACTTAGAAAGTATCAAAAAATTAGCAAAAAAAGAAGGTATAAGTTTGAATAAACTAATTAATGTTTTGAAAAAAAGTGAATAAAGATTTATACGGCAAAAAAATAGAATTACCTGAAGACGTTATTGTTTATCTTAAACAATGTAATGATAATGCTATTGGTGCCGATGAAAGTACAGAAGGATTTAGAAGAAATAGAGAACTCAGAGATACCGGATTTGTAACATATCAACAACTCAAAAGAATGAAGAACTTCTTTGATAATTTTAACGGACATCAGAATGATTTACCTTTTATTTTAAATGGTGGTCACTATGTTAAAGGTTGGGTAAATAATATGTTGAAATCGATGAGAGATGATATTTCATTAGGAAAAGAAATAAAATCAGTTGTTTTACCAAATCAATACATACAACCACATCAAAAAAATAATCTCACAACAACTAATAGACCAAGTAAAAGTCATTCAAATACCTTGGAAAAATATAATTTACAAGTAACTGAAGACCTTAAAAGGATAAATGATTTAATAAAAAAATTAATTTAATATGGCTCAAGTAGAACCTTTAAGTTTTGCACAACCTGATAATGAGTTGTCAAGAATCGCTGAAGCTGAAAGAAAAAAACTTTTTCCCAAAAATGATTATGCAACGAATAATCAATATTCTTCAGTTAATCCAAATGCTTTATCTGATGGTGACGAAAAAGGTAGAGGTACTGGTAATTTCTTAGATGTTTATAATCAAAACATTGGAACTCGTACTGACATTGTTGAAAGAAAAAATGAAATCAAAGTGAACGAGTATCAAGTAAACAAACCTTATACAACTCCACCAGCGTAATGAAACTTTACAACATAACCAAAAATCTTATTTTAGAAGTAGCTTCTATCGAATCCGTAATTAACTCAATTAGAAATAAAAATAGAGTTATTATTTATTATGATGGAGAAGAACCAGGTGGACGTGGTTTAAGAGAAATCGAACCCGTATGTTTTGGTTATTCAAAAAAAGGTAATCCAGTTCTTAGAGCTTGGGATTTGGAGGGAGCTTCCCATAGAGGATTCAAAGGAGAAAAACCACTACCAAGTTGGCGACTTTTTAGATTGGATAGGATTATGTCATTAACACCAACAGGAAATAATTTTGAAACTCCTAGACCCAACTATAATCCAAGTGGAGACAAATCTATGAATAGAGTTATAATAAATGCCAAATTTGATTAAAAATATTATATGAACGAAAATGATTTAATGAACAAATTAGCTATATCTAAAAAGATTATGGAACGTCATAATCAGACCCCTAGAAATACAAATGGTGGGGGTAATATGAATTTTGATACTAATGTAAGAGAATTTGACGTACCACAAGCTAAATTCAACATACCTCAGGAATTTATGGGTGTTAATGAATCTAAACAACAAATACCACAACACACAAATACAAAGGATAGAATTCTATCATCTAAATTACCTGATGAAATTAAAAGATTAATGATTGAACATCCAATCAATCAACCAAACAATATGGGTGGTGGGGGTTCAGTTTTAAGTAATGAATTGGTTGAAAAAGCAGCAAGATTAATGAACAATGACATTGCTAATAATGTTAATCCATACCAACCAAAAAAAGTTGTACAAGAAACGAAATCACAGAATGTAACATCCAACTTGGATAAAAATGTTCTAAAAGATTTAATTAGAGAAACTATCGAAGAAGTGTTAGGTGAAAATGGTCTGTTAGTTGAAAGTACAAATAAAACAAATGATATGTTCCAATTTAAAGTTGGAAGTCACATTTTCGAAGGAAAAGTAACACGTATTAAAAAAGTTAAATAATTTATTTTTTTCATAATTCTTATTCCCCACATCCCCTGAAGAAATTCAAGTTGTGGGGTTTCGTTTTTTTAGAGGGTAATACTTTCCTTTTGACATAACGTTTATATTTATATAATATAAAATATATTGATTATGGACATTGAAACTGAAAAATTTATAATAGAGGAATATAAAAAAGGGTTGGGTTCTGTAATGATTTCACGTAAAGTGGGGTTATCTAAACCTACGATATTAGCTGTAATAAAAAAACACAAACTAACGAGGTATAAAGATAGATGTAAATGTTTAAAAATAAAAGAAGTTGGTGACAAATTTACATTATCATGGACGTGTAAGATGTGTAAAAACGAATTCCAAAAAACCTCGAAAAATAAATCCGTATTGTGTCGTAATTATTACAACTCAATAAAAAAAAGTAGTAATTGTAAATCTTGTAGTTTATTATTACAGAGAGGTAAAGGAAATCCTTTTTATGGGAAAAAACATAGTAAACAAACACTCGATTTAATTTCCAAAAAAATATCTGAAAATCCACCAAAACAAAGTTGTGTGTCTAAATTGGAAAAAAAATTGTTGAGTGAAATTAAAAATAGGGGAATAGATGCTAAAGGAACTGTGTCTATTGATAGATTTATATGTGATATTTTTATTGAAAAATACAATTTAATTATTGAATTTTATGGTGATTATTGGCATTGTAATCCCAAAAAATATAAATCTGATTATTTTCACCCGCACAAAAAAAAGACAGCAAAAGAAATATGGGACGAGGATAAACTAAGAATTGATTATTTGAAAAAAATGGGTTATAATTTAGAAGTTATCTGGGAACGTGAATTCTCAGATGATAAAAAATTAAACAAAATTATTAAAAAATATGTCAAAAATTAGAGTTCTAGTAACCCCCTCAGACACGACCGGAGTTGGAAAATTCAGAAGTGTAGACCCCCATGTAATGTTACAAAATATGTATCCAGATGACTTCCACGTGGATATTGATTATCAACCTAGAATTAATGATGTAAATTATTGGAAACAATATCAAATTGTTCATATACATAGGAATATTGGTAATAGTTACGAACATACACCAAGTATTATTAATTTTTTGAAATCAATAGGTATTGTTGTTATTGTAGATTTGGATGATTATTGGTTACCAGGAAAGGAGCACCCAATTCATACATTGATTGTACAAGACAAAATCCATGAGAAAATTATGGCAAATTTAAAAGTTGCAAGTTATGTTACTACAACTACAAATATCTTTGCTGATGAAATCAAAAAATTAAATAGAAATGTTGTCATTTTCCCAAATGCAATCGACCCAACTGAAAGTCAATTTAAACAACCTACTGAGAAATCAGATAGAATAAGAATTGGTTGGTTAGGTGGTTCATCTCACTTACATGACTTGAAATTGTTAGAGGGATTTGTCTCAAAGAATATATCTTTGAAGGATAAGGTACAATATGTGTTGTGTGGTTTTGATACAAGAGGTACAATTACTGAAATAAACCAACAAACAGGTGAAAAGAAACAAAGACCAATCAACCCTGACGAAACAGTTTGGGCGAGATATGAAGAAATTTTCACGAATAAATATGGTACAATTGATGATAACTACAAACAATTTTTACTTCAGTTTAAAGAAGAAGAATACCCAAATATAAGTGATTTACCATATAGACGAGTTTGGACTAAACCAATCAATACTTATGCAACTAACTATTCAAAGTTTGATATATCAATGGCACCAATCAAAAACCATATATTCAATAGAGTAAAATCTCAACTGAAAGTTATTGAGGCTGGTTTTTATAAAAAAGCATTAATTGCATCTGAAGTAGGACCTTATACAATTGACCTCAAACACGCTTTAAGTTTTGGTAATTTTACTGATGGAAATGCTTTGTTAGTTAAGGAAGAAAGAAATCATAGTGATTGGGCAAAAAATATTAAATTTCTTGTAAATAATCCGAATTTAATCGTAGATTTGGGTGAGAGATTATATGAGTCAGTCAAAGACAAATATGATTTAAGAAATGTTACAAGAGATAGAGCTCAATGGTACAAATCACTAATTAAATAAAAATATATGTTAATCAAACAACCAATTACTAAGATTTTATTTATGGACATTGAAACAGTTGGGGGTTGTCCCAACTATGATGTGTGTTCTAATTTAAACCCATCTGTGGCTGACCAATTTGACAAATATTTTGATTGGTTCTTGAAAAGGTTTCCTGAAGATAACGAAATTAAAGAAGACCAAAAAAATATTGTATTTTCAAGTAGAGCTGGTTTAGTTCCTGAATTTGCAAAAATTATTTGTGTTAGTTTTGCATTTGTTTTAGATGATGGGTCTGTTAGAAAACAAACATTTTCAAATGATAATGAACATCAATTGTTGAAAGATGTTCAAGGTTTATTAAACAAATGTGCAAAGTTAGATTTTTGGTTGTGTGGACATAATTTGAAAAACTTTGATATCCCAATGTTGGCAAAACGTATGATTATTAATGGATTGATGCCTCCGGCACTTCTTCCATCATATGATACAAAACCTTGGGAAATCAAAGCAATTGATACCAAAGAAATTTGGCAATATGGGGCATATTCTTCAATTGGGTCACTCGATTTATTATGTTCTACTATGGATATACCAACTCCAAAGGATGGTGAGGTAAAAGGTGATAAAGTTCACTCAGAATATTGGGAAAAACAAAACATCAAGGGTATTAGTGAATATTGTGAAAAAGATGTTGATGTCTTAATTCAAATAATTAAAAAGTTAAAAGAACTCAGATAATGCAAGGAAATATGAAAGATTTGTTTAAACAAGTCGATGATTTACAAAATTATTTAAAAGGAAAGGAAGATGAAATAGATTACAATATTATCTATGAAACTTATGGAGTTGACATTAAACAACTAGAACAAGAAATGTTGAATTATGTCCCCAAACAAATACTTGGTTACACTAAACTTAATCCCGATGCTATTGACCCTAGTTACAATTATATAAGTGACTCAGGCTTTGACTTGTACTCAACAGAAGAAATTGTTGTAAACCCATTAGGTAGAGCTTTAATACCAACAGGATTGGCCTTTGACATCAAAGATGGTTATGAAATACAAGTAAGGTCAAAAAGTGGTTTAGCAATAAATCAGGGTTTATTTGTATTAAATTCACCAGGAACTGTGGATTGTTTTTCTGAAGATATGAAAATTTTAACTATAAATGGTGAAAAACATATTAAGGATTTAAAAATAAATGATATAGTATTTTCATTCAATGAAAAAAGTTTAGAAATTGAAAAAGATATTGTTCTTAAAATTTTTGACACTAATGTACAAGATATATTGAAAATTGAGACTGAAGAAGGTGTACTTGAGGTAACCCCCAATTCAGAAATTTATACAAATAAAGGGATTGTTTTGGCCAAAGATTTACAAGAAAATGATGAGATAATTGTATTTTTTTAACCAAGATACTATTTATCAATAAAGATAATAAGTATGTCAGTAAAATGTAAAATTTGTGGGATTGAAAAACAATATTCAATTGTTGAACATTTAAAATTTGAACATAAATTAACCTCAAAAGAATACAAAGAGTTATATCCAGGTAATTTAGTTAAATCAAAAGAATATGCAACAATATTTTCAGAGAAACAAAAAACTAAATGGAGTGATACTGAATATAAACAAAAAATGACAAAATCTAGACAAGTATCCCATAATAAATCTGAATTCAAAAATAAAATGTCTAATATTATAAAAAAGAGACATAAAGAAACACCCGAAATCTATTCAGGTTTTACCAATTGGCATAAAAGTGAAAAATTTAAAGAGTGGGTCAAATCTGAAGATAGAATAAAAAAAATATCAAAAACATCAAAAGAAAGATGGGAAAATGAGGAGTATAGACAAAAAACAATCAAATCAATCGTAAAAGTGTTGGGTGATGGTAGATGTGAAAAAGGAAAAGAGTTTAGGGAAAATATGTCAAAAATTATTTCTGAATTATATAGTACAGGTAAATTAAGTAATACAAGTAACAAATATAAAACAGGAAAATATGAATCAAAGGAAAATGAAACCTTTTTATATTCATCCTCATATGAATTGGAAACTATGATTTTTTTTGACTCAGTTAATTTTATAAAAAGATGGACGAACAAACATGGTATTCGAATAAGATATTTTTATAATGGACTACACAGAAACTATGTTCCTGATTTTTACATTGAATTAGCCAATGGTAAAATCTTTTTAATTGAACTAAAGGGGTGGGAAACTGAGGAAGTATTAGTAAAACAACAATTTGCATTAAAAGAATACCCAAACTATAAATTGTTTTACTCAGTTGAAGAACTAAAAAATTTTATATATGAAAACAACGAAGATTAAAAAAATAACATCAGAAAAAAAACAAACTTATGATATAACAGTAAGTAATAATCATAACTTCTTTTGTAATAGTCATTTGATACATAATTGCGGTTATTTGGGTGAAGTAAAAGTTATAATATTTAATACGAATTCAGACCAAGTAACAATAAAAAAAGGAATGAAAATTGCACAAGCAGTTTTATGTCCAGTAATAAACGGAAAATATGTTGATTTGGAACTAAAGAAAGATTTAGGTCAAAAAGACAGAGGTGATAACGGATTTGGCTCAACAGGAATATGATTACTATAATATACTCAACACATAAGAACGAAGAATATAATTCTAAATTTAAGACCCACCTAATTAATAGTGTGGGTCTTAGTGATGTTCAAATATTGGAATATCAAAATAATAATCAATATTCTTTAGCTCAAGTTTACAATAGTGGAATAACTGAATCAATTTATGATATTGTGGTATGTTGTCACAATGATATTAAATTAGAAAAAAATTGGGGTCAAAAATTATTAAATGATTTTAATAATAACCCTGAATTTGGAATAATTGGTAAAGCAGGTTCTTGTTATTTCCCTGAATCAGGAATTTATTGGGAAAGGATGAAACAAACTATGGTTGGTCAAGTTTGGCATCAACCTGAAGGACAAAAAAAATGGTTGAGTTTGTATTCACCAAAAGTACCCTTTATTATTCCAGTTGTAACAATTGATGGTTTATTTATATCTTTTAATAAAAACAAACTTAAACATAAGTTCGATGAAACTATTGGAAAGTTTCACTTTTATGACCATAGTTTTACAATTCCAAATTATTTAGATGATGTAAAAATTGGAGTAACATCTTCATTTGAAATAACACATGAATCTATTGGTCAACCAAATCAAGAATTTTGGGAATCTAAAGAAGTTTTTCTCACAAAATATAAAAATAAATTACCATTAGATTTAAAACCTGAAAAGGTATATGTCCCTGAAATTATTGGGAAAAATTTAGATAAAAAAGATAAAGTAGCCATAATAATCCCAACAAAGGGAAAATTAGATTTATTATTCCAATGTTTAGAATCATTTTATTTAAATTGTGATTCTAATTTTTTTGACATTTTTATAGCTGATACAGGTTCTTCTTCGGAAGAATTATCAAGTATTGAAAATACGATTATGTCATACAAAAATATAAAATTAATTAAATATTCATTTTATAATTTTGCAAAGATAAATAATGATGTTGTGAAAAATTATGTAGGTAAACAATATGAATACATTTTGTTTTGTAATAATGACATCAAAATTTTGAACAACGTAATATACAGTATGATTAAAGTTTTCAAAGATAACCCAAAAGTTGGTACTGTAGGTTGTAGGCTTCACTTTGAAGACAATACAATTCAACATGATGGTGTTATAATGTTTATAAGAGATAATAATCAATTAGGTGTAACACATAAAAATCTAAGTACATATTATTCCTATAGTTTAGGGTTAAATAAAAATTTTGGTAATACAGGTGGATTGATGATGATAAGAAGATTCACATTTGAAAAGTGTGGTTTCTTTTGTGAAGAATATGATAGTTGTTTTGAAGACGTTCAACTTAATGGAACTACTTTACTTTTAGGTTTAGATAACTATTGTGATGGTAATTCAGTTGCCTACCACTATGAAAGTCAAACAAGAGGAAAAGATGATGTTGCAAAAAATAAAGAAATGAATGATTTTTTTAAAACCTTGTTACCTTTTTTGATAAAAAATTTTACTAAATTAATGAATAGAGTTCCGATATATAAAATATGATTACGTTTATAATCCCATCCTTGAATAGACCATCTTTGAAAAATTCAGTACAATCTTTAATAAATCAAACTGAACAAAATTGGAAAGCCATCATAGTTTATGATGGTGTTGATGGTCAATCGTTTGAGGATAATCGAATAACAACCTTAAAAGTAGATAAACTTGGTAGTTTTAGTTCTCATCATGGTATGGCTGGATTAGTTCGTAATTTTGGTATTGAAAAATGTGACACTGAATGGATTGGATTTTTGGATGATGACGATACTATTGATTCAAGGTATGTTGAAACTTTACAAAAAAAATATTCAAAATATGATTTAGTTGTTTGGAGAATGAAGTTCAAGAATGGAATGATTATCCCAAGATTAACTAATGATAACTTAATTTTTGGTAATGTTGGTATTTCTTTCTGTTATAAAAATAAATTTAAAAACGTTAAATTCGAAGATAATAGAGATGGTGAAGATTTTGATTTTATTAGTAATCTTAAAAAAAATACCTCAAATTACATAATAACCCCTGAAATTTTTTATAACGTTAGTCATTAATGAAATTATTTGAAAGATTTGATAAAGTTTTTTGTATTAATCTAAAAAGACGACCTGAAAGACTCGAACAATTTAAGGAAGAAGTTGATAAATTTGACTTGGGGAATTTTGAAACTTTTGAAGCTATTGATGGTAATACAATAGCTCAAAATAATTTGGGAGTACTAAAACCAAGTGAAAAAGGTCTAATTGAAAGTAATATTAAAATACTTAAAAATTGTATTGAAAAAAAATATAGTAGTGTGTTGATTATAGAGGACGATTGTTTATTCACTGATGAAATTAATAAAATAGATTCATATTTTGATTGTTTACCAAATGATTGGGAAATGTTGTATATGGGTGGAAATCATAATACACATATTAAAATAAATCCACCTGAAATCATTAATGAAAAAGTGTATAAATTACATAGTACGTATTCAACTCATTTTGTTGCTATAAAAAATGTAATTTTTGAATACGTTTTGAATGAATTACAAAATAATCAGTTACCTTTAGATGTAACATATACAAAAATACAAAAAAATAAAAGAGTATATTGTTTTTATCCAGCAATTGCAAAACAAAGAAATGGTTACTCAGATATCCAACATAGTTTTGTTGACTATGATTGGTTGATTAAATAAAAAATTGTATGGAAACTAACTTTTTTACAAGTTTTTTAATGGGCGGTTTGGGTAATCAAATGTTTCAGATTTCCCATGCTTACGCTCAAGGGTTAAAACACAAAACAAAAGTAATTTTTAAACCAACCGCCTACACTCCAATGCAGGCAAACAAACCTGACAAGTATTTTGATAACATTTATAGAAAAATAAAGTTTGATAACTTTAGTTGTGAATTACATAGAGTTGTTGGTACATGGGATTTCAAAGAAATTATACCCCCTAATGGAAAAAATATAGAGTTTTATGGTTATTTCCAAAGTAGTAAAAATTTTTATGGTTTTGATGATGATATTAGGAATTTATTTAAACCAAATGTTTCTTTTTTTGAAAAAATAAGTAAAAAGTTCCCGAAATTGGATTTTTCAAACAGTGTATCACTACACATTCGTAGGGGGGATTATTTAAAAATTCCAAAGATTTTACCTCCATTAGATGTGTCATATTATGAGAATTGTATAAATAAAATTGACTACTATGAAAATATCTTTGTTTTCAGTGATGAAATAAGTTGGGCAAAACAAAATTTAAAATTTAAAAATTTAATTTTTGTGGAGGGCTTAGAAGATTATGAAGAACTATGGATGATGAGTTTATGTAAAATTAATATTATGTCCAATTCAACATTTTCTTGGTGGGGAAGTTTCTTGAATAGTAACAAAGATAAAAAAGTTTTTGTTCCAAATATTTGGTTCGGTCCTAATGGCGAAAAAAACTTTAATGATTTGTATGAATCCGATTGGGAAAAAATAAATGTAAACTTTTTAAACGATAAATTAATATGTTATTAGATTTCGAAGAATTAATTAAAAAATATAATCTAAAGATTCGGGGAGTAATCCATATTGGTGCACATTATGGACAAGAACATCAAATTTATAAAAATGAAAATATTAGTAATATTGTATATTTTGAACCTTTGTTAAAAAATTTTCAAGTATTAAAAGAAAATGTTAAAGATGAAGCTATTCTGTTTAATTTAGCTTTAGGGTGTGAAAAAAATGAAATAGAAATGTTTGTGGAAAATAACAATTTAGGTCAATCATCATCAATATTAGAACCACACCTCCATCTTCAACAATATCCAATAATACAATTTGATAAAAAAGAACTTGTAAAAATGGAAAAGTTAGATGATATTGATATAACATTCGAACATTATAACCTAATAAATATTGATGTTCAAGGATATGAACTAAATGTTTTTTGTGGAGCTAAAAAAGTTTTGGAAAAAATCGATTACATAATCAGTGAAGTAAATAGAGCTGATTTGTATAAAAATTGTACAAAAGTAGAAGAATTAGATTTATTCTTGAAAACATATGGATTCGAACGAGTTGAAACTTCTTGGGTTGGAAATACATGGGGGGACGCTCTTTATATTAAAAAAAATGATACTTTATAAACTACCTATTTACGACAAAAAATTTGACCACTCTTATTCTTCTAGTTGGTATCACAAACCAGAAAAATTTGAGTGGGTAAGAAATGATTACGATAATTTTGAGTTTATTGTTATCACAAACCTTTCAGATGTTGACAAATTCCCGAACAAAAAAGTAATTGGTTGGATAATAGAACCTCCAGCGATAGATTCAAGTCAATATGAGTATGCCAAAGAAAATCATTATAAATTTTTTAGGATTTTTACTTACCACGAGAATTTACTTAGTATTTCAAACAAGTTTGATTTTTTACCGATAGGTGGTACTTGGATAGAAAATAATGAAAGAAAAATTTATGATAAAAATAAACTTATTAACATTATTGTATCAGAAAAAAAAATAACTGAAGGACACAAACTTAGGCATCAAATTGTACAAAATTTTACAAATTTGGATATTATGGGTAGAGGTTATAAAATTTATAACAATAAAGTTGATATGTTAAAAGATTATATGTTTTCTATAGTGATTGAAAATGAAAAAATAAATTCACTTTTTACTGAAAAACTTATAGATTGTTTTCTAACAGGTACTATTCCGATATATTATGGTTGTGAAAAAATATGTGAATTTTTTGATACTAAAGGCATTATAGTTTTTAATACTTTAAAGGAATTGGAAGATATTATAAACAAAATAACTATTGAGGATTATAATCAAAAAATTGATTTCGTTAAAAAAAATTTCGAATTAGCAAAGAATTACACGATAGCTGATAATATTATTTTTGAAAAATTAAAAAAAGAAAAATTATTTTAAATGGACTTCGATAAGAAAAAAATAGTAGAAAAGATTTTAAAGATTTCTTTTGAAAAAAATGAGGGTCATATACCAAGTTCCCTATCAATTTTGGACATTTTATTTGTGTTATACTCTAAGATTTTGGATGTAAACCGAATCAAAAAAAATGAAATAGATAGGGATAAATTTATTTTGAGTAAAGGTCATGCTTCTTTAGCAATATACTCTATTTTAGATGAGTTTGGTTTGTTAGAGGAAAACTTGGATAATTTTTGTGACTTTAATAGTAAACTTGGTGGACATCCATCAGATAAAATAAATGGTATAGAAATATCTTCAGGTTCACTAGGACACGGATTACCAATAGCAGTTGGGATGGCAATTGGTCATAAAATTAGAAATTTTACATCAAAGATTTATGTTCTTGTTGGTGATGGAGAACTTAATGAAGGTACGAATTGGGAATCATTTTTGTTAGGAGCACAACACAATTTAGATAATTTAGTTTGCATTTTAGATTATAATAAATCAAATGATAGAGCATTACACTTGAATAATTTAGAAGAAAAAATGAACTCCTTCGGTTGGGAAGTTGATGTTATTGATGGTCACAATTTGATTGAAATCGAAAAATCATTGTCAAAGAAAAACAAAAAACCAAAATTTATTTTGGCAAATACTATAAAAGGTAAAGGATGTAAAATTATGGAAAACAATCCCGAATGGCATCATAAATTTCCTAATTTAGAGGAATTAAAATTATTAATTGAAAATTTATGAGAAAACAACTTGTAAAAAGTGTTGAGAAAATTTTAGATGAAAATGTAAATACATCGTTATTATTAGGAGATATAGGTGTTTTTGGTTTTAGAAATTCTTTAGAAAAATTCAGTAATCGAGTTTTTAATATAGGTATTTTAGAACAAAGTACAATTGGTGTCGCGGCAGGGTTATCCAAATGTGGTATTATACCAATTGTTCACACTATAGCACCCTTTATGGTCGAGAGGGCTTTTGAACAAATAAAAATAGATTTCGGTTATCAAAAATTAAAAGGAAATTTTATCTCAATTGGTGCGTCATATGATTATGCTGCTTTAGGGTCAACACATCATTGTCCTGGTGATGTACAACTTTTAATGACCATACCAAACTTACAAATATTTTTACCAGGTACCTCATTTGAATTTGATTTATTATTGAATGAAATTTATCAAAGTGAATCACCAAATTACTTTAGATTAACTGAATACGAAAATAATATTAACATTGATGTAAAGTTTGGAAAAGCAAATGTAATAAAAGAGGGTAAACTAGCGACTATTATTTGTGTTGGAAATATGTTACAAAGTGTCCTCGATGTATGTCAAAATTTAGATGTAACTATATTGTATTATACAACTTTGAAACCTTTTGATTTTAATACACTGAAGGATTACTTCAATGAAAAAATAATAATAGTTGAACCTTACTATGAAGGTGTACTGAATTACTATGTCAACTCAACATTCAAAAACAAAAAATTTCATATTGATAATATTGGAATACCTCATATATTTTTACTTAATTATGGTACAAAAATTGAACATGATAAAAATTTAAAACTAGATAAACAGAGTATAGAACAAAGAATTATAGAATGTATACAATCGAATCTGAATGTTTGAAAATTATTGAGAAAATAAATTTCGAACCATTGGTCAACAAAAAAATATTAATCACAGGTGCATCAGGTCTTATAGGGAGTTGGATGACAATTTGCTTACAACTTTTGAAAAATACTCATAATTTAGAATTATATATTTGGACAAAAAATAAGTTACTCAATTTTAATTCCCCAACTACTGAACTTAATATTATAACAAGAGATATTTGTGATGAAAAAAGTTTTACTGATTTACCAAATTTCGATATTATTATTCATGCAGCTGGTTATGGACAACCTTCTAAGTTTTTAGAGAATAAAATAAAAACTATTATATTAAACACAAAATCAACTATAAATTTAATTCAGAAATTAAATAAAAATGGTAAATTTTTGTTTGTAAGTACAAGTGAAATATACAGTGGAAACTATAAAGAAGAAATTACAGAAAATGATTTTGGTTTCACATTAACGAATCATCCTCGTAGTTCTTACATAGAGGGTAAAAGATGTGGAGAATCTATTTGTTACTCATATATCGAACAAAACATTGATATTAAAATAATAAGATTAAGTTTGGCTTATGGCCCAGGTACAAAAAAAGGTGATACAAGGGTTTTAAATTCTCTAATAGAGAAAGCACTCAAGGAAAACGAAATAAATCTATTAGATTCAGGTAAAGCTATACGAACCTATTGTTATATTTCTGATGTAATAGAAATGTTTTGGAATATATTTTTATATGGGAAAGAAAAAATTTATAATGTCGGAGGTTCAGAAAAAATATCAATTTATGAATTAGCTAAAGAAATAGGAAACTATTTAAACGTTAATGTTAATTTACCTAAACAAGATAAATCCTTAGAAGGTAGTCCAAATTTAGTTAATATGAGTATTAATAGATATCTACAAGAATTTGGTAACAAAAATTTCATACCTTTACAACAAGGTTTAAAACAAACAATTAATTGGCAAAAAAAAATATATGAAGAAAATAACTTATAAAAATATAGAAAAAATTTTGGGTTTTAAGTTAGACAAAGAACTCAGAGAAAGAGTTAATAGTTTTGATTTAAAATATAGAAAATTAAGTAAAAAAGAATTAGACCATTACTTGAATCATTGTGTTAATGTCCTCACTAGTGATATAACAATATCCGGTAAACATAGAATAACAGAATGGGAAAAAGGTTGGGATGAAAACCTAACTTCTTTTAATGAATCAAAAAACATACAAGATTTAATCCCAAAATATCACTCAAAAAATAGAATTGTACGATGGAATGGTGATGTTGTTATGCCTCTTACCGAAAACTTTGACTATAAAATTCACATATGTTTTGTAGATGCGATTTTGAGACATTATTCTAAAGGTCTAAAAAATGTATTTGAATTTGGTTGTGGACCGGCTTATCACTTAATTAGATTGAAAAAATATGATGAAAATATAAATGTGTTCGGTACTGATTGGACAACAAGTTCACAAAAAATTATCGAAAACATAAATCATATTTTGAATATGGACATAAAGGGCATCAATTTAGATTTTTTTAATCCTGATTATAATATTGAAATCCCAAAAAATTCTGCTATATATACTGTAGCGTCATTGGAACAAATAGGTGATGAATTTGGAAAAATCGTTGATTTTATGATTGAAAAAAAACCATCGATTTGTATCCATATGGAACCAATTGATGAATTATTGGATAAAGATATATTAGTTGATAATTTATCAATCAAATATTTTAGAAAAAGAAATTATTTGAATGGTTTTTTACCTTATTTGGAGTCATTGGAAGAAAAAAATAAAATTAAAATTCTTAAAAAACAAAGAATTTTTAGTGGTAGTTATTTTATAGAAGGACATTCTTTAATTGTTTGGAAGCCACTATAACTTAAAAAAATATAAAGATAATGACATCTTTTAAATCTGTGATGGCTGTTGATTTAGTAAATTCTTGGGATAAAGTACCTAATGGATGTTGGGATTTATTAGAAGATTTATATATCAGATATAATGAAGAAAAAAGTACAACTCAAAAAATACCAAAAAAAATTCATCAAATTTGGATTGGTGAAATACCTGAAACAGTAATTGAACTTAGTAATCAAATAAAAACCATAAATTCTGATTGGGAATATAAACTATGGACAATGGATGATTTGAAAGATTATCCAATGATGAATAAAAATTTGTTTGATTGTTTACAAAATCCAGGTAGTAAATCAGATGTTGCAAGATATGAAATAATTTATAACGAAGGAGGAATTTATTTGGATACTGATTTTAAGGTAATAACAAAATTTGATTCCATCATAAATTGTGATTTTTTTACAGGGGTTGGTCACTCAAAAGAACCAATGGTCTTTAATGGATTATTTGGAAGCACCCCAAAAAATATTTTTTTGGAGTCATTATTAACTTCACTAAAAAATCAAGAATTTGATTGTAATACTAATGATAAAGAAAGTATTATGAATTTTAGTGGTCCTTATTTCTTTTCGAACCAATTTTTTTCTTTTATTAAACAAAATCCAAGTTCAGATTTTGTTGTTTTCCCAACTCCTTATTTTTATCCCCTACCAGCCACTGAGAGAAATAATGTTAGAAACAACATCAATCATGAACTAATTACACAATATATTAGTGATAAAACAATTTGTGTTCATTTGTGGTTTTGTTCATGGCAATAGATTATATACAAGGAGAGAAATTTCAAAGATTAGCAGATAATAATAAAATATTTTATGTTGACACACATAATGTTAGTAATTTTTTGAAAAATCCCCCAAAAAACGAATTTGTTTTAATATCACATAATAGTGATGGTAATATTACAAAAAACCCCAAAAGATTCAACGCAGGTTCAAGTAATGATTTCTTTTTTGATTACAACACTTTACCTAAAAATTTAGTTAAATGGTTTGGTCAGAATGTTGATGTAGAAAGTGAAATTTTAGATTCTATCCCTATCGGATTAGAAAACTCTTGTTGGTTTCCTACAATAAAAAAAATAGACAAAATTAATACAATTAGAGTCGAAGAAAAAAAATATATTAATCTTTTATACATTAATCATAATATAAATACAAATTTAACTGAAAGACAAAAACCTTACGACATATTGAAATCCAAAAATTGGTGCACCACTGAATATGGTAAAAATGGAGAAAACTTTGAACAATATTTAAAAATGTTACATTCACACATTTTTGTTTTATGTCCATCAGGTAATGGTTTAGATACACATAGATTTTGGGAAACACTATATGTCAACTCAATTCCTGTGGTTAAAAGAAATTTGAATAACAAATTTTATACTGACTTACCAATATGTTTTATTGATGATTGGGAAGAATTAGACGAAAATTTCCTTAACGAGGAGTTGATTAAAATAAAAAAAATGGAATACAACTTTGAACAATTGGATTTTAATTTTTGGAAAAACAAAATTAAGAATACTATATGAAAATAAAATTCTTGGGATATTGGAATAATGATTATAACATATACAATTTTATAAATGATATTTGGAATTACGATGGTAAATATAATGAATATATCACTTATGGGGATGATTATACACATATAGTTATAATTAATAAAATTAATTATAATCTGAACTTTGATAAGGAAAAAACCTTCGGAATTATTTTAGAACCTCATTGGTCAACTAATTTTGATAACAATTTGTTTGACAAATGTAAATTTGTTCTGACTTACGAAACAGATTTTTATAAAAAAAATAATGCCATATTTTATCCATTATTAGGAACACATAGGTTATATAATTGTCAATATAAAGGTGAAATAATATACCAACCTGAAACCACTAAAACTATAATAAATTCAAACTTCCAAAAAGACAAAAAACTATCCATTATTGTTAATTATCATAGTGAAGCTAATAGTGTTAAATCTAATTATACCATAACAAGATATGTCGAAAGAGAAAATTTAGTAAAAAAACTTTTGGAAAGTGATTTGGATTTTGATATGTATGGGCAAGATTGGGACACTATTGGAGTTAAAGATAGAAGATACAAAGGGTTTCTCTCGAACAAGTTAGATGGTATAAAAAATTATGAATATACAATTGCTTTAGAAAACTCAAGTATTAGAGGAAATATAACTGAAAAAATTATTGACCCTATTTTGTGTAAAACAATTCCAATTTATAATGGACACCCATCAATACAAGAATTTTATCCAAATTCTTGTGAGTATTTACACTATGATGGTAATGAAATAGAAAATATAAGAAAAATAATTAATTCTGAAAAAAAAGAATATAATTTTATAGAATCAATAGATTTATATTTAAATCATTACAACCCTATTAAAATAATTAAAGAAATAATTGAAAATGACAGTATCTGAAAAAATTTTTGAAACTTTATACTTTAATGATGGTTTTTTTATTGAATGCGGGGCTAATGATGGTATCACACAAAGTAATACCTATCTTCTTGAGAAACTTAAAAATTGGAATGGTATATTAGTTGAACCCTCAAAAAATAAATTCGTTGAGTGCCAAACGAACAGAAGTACTAAAAACATTTTTTATAATTGTGCCTTGGTTTCTGATGATTTTAAAGAAGAATTTATTGAAGGTGATTTTGATGGTAATTTAATGAGTTCAATAAATGGGAGAAGGCTAAATAGAAAAAATTTGGAACTAGTACCAACATTAACCTTGAATTATATTTTAGAGAAACATAAAATTGAAAAAATTGATTTTTTTTCTCTTGATGTTGAGGGTTATGAATTAGAAGTTCTCAAAGGTATTGATTTTAAAAAATTCAAACCTAAGTACATTTTAATCGAAATTTATAATCATCTTTTTGAACCTATAACTAATTTTTTAAAAAATGAAAATTACATTTTAGTTCAGAATGTTTCAAACTTCAACAAAAACGATTATCCAAACTGGGATGGAAGTCATAATGATTATTTATTCAAACAAATAAATTAATGAAACTAGACAAAATTTATTTATTGAACCATAAAGATTTTGATGTCAGGAGAGATAATATTGAGTCAAAACTTAAAAGTGAAAAAATAGAATATGAGTTGGTTCAAAATTACCATCCATCTGAAATAAATTATGAGTATGATTTAGGTGATTGGAATCAACATTTTGACATTGAAATAACTCACCCCTATGGTAATTACAAAAATTTTTCCAAAAAGGTTTCTATAGGTAGTTTGAGTTTAGTTCTAAAACACAAATTTTGTTTCTTGAGTCAGTTAAAATATAATTATAAAAACATTCTTATTTTGGAAGACGATTGTGAAATACCAAACAACTTTCAAAATTTATTAGATGACGTTATGAACGAATTTGAACCACTTACCAATTTTGGTGTGGGTGTGGTTATGTTAGGTACGGCATTCAATTTTAGTTCCAAAAAAAATGATGGGACAAAAAAAATATATTTCGATGAACTACAAAAAACTAGATGTACTCATGCGTATATTATTAATATTGAAGTGACAAAAAAAATAATTGAATATTTTTCATATTGTAATTTACCTATAGATTTCAAATTAAATGAATTGTTCGAGTTTTTTAAAATAAAAGTTGCTTGGCTAGAACCAGGATTAATTCAAGTAAAATTTTAATATTTTGACCATAACAATAGCCCCAATGGTACATCCAGAAGTTGCTGATGCCCCATATTTTTTAGAAATACTTTCTAATCTAAAAGATAAACTTGATGATACATTTCATTTTATAATTTCAAGATTAAATACATCAGAAGAAATTGTACAATTTCACAATTGTATAAAAAATGACAAAAAAAATATTTTAATTTTACTTTCAGATGAAAAAGGAATTATTCCTCCTTTTTTGGAAAAACTTTATTTAGTATTCAGAACATATAGTAACTCTAATTTAGTTGATAATAAAAAAATTTTTCCTGTACCATGTGGTTTTTCTTTTGGGTATGGTGGGTTTTTTGGTAATTCAGATTGGAAATATAAACAAACAACAAAAAAATTACTTGTTGACCGAAAGTATGATATTTTTTATTCAGGTCAATTTTCTCAAAATAGACAAGATTGTATTAACGTGTTAAACAATCTAAAAAATAACTATAATTGTATTGTAAATATTACTGATGGATTTGCTAAAGGTTTCAAATTAGAAGAATACTATAATTTTATGTCAGATTCCAAAATCTCAATAGTACCAAATGGTTGTGTGGTGCCTGAATCATTTAGATATTTCGAGTCGTTCGAAAACAACTGTATTGTTGTTACAACTTTCCCAAGAAACACAATATATGGTAATTGGTTTTATAATAATTCTCCAGCAATATTTTTAGAAGAATGGTCACAATTGACCAATGAATTAGTTGATACACTTCTAAGACCTGACGAACTCGAAAAATTTGATATCGTAAATCAGAAATATTTTGAACATAATATATCTCCATTGGGGATTAGTAATTATATTTATAAACAAATTACAATTAAAGAAAATGATAGGGGTATACTTTAGAGGAAGATTAGGGAACAATATGTATCAATATGCTTATATTCGAAGTGTTTCAGAAAGATTAAATTTAGAATTTACTATACACGAATCACCACAAGGTAATTTTGAACAATTTGATGATATTTTTCCTCATTTAAATTACAAAAAAAATGTTGGTTCTTTTACTAAGATGTTAGAAGAAATAAACTATGACTTTAAAGAAGATTTATACAACTTAAAAGATGATACAATAACGTATGGATTTTTTCAAAATCATATGTACTCCGAAAGAGAAAAAGTTAAAAATTGGTTTAAAATCTTTTTAGACGACAATCAAGAAAAAGAATTGGAATCAATTGTAAATAATTTTAGTCCTGATGAGTATTGTTATATTAATTTTAGGGGTACAGATTTTATGGATGTTATTAGTTGGCAGACAAACAAAGATTTTTTTGAGAGAGCAAAAAATCAAACTAAAAGAAAAAAATATTTGGTAATTACTGATGATATTGAAAACGCTAAAATCAATATTAATGCTGATGCTTATTTTAACCCAAATTTCAAAATCGCATTGAAATTGATGACTTTATCAAAAGAATTAATAATTCCCGCATGGACTTCTTTTGGTTGGTGGGGTGCGTGGTTGAGTGAAAGTGAAAAAATTTGGGCGCCTGATATAACTGACATATGTTATAATAAAAATGATATATTCACGTATATATAAAAAAATTTCAATTAATGACTGATACACATTTCGAAAAATTAAAAATAAAGTTTAAAGGATATGAAACCTTAAAAGAATCCTATTCCCAAGCAGGTCAAGACCTATTCGTTTTGTGCGTGTTGGATGGGAAGAAAAATGGTAAATTTTTAGATATTGGTGCATCTTGGCCAAAATTTTATAATAATACCTTTTTATTAGAGTCCGATTATAATTGGAGTGGGTTGTTAATTGAAATAGATAACGAGTATTGTTCTCAATATCCTTCCGATAGAAGGTCAGAATTTATCTGTGGTGATGCAACCTCATTAGATTATGTAAATATTTTTTCAAATTTAAAAGAAGTTGATTATCTTTCTTTAGATATTGATGGTTTACCTACTTTAGATGTGCTCAAAAAATTAGATTTGGGTACTAATCAAATTTCTGTTGTTACTTTTGAACACGACATTTATAAGTCAGATTCTTATATAAGAGACGAATCAAGAAAAATTTTTGAGTCATTTGGTTATGTTCGTTTGTGTTCAGATGTTTGTAATGGTGGAAATTCTTTTGAGGATTGGTATATAACTCAAAAAATTTACGATGAAAAACTTAAAGTTTTGGAATCGGTAAACAATGAGTGGACTGAAATTATTTACAACAAATGAAAATAATTTTTGAATCAAGTTTATTGTCTCAGAATGGGACTTCTGTAGCAACATTTGACTATGCAAATTATAACCAAGAAATTTTGGGTAATGAGTCAATTATTCTTACAAAATCTACAAATTATTTGAAAGAGTTACACCCAAATCTTGAGCATCACTCAGAAACTTTTAATCTTTTTACAAAAAAATTTGATGTACACCAATATAATAATTGGTATGAAGCTGAAAAAATAATTAGCGACACAAAATGTGATATGTTATATACCTTAAAAAGTGGTATTCAGGATGAAATTGTTTCACAAAATACAAAAACAAGTGTTCATGCTGTTTTTAGATGTTTACAACCTCATGGTACAAAAAATGCTTTTATATCTGAATGGTTGTCTGTTAATTTTTTAGGTGGTCAAATCCCATATGTACCACACATTGTAAAATTACCTGAAATTGACGAGAATCTTAGAAAATCTCTTAATATACCAAAAGATGCAATTGTAATAGGACGACACGGTAGTAAAACTTCTTTTAATTTACCTTTTGTTTTTGATGTAATTAATAGAATTATAAATGAAAGAACTGATTTATATTTTCTATTTCTGAATACTAATTCTTTTTGTGAAAGTTTTTCAGAAACAAGAATAAATAATCACGAACGAATTATTTTTTTACCCGAAACATTCGATGTTTTTGAAAAAACTAAATTTATTAACACTTGTGACGCTACGATACATGCAAGAAAGAATGGTGAAAGTTTTGGTTTGGCTATTGCTGAATTCTCAATAAGAAACAAGCCGGTTATAACTTGGTCAGGTAAAGAACATCATAAATTTTATGAACATGGACATGATTTTGCCCATATTCATATGTTAGGGGATTGTGCTTATTATTACGATGATTATGACCAACTTTACAATATTCTAAAAAATTTTGAACCACAACCAAATAAAAATTGGGACGTATACTCCCAAAAATTTACTCCTCAAAAGGTTATGGAAAAATTTAAATCAGTTTTTTTAGATTGATAATTTACTAAAAATTTTGGTGCTTTATACTGAAGTATGAAAAAGAAAAAAGTAGCTTTAATAACAGGTATTAATGGTCAAGATGGGTCGTATTTAGCAGAATTTCTTTTAAGTAAAAACTACGAGGTATGTGGAACTTTGAAGAGAAATTCAATTGCTGAGAATCAAACTACAAGATTAGAAAAAATTTATGATAGTATAAATTTACATTACGCAGATATGACTGATTTGTCTTCTTTGATATCAGTAATACAAATTGTACAACCCGATGAAATTTATAATTTAGCAGCACAATCTCATGTGAAAATTTCTTTCCACCAACCAATCTATACCAGTAATGTTACTGGTTTAGGTACTTTAAATTTACTAGAAGCGGTAAAACTTATTAAACCCAATACAAAAATTTATCAAGCTTCTTCTTCAGAGATGTTTGGAAATTCTATAGATACTGATGGATTTCAAAGAGAGACAACACCAATGAATCCTGTTTCCCCTTATGGTTGTGCAAAAGTTTTTAGTTATAATATTTCTAGAAATTATAGAAATTCCTATGGGATGTTTATTTCAAATGGTATATTGTTTAATCATGAATCACCTAGAAGGGGTACTAACTTTGTTACAAATAAAGTTTGTAAAGAAGCAGTTAAAATTAAACTTGGGTTATCTAATGAGTTAAAACTAGGAAATCTTGAAGCAACAAGAGATTGGGGACATGCTAAAGATTATGTAAGGGCTATGTGGGAAATTTTACAATTGGATACTGCTGATGACTTTGTTTGTGCAACGGGTAATTCACATAGTGTACGAGATTTGTGTCAATATGTTTTTTCTTACTTAGGATTAAATTATCTTGATTATGTTAAAGTTGATGAAAAGTTTCTAAGACCTGAGGAATTACATAATTTAAAAGGTGACTCATCAAAACTGAAAAATAAAACAAAGTGGACTTATGAATATACCTTTGAGTCAATGCTTGAAGAAATGGTACAATATTGGTTGAATTATTATGAATAATAAAATTTTAGTTACAGGAAGTAATGGTTTAGTTGGTTCAGAAATCAATGCTGATTATAGAATAGGTAAGGAGTATGATTTAAGAAAGGATTTTGATTGTAGTAGGATGTTATCTATGTATGCACCTACCCATGTTGTAAATTGTGCAGCTAAAGTTGGTGGTATTGGTCTTAATATGGCAAAAAAAGGAGAACTTTTTTATGATAACATTATGATAAATACAAATATGATAGAAAATTGTAGAAAGTATAATGTAAAAAAACTTGTAACATTTTTATCGACTTGTATTTTTCCTGATAACATAAGTTATCCATTAACAGAAAAAAAGATACATTTAGGTTCACCCCATTTTTCTAATGATGCTTATGCCTATGCGAAAAGAATGGTCGACATACAAAATAGAGCATATAGAGAACAATATGGTATTGAATATGTGTCTGTTATCCCAACAAACATTTATGGACCTAATGACAACTATTCTTTAGAAAATGGACACTTAATACCTATGTTAATACATAAAATGTTTATAGCTTCAAAAAATAAACAAGATTTTGTTGTTTGGGGTAGTGGTAAACCAATGAGAGAATTTATATATTCCAAAGATATTGCTAAATTAACTGAGTGGGTCTTATTAAACTACAATGAGGATGAACCAATTATATTGGGTAATTCTGTAGAAGTAAGTATATTAGATATTGTGGACTTAATAGTAAAAGAGTTTAACTTTAAAGGAAAAGTTAAATTTGATAAAACTAAACCTGATGGTCAATTAAGAAAACCATCCGATAATACTAAATTGAGGACTCTTTTACCTGATTTTGTATTTACTCCACTAGAAACGGGTTTAAAAGAAACTATAAATCATTTTATACAAAATTATGAAAGTATAAGAAAGTAATAAAAAAAATATGACTCAAAGAAGAAAAACGAATCAACAACAAGAACCTGAACAAAAAAATAAAACTAAAAAGGAGATTATTTCAGAAATAATCAAAAAGAAATCTAAGGAAAAATTTTTAACTGAAAATCAAAAATTGTATTACGATTTACTTAAAAAAAATCAGATAACGATTTGTTCAGGTCCTGCGGGTGTTGGTAAATCTTACATTGCAATGAAAGCAGCTATCGACTTGTTAGCCGACCCCCAATCACCATATGAAAAAATTATTATAGTTAGACCAGCTGTTGAAGCAGAAGAAAAACTAGGTTCATTACCAGGAAATGTTGAGGAAAAATTAGACCCATATATTTTCCCATCATATTATTTGATGAATAAAATCATTGGTAAAGAAGCGAGAGAGAAACTTAAAGAAAATGATATTATTGAAGTTTTTGCTTTAGCATATATGAGAGGTATGAACATTGACAATTCACTTTTAATATTCGAGGAAGCACAAAACTCAACACCAAATCAAATGAAATTACTATTGACAAGAATAGGATTCAATAGTAAATTTTTTATCAGTGGTGACTTAGAACAAACTGATAGATACAAAGACAAAACACATTCAGGTTTATATGATGCAATAAAAAAATTCAAGGACTTAAGTGATGTTGGTGTTTTTGAATTTGATACTCAGGATGTTGTAAGAAACCCATTAATCGGTAAAATCTTAAAAAGATACGAAGATAAATGAGAGTAGCTATAGATATCAACGGTGTACTTAGAGATACTATTGGTAAGTTTAAACAATTGTATGAAAAACATTTGATTGATACACCTCAAAGTGAGTACATTAACACAACATATACAATTGACTTGTCAGGTAATACAGAAGTACAAACACTACCAGAACCATTTGAATACAAAATTTTATCCCCAGTTACAAGTTTAGATTTAAAAAAACATTTTTCATTTCAAAACGAGGAGGAATATTATTCATTTATGTATGAAGAATATTGTATGGAATTATTTGGACATTCTCCATCTACTGAAATGTCAACATTTTATGATTTGAATGATGTTTATTATAATCTAAGAAAAAGATTTGATTTTCTTTTAATCTCAGATGAGATAGGAAAATCAAAACCCGCAACTTTATTCTTCTTGTCTAAATTTGGTTGTGAGTTAGAAAAAATTATGTTTTATTCAAACACCACAATTAATTATTTATGGGACGAATTTGACATTTTACTTACTGCAAATCCTAACTTATTATTAAATCATCCGATTGACAAAAAAGTAATCAAGTTTGAAACTGAATATAACAAGGATATAAACAAATACGACTCAATCAAAAGTTTGAAAGAGTTAGAACAATTACTCAAACAATTAATAAAATGTTAAAAATATTAGGAGAAAATTATTATTTTGATATAGATGTTATTGAAAATTACATTAATGTCGAGCCACCTAAAGATTATAGTGGCGCACCACAAAATCATATAAGTGTAGTAAAATATGAAATGGTAAAAATGATGGTAGAAACACTTATAGTTGAAAATGAGGAAGCCGATGAAACTTTAGGGATGAAAAATAGTGATTTATCTATACCATTTAGATTAGCTTTCAATTCTTTACTATATAAAAAATTAATAAACAAAATTTAATATGAATTCTGAACAAATACAAAAAGTAGAACAATCAATTAAAAACTTAAAAGATAAAAATTCTAAAATTTATCTATTAGTACAAGACACCAAAGGTAATGCAAAAGCTTCGGTAGCATACATCTATAATATGGGTTTAGCATTAATGGAAGATGGATTTAACGTCATAATGTTACACGAAAAAAATGATTACTATGGTGTAGATTCTTGGTTAGGTGAGGAATATATGAAAATACCACATACCTTTATCGAGGGTCAAAATTTAGGTGTTACCCCTGAGGATTTCATTGTTATTCCAGAAATCTACGGATTTGTGATGGAACAAATAACTAAATTACCTTGTGGAAAAATTGTTTTAACTCAAGCATATGACCACATTTTAGAAACCTTACAACCTGGTCAATCTTGGTCACAATTAGGTTTTTATAAATGTATTACTACGTCAAATATGGTTAAAGAATATTTGGAAAATACAATGAGAGGTATTTCTTATGACGTATTAGAACCATTTATTTCTGAAAGTTTTACAAAACAAAAATTACCAAACAAACCAATCGTAGCAGTTCACACTAGAGACCAAAGAGATACCTTAAACTTAATTAAAAGTTTCTATCTAAAATTCCCACAATATAGATGGGTCACATTCAAAGATATGAGAGGACTAAGTATAGAACAATTCGCTGATGAGTTAAAAAATTGTTTCATTTCTGTTTGGGTTGATGAAACAAGTTCATATGGTACTTTTCCATTAGAAAGTATGAAAACAAATATACCTGTCATTGGATTAGCTCCAAATATAGTACCTGAATGGATGAATGAAGATAACGGACTATGGATTAATAACAAAACTCAAATGGTTGATTATTTGGCTGATTATATCCAAAATTGGTTAGAAGATAATACCAATCCAAAAATAATTACCGAGATGGAAAAAACTGTGGAAAGTTTACCAACTAAGGATAATTTCTATAAAAAGGTTAAAGAATTATTTAACGACTATGTGGAAAAAAGAGCCATAACTTTTGAAGAACAATTAAACAAATTACAAGAAGTAGAATAATATGGAAAAATTTAATGTATCAGTAATATTACCAATAAAGTCAGGGTCAGCATTCGATTTTGATGAATATTTTGTAAAAGCAATTACGTCCCTAAAAGAACAAAAAACACAAATTAATGAACTAATAATTGTTCATACCGATGAAACAAAATTAATTGAGGTTTTGGATGATTATGATTTCGGTGACCTAAATGTTAAAAAAATTAAGTGGAGCAACGAACCTAATTTTTGTAACCAAGTAAACTTGGGTATAACTGAAGCAAGTTCCGAATGGGTTTCAATTTTCGAATTTGATGACGAATACTCCAAAATTTGGTTTGACAACGTTGAAAGATATTCTTCAGTTTACAATGACGTAGATATTTTTTTACCAATTGTTGTCGATACTGATGAAAAAGGAATGTTTGTCGGATTCACAAATGAAGCGACATTTGCATTAAATATTTCAAGTGAAATAGGTTTGTTGACAAACGAAGTTTTACAACAATATCAGAATTTTCAAATTTCAGGTATGGTTATTAAAAAATCAGTTTTTGAAAATACAGGTTTATTTAAAGGTACGTTCAAACTTACTTTTGGGTATGAGTTTTTACTCAGAGCATCTCATTATGGTTTAAAAATTATGTCCCTTCCTAAAATAGGTTACAAACATACCAATTTTAGACCAGGTTCTATTTTTTGGAATTACAAAAATGGTGATACTCAACTTAAACCTGAAGAGGTCAAATTTTGGATTGAGAGTGCAAAAAAAGAATATTTCTTCACTAGTGATAGAAAAATAAAGTATGAAGGACAAACAAATTAATGACCGAAACAAATATCATTTCAGGTGATACTATTTTAGATTCTAAGAAAAAAGGAAGAAAGCCAAAACAAAAAAACTATTTCGATGTACAAGAAGAATTAGCTGTTGTCGATTATCTAACTGCGGAAACATCGGAGGAAAAAAATAAAATTTATAATGATTTCCTCCGAATTCCATTAGACAAAATGATTTCATCAATTATTCGTAGATACAAATTATATCGGAAGGATATGGATTTCGAAGAACTACATATAGATACACATTCATTTCTAATGACTAAAATAGACAAGTTTAAGCCCTCGAAGGAAAAGAAGGCTTATTCTTATTTTGGTACAATCTGTAAAAATTATTTGATGGGTCAAATAATTAAAGATGCTAAGGAAACCAATAGAAAAATATCATACGAGGATATCTCCTCAGATTTAGAAAATGATGAAAATTTATCATACTCAATTGATAATGACACATTAGATTCTCAAAATATTATTCAGAGTTTTTTAATTGAACTAGAAAAAGTTCTTACAGAAAAAAATCTTTCAGAAAATGAATTTAAGTTGGGTCAAGCACTTATGGAGTTATTTGAAAACTACGACTCAATATTCATTGGTAATTCTAATAATAAATTCAACAAAAATGTGATACTTCTTTCACTTCGAGAGATGACTAATTTATCAACTAAAGAAATTAGGGTTTGTATAAAACGATATAAAAATATTTATATTAGTATGCTTGACAAAATGATGCAAGAATAAAACAAAAACCTATGGCCAGACCTCACAAAAAAGAAATTAATTTAACGAAAGAATCAATGCTTTCTTTGATGCAAGAGATATATAACGAACTTGTAGAACAGAGAAACACAGCTATTCGTATACAAAATAAAATGTTGACTATGATGAAAGAACCTGAAGATATGACTCTCATAGGTCCTGTTATAGAAAAACAACAAAAGATAATAAATGATTGTGTTGAGAAAAAGTTGACACTTTCAAAGTTACAATCCTCAATGTGGGAAAAAAGTAACAACACAAAAGAATCATTCTCAATTTCTGATATAGATGTTGATGATGATATTATAAAAGATTTATTAGAAAGAGATGTTTCAAAAACTGATAATGTTTACAAAATGAAAAAATAATGTCATTAGACCTCAGTTTTGATTATGAATCAGCCAAGAAAAAAATTGCGGCTACGAGTGCTTATAAAGATTTAAAAGAAAAATTTGATAAAGCACAAGAAAAATCTGGTGATTCACAAGAGAAAGCTTTGGACGCAATCCAAAGTAAATTAGACCAAGTAAAAGAACAAACTAAAAGATATCAAAAAGATATAAAAAATCAATTTGAGCAACTTTTAGATTTGAATAACGTGACTGGTGGTAAAGGTTCTAATACAATTTCTTATATCAAACGTCTCTTAATCCAAACGCTTAAAAATATTGAACCAAGAATTGCTGAAATAATAAATGAAGAAGCGATTACGGCAATAGGTTGTGACCAACAACAAACTTTTTCATCAAACCAAGGTGGTGCACCACTTTATATTAAAGTAAGTTCAATTGACTTAGGTGGATTATTAAAAAAGAATCCTACTGAAGGTGCTGGTAAAGTACTATATGAAAAATTACAAATAGACATTCAAAAGGCACCATTCTCTATGAATAGAGAACTATATCAAAGGATTCAAAGTGGTTCACCATATAGTTCAGACAATGGTTCATATTATTTAGGTAAATCAGGACAACCCCTTTTTGATATCCAATTTGTTGACCAAACAATTTATGGACAAACTGGTGGTTTTTATGCTATCACGTTAGCCAATCGAGTTAATGGTGTTAATAAAGTTGGGGACTTTTTATTAGATTATTTTGGTACTATAAAAATGTTTGATTTTGAAACAGTTTTACCCGCAATATTAGAATCATTGTGTGGGGCTATATCAATTTCAGCAAACATTGGTTTCGCTCAAGCAGAAAACGCATCAAGATTTGAATTATTCATACAAAGAATTTTAGGTCTTTGTTTTGATAATGTTTCAGAAATTGATGTACAAGGTACTGCTAAATTGGCAGAACTAGATGGTATAGATGATTCATTTTTTGAACTTACAGAATTGGATTTAAGGAAAATAGAACAAAAAATAGCAAACATACAAAAAGGTGTTGTTACATTTGTTGAGTGTAATAATGTTGATTTACCAGTAGATGCTGATTCTATATTAAATGCTTTAGAAAATTTAAGATTTATACCTGATAGTGATTTGGTCGATGCCGCAGATAAAATAACACAAACCTTAACTGACAATCCCCAATGGCAAGGTTTAGTATTAACAGGTGATATCAAAGCTACAGTGGACTTCAACTTTGTAAAACTTATTGTTCAAGGTTTAATATTTTCAATATTAACTCCGAAAGTATTATTACCAATATTCATTATCTTAAAAGCTTTAGGAAGAACTATCATTGACCAAATTAATAGTTGGAGGGATTTTATAACTCAATTCAGAAAATTTATAATAAATTTCATATCCAAAGTTGGGGCTATATTTGTTGAGGAACTTTTCAATTTAATCAAAAAAGATATTCTCAATTTATTACAAACTGTTATAAAAGATTTAGCTAAAGAAAAAGTAGATAAAAGATTAATAATGATTATTAAACTTGTACAATTACTTTTAGTAATAGCACAATTTATAAGGGATTTCAGGAAGTGTAAAAGTGTTATTGATGAAATTCTTTGGTTATTAAAAATAGCTTTATCAGGATGGGGTGGTGAAATCCCACTACCATTATTAGCAGTTTCTCAACTATTGGATGGGTACTCAGAAACAAGAGCATTCATTGGTGCAATTGAAGAATTACAAAGATTAGGAATTCCTACAGGTGATTTACCTGATGGAAGCCCAAATTTGGGTATATTGAGTATATTAGGTCAAATGAAAGCTATGGCTAATGAAAATTCAGAAAATGGAAAAACACAAATATTTATTCCACCATTAGCAATTACACCAGCTGGAGTTACAACACCAGCAACAGGATTTGGAAAATCATATTAATATGGGAAAAAAACAAGATGCTGAAAAAGTTTTAAATATAGTTAAAGATTACAAATCACAATCAAACAAAGATTTGGTTTTTGCTATGGATTTTATGAAAGAAGATTTTGAACAAACGAAAGAAACTTTAATAAAATTAACTCATCATTTAGATAAGGTTGAACTAACCTATAACACAATTTTGAAAGAGTACGAAAGTAGAGTCAAAAAATGAACATAAGTAATGAAAATATTCACCAGATAATTTTTCCTGGTATTGTTTTGGACAATAAAGACCCAATGATGTTGGGTAGGTTAAGGGTTATTCCCGAAACTGAAAATTATCAATCATTAATCAATTCAGTTCCCGATTGGAATGAGGAAAAAGACAAATGGACAAGAAAAGACCCTTTAGTTTTTTTACCATTATTACCCTTCTTTGTAAGTCAAACTCCCAAAATACAAGAGTATGTTCATATTTTTTATCAAAACAAAAAATTTGATAAAGAAAATAGATTTTATATACAAGGACCATTCTCAACCCCACTTACAACTAAGTACGAATATTTCCAAGGGGCAAAAACTTATTTGGCCGCAGGTGTTCAAAACAAGGAAAGTTTTCCATTAAGAAATCCACAAGATGGAAGTTATAAAGAAAATGTTAAAGGTATATTTCCTGAACCTGGTGATAACGGATTTTTAGGTAGGGGTTCAGCTGATTTAATTCTTAAGGAAAATGAAGTTTTGATTAGAGCTGGAAAATCATTAAACATTACAGCTCAGTCCTTACCTCAAGAAAATCAAAATAGAGCATTCATTCAATTAACCAATTTTACACAAGAAAAGGTTTTAGGTGAACCTGATACATCAACAACACTCAAAGAGGATGTACAACTTGTCAAAAAAATAATTATTTGGGATATTGAAAATCTTGAAAACCTATTTGATACATTCAATGGGTCAGTTTCAATTCATAATGTGATTCCATCTATCAAAACAAATACAAGAAACTTTAAAATAGATTCAATTAAAACTTTGAGTATGGGTACTGACTATGGTGCCGCTTTAGATACATTAACATTTTCAAACAAGAGTTATGATGATGCTGTATATTTAATTAATAAATTTATTGAGGGTACATTCAAAAGTGATATTGTTATAACAGGATATAGTTTTAATCAACAAAACTTTAAAGACCCATTTCCTTTTATTGTGACACCTTCAAAAATTACATATGAAACAGGTATTAAAATATCACCTAATACTTTAGCTAGTGACTTCAAAGAAGGAATTAATTATTTGAGATTCAAACAAGGAATAAAACTTGTTCAAGGTAATTTAAAGAGTGGATTCTTTTTGGTTTCAGGTAATAAAGCAGGTAGTCCTGTGATAGGTCCTCAAGCAACACCAGTTCAAGAAACAACACAACCATCAATCTATACGGATAGACCAATAAGTTATGGCGTTATGGGAGCGCAAAGGATTTATTTATTATCACAAGATTCACCAAGTCCAAAAGGTAGAAAATTATCACTAAAAGATACAATCTATGGTATTCCTCAGGATAGATTTATTGGAAGTAATGAAAACTCAATTGAGAATTTAACCTTCTCTGTTGTGAGAGGTGAAGAATTGATAAAATTATTAACCAAAATATACGCATTCCTTGAAGGTCATGTTCACCCATTCCCTGGTATGAAACCTGTACCAATCTCAACAAGAAGTGGGCAATCAATTACAGAAATAGGTCAATTATTAGCTGACGCATCAAATACAATTCTAAATGGAAATATCCGAATTAATTGATATTTATTAATAAAAGATAAATGTCAATTCATAATTCTTATTTCAGTAGAAATAATACAATAATTTCCAATAGTTACACAAACACTGGAAGAAATCCTGTTACAGAACTATTTTTCGGAGCTACAGCTATATCACAATTTCCAAGTGGTTATAGTAGATTCATTTTTGATTTAGATTTGACTTTATTGAGACAAAAAATATCGAATGGTACAATTACTACTGGATGTACTAATAGTATGGTACATACCCTTAGAATGACCAATACCTCAAATTTCAATAAAGAATTACTCAACACCACAACGTCACAGACTAGAATGAGAGCAACATCTTTTGATTTGTTCTTATTTAGAATACCTTATATAGACAATGACCCAGCTCAACCACAATATTGGGATGAGGGTGTTGGTTATGATTTCGCTGACTTGTTATATGAATTCAGTGATTTAGATAGAAACTTTTCAGAAAGACCATCAAATTGGATTCAAAGAACCACTATAAATGATTGGGAAACACCAGGTTTATATAATAATAGAAATTCAGGAGCAACACCTTATAGTGGTCTCACAATTGTAGCAACCCAACATTTTGAATTTGGAGATGAAAACATATCTTTTGATATGACAAACGAAATCAACAATATTCTTAATGGAGCAATTACTGGTGTGACAGGTTGGGGGATTGCCTATTTACCTCAAGTTGAATTACTATCAGGATTAACAGATACTTATGAAGTTCAATTTTTCACAAGACATACTCAAACTTTCTACGAACCATTTTTAGAAACGAATTACAATGATATTATTCAAGATGATAGAAATAGTTTCACTTTGGGTAAAGTTAACAAGTTATATTTGTATCTATATGAAGATGGTAATCCAATTAATTTAGATTCAAATCCTATAGTTTCAATCTTAGACAATTCAGGTAATGTTATTCCAAGTTTATCAGCTATCACTGGTTGTCAAAGAACACAAGGTGTTTACGAAGTTGTTATACCGCCACTTATTGGTTACAAAACTCCTTGTACATTCTCTGATAGATGGACAAATCTATTTTATAATGGATTCCCACTACCTAACGTACTTAATGACTTTACACTCCAACCATTCAAAAACACATTTACAATTGGAACAAACTCAGTTGACCCCAAAATATATGGTTTTGATTATTATGGTATCAAACAAGATGAAAAAATATTTAATACAGACATTAGAAAGGTTGGGGTTATTATCAAACAAGCATATACCACAAACAGATTATTACCAAAAGTAAGTGCTTACTATCGTGTATATGTCAGAGAGGGACAAACAGAAGTCCAAGTTCAAGATTGGACAGCAATTAACAGAACTCCAAATGAATACTACTTTATATTTGATACCAGAGATAAAATACCAAATGAATACTTTATTGATATTAAAGTTGAAAGTAGTGGGGAGGTTAATACTTATAAAAGACAAATCAAGTTCCAAATTGTGAACTATAAATAATTATTATAACTAAAAAATATGGCAAATAGTATTCAGTGTCAGGATATATTAAGTACAGATTCAGTTTTTTTCAATGGATTAGCATTGGTAAATGGTGATATAGTATCAGCGTGGAATGACCCAGACCCAAATTTAGCAACGAGGGTTTGTTTAACAATAACAGATGTTGATGACCCTATGGCATCAATTACTGCAAATACAATATATAATTCTTGTTATGAATGTTTAGTTAATAATTATACGATTGTTCAATTAGAATCTTGTGATAGTGCAACCATTTTGTCTGTTGACATATCAGAATTTGGGGAAATTCCAACTATTGAGAGTGCTTATTTTATTAGAGCAACAGGTAGATATGATAGTTTTGTTGGTTGTTTCAAAGTCAGAACCTTTGGTCAAATTTCACTTGAGGATTATCTTCTTACTACTTTCTATACATTAGAGTTTCTTAGTACAGCGTCTTTTCCTGATTGTGACACTTGTTTATATGGTTTTTCAGCAGGTACGGAATCGGCTATTTGTAATGTGTGTTACGATGGAAGTGGATATACAACTACGACCGTTACAGCACCACACCCAACTTGGACAAATGGTCAAGGACAAGCAGTAATACAACTAAATGCAGTAACATTAGGAGGACATAATGGTCTTAATAATTAAACAACGATATTTATAAATAAAAAATATGCCTACATATACTTACCCATTAAGTGCCACAAGTGCAAACACAGAATATTTACTTTGTGTTGAGTGTTCTGGTACTACTCGTACAGTCCAAACACCTCATCCAGTTTGGTCTGATGCCCAAAATAAACCTGTCATCCAAATGAACGCAGTTGTTTTGGGAGGACCTAATGGATTAAATAATTAAAAAAATATGAGAATTACAGAATCACAACTTAACAACTTAGTTAAAAAAATAGTTAATGAAAAGGATTATGGACAAATCCAAAACTATATGTTCTTTTCAAACTTAGAACAAATGATAAGACAAGCTCAATTATTATTAGAGTTAGACCCTATGGAAGTTGAAGCTATCCTAAAAGGTGGTCACGATTGGGCTGATGACCATATAACAGTAGCAAAAGAAAATCTAAGTCAGGTATTTGATTTTATGATGAATGAAACTCAATATGATGACTATGAAGAAGACGAAGAAATGGTTATGATGGAAGGGAAAAAGAAAACTGGTACAAAACTATGTAGTCGAGGAAAAGCTGCAGCTAAATCCAAATTCAAAGTGTACCCCTCCGCTTATGCGAACGGTTTTGCCGTTCAAGTTTGTAAAGGTAAAATGAAAGGATTAGATGGAAAGAAACGTTGTTCCCCACCTTATTGTTAAATTATAAATTATTAAAAAGGTAGAATTATTTTCTACCTTTTTTTTTGTTTTATCAAAACCTATCCATATATTTGTACTCAATCAAAAAATAAACAATCATATGGAAAAGTTCATCAAACGAATCACAAAAAGAATCTATGTCAAATGGTTAACTTGGAATAGTAAAAGTGTAGCCAAAAAAGAAAAAATCTCAGAAACCCAAAAAATGTGTATGTCAATTGCTCGTTCACTTATTACACATCCCGAATCAAAATTCTTGTTAGCACCTTTAAGTGGAAAACGTTATATCAAAAATGCAGAATTAGATTTGTTTTGCATCTTAGACCACGGAACAATCAGTATCACAAATCACGTGTACCACTATGATGTTGTTGTTGGTGATAGAAATTGGGAAAGATTATCAAAAATGTATGATGGAAAAGTGGAAACAATTAGACAAGAGTACGAAGACCAAATAATGTCACAAATAGAACACTCATTAGAAAACATAATAAAAAAGGTTAAATCACTATCTGATTTAACCCCTTCTAAATAATTATTTTTTCTTTGGTTTGTATGATGTCATCGTAGGTTTGTTACCAGTACCTAACTTTGGGTCTTTCTTTTCAGCCCTACGTTTCTGAGCACAAGCTGCTTGTTTCTGAGATGCGCTCATTTTACCAGCAACACCAGCTGCTCTACATTTGGGATATCCTTTTGTATCAGCTTCACTTCTTCCACAAGGAGGATGTTTACCATCTACTTTTCTACATATGTTAACCCAAGGTCCTTTAGGTTGTTTTGACCCCTTGGGTTTTTTCTTTGTTCCAAACCATACGGCCAAATCTTCAGTCAAAATTGGGGCTTCTTCATAACTCCATTCATTCATTGTGTGAACATTGTGGGTATCAATCTTGTAAGTATTGTCATTACCCTTTTCCCACATTCCAACTACACGTTTGATATTATCCTTGGTAGTTGATTTAATACTTTTGTTATTAACTTCAGTATCAACAAATTCTGTAAATGGGGCTAAAGATTCTTTTTTCCATTTTTTCATACCCAATTCTATGGGTGCATTGTACTCACCACCATAACCTGAGGTTACCTCTTTAATTGTTTTGTTGAATGGTTGGTTAATTTCATTTTTTGATGGTCTTTTGATTTTGTGACCTGGAAATGGATTAATTACATCACCATCATCATCATTTCTTACAGGATTATTTTTTGCATATATTGATACCTTTTTTGCGATTGATTCTAATTTTTTTATTTCTTTTTTTGGTGTCTCCATTGACCCATCATAACTATCTGTTGCCAATTTCTGACTAAAATATTTGGATGCGGGTTCATTAAAAGGTGCAAGTTGTGATTTATCAAATATTCTTTTTCCTGGTCTCAATGGTACAACAAATGAACCACGAGCTCCACTTGAATCTGAAGTGGCTTCTTTTAAAATCTCTTGTTTTAATTTCTTGACAATCTTATCTATCATTTGTATATTATTTTTATGGAAGAAAAAGAATTATTCGGTAAATTATTTAATAGTGTTCCTTTATTAACTGATGACCACTTACAAACATTACTCGATGTAATGGATAGAGAACAAGCAATCTTTATGTTAGTACAAGCTGTAAAATACGCATATATGTCAGGTGTATATTCAATTGGTGAAGTTGAAGTAATTTCAAAATCTATTAGAATACTCTCCAGTAAAGAAACTAAGGATTCTTAGAATCTATAGCATCTGAAGCATTTTCCTCAGGTTTACCTTGAACTGTTGAAGTTGCGACCCCAGTCACTTTACCACCATCAGTAGTTAATGCCCCAACTTTCATTTGTGACATTTCTATTGGTTTAATTTGTCCAAAGTCACTTGGTAAATCTGTTTTAGTTGTCTCAGTAGAACTTGTCGTTATAGTAGGTGTTGTTGTCACTTTATCAGGTTGTCCTAACTTAGTTTTAATTGCGGCTAAGGTTTGTGGCCCGAACTGATTATCATCTTTTAACCCCAAAAGTTTTTGAATATCTGCGATAGATTTATTTTCTGTTGTTTGTTCAGCCAAAATATTTTTGTTATGTAAACTTAATATTCTTAATTTATCATTTTTATCAATTCTTATTTGTTTCATATTCTATTTCTTTGATAATATATCATAAAGTTTGTTTATGTTTTCCTGACTTAAATCGGTACCACTCAAACCTGCAAGTTTTAAAACTTCAGGTATTTGTGGTTTTACACTATTTATGACTTTCCCCATTCCAATAATATTAGTTCCACTTGTTACTGGTGTAATCTGTATCTTTCCATCAGTACCACAATAATAAGTTGACATTTCTTTAGTTGTTTTATTCATCCTTCTACCATTCCCAAACCATAAAAAACCACTTCCATCATACATAACTGTATTATCCTTTCTTAAAATTGGTTTAACATTTTTAGATTGTACAACACACGGAAATTTTTCCCAACCTGTTGTAATAATACCTGTTCCTAAAGTTTTAAATAAGTCGGAAAAGATATTTTCAGTCAGATATTGTTTTTTGGTTCTGTTTTCGTGTAAATTCAAAATCCTTTCTCTTTCGGATTCATTCAAAAAATATAACTTCTTATTCATAAAAATCTTTCTTTATAAATATCATTAATCTATGAAAACTTGTTACCCTTTTTAATATTTTCTATTCCCCACATTGGTTGAAGATTTTCTAACGACCAACACTTCTTAAACTCATCATCTCCACTACTCTCAAATATAAACGATGATATTGGTTTAATATGGTCAATATGCCACTCACCATAGTTATCCCAATTCATCCCATCGTTAAATTGTTTTTGTAAATGTACAATAAGTTCCTCAGGTGAGTAACCCAAGATATCAAAGTAGTGTCCGTACTTCTGTAAATTGTTTTCTTTAAGTACTATGTATATTGCAGTTCTAAAGTTAGAGATGAGTTTATAAATTGGGTCAGTATGTCTTTTGTGTTTTTGATATTCTCGTTTTTTTTCTCGATGTTTATTAATATTATTTTCTCTCCATTCTTTATGATATGAATTTAATTTATCCCTATTATTTTTTTGCCATTCTTTGTGATAAATCGTTTTCTTCTCTTTGTATTTTTCATAAGTTCTTTTATATGTGGCTTTTTTACCTCCTTTGAACTTTTTACCAGGGACACCAACTTTCACATTGTTTTCTTTTAATATACGTAATACAATATGTTTATTAATACCCAATCTTTCGGATATACTGGGACTACCCAACATTTCGTCATTGTATAACCTTATTATTTCGTTAACTATTTGTTTATCTAATTGTATCTTTTTCATATAAGATAAATATAAACATAAAGTTGATTATTTCAATAATCAATAAAAAAAAAAAGGGACAAAAACTTGTCCCTCTCGTCAATATTAACTAAGATTGATTATCTCAATTCTTGTAAGTCGAATGTTCTAACACCATCAACTGTAATTCTTCCATAGAACCTGTTGTTCACCATTTTTTTAGCGTATCTAGTCATGATACCTTTGATTGGTGTAAAGTTGAATGGATTATACATTGTTGGAGTCAATTGAAGTGGAACATACGGAGCATAGATGTAACCAGTATCAAGAAGTGACGTACCTTTGTGTCCAATTAACACTTGGTTAGGTGGGAAGTAAGGGTCACGATATACTTGGTATCTACCTGCTAATGTACCTACTCTTTCAATACCCATATTGTATTGGTCTTGGTCAGGAGAAGCATTTGATACGTGGAAGTATTCCAAGTCATCAAAGATTGCAGAAACCTCAGAAGACACAACAATCCAGTTAGCACCACCTCTAAGAGTTGATTTGTGGATTTGAGCAGAAAGTTGGTTGATAGCAGTAATCAACGTTTGATTCCAATCTTTTTGAGTGTAAGAAGTAGTAGCACTAATTCTTCTCCATCCGTTGTAATCCCATCTTAGATTCCAAGCAGCACCTTTTCTAAGGTCACGTAGGATTTCTCTATCGATTTCAGCTGCAACTTGCTCAGAAAGAAGAGCAGTTAATTCAGCTTCAGCATCGATGTTGTGGAATGCAGCAACGTCTTGTGCTAATTCAGGAGACCATTGAGCTCTTAATTTTCTTTCAGTTACAGAAACAGTTACTGATTCAAGGTCGAAAGAAACTTCACCAATTTTGTCTTCAAATTCTAATTCTTCGTATCTTCTAAATACTGTTGTGAATGCAGTACCTGAAAGTGTACCAGTCAAAGTTGTACCTGTGTAACCATCTAAAGAGTCAGAACCACAATCAGCACATATTGGACAAGAAAGGTCTACCTCTAAGTAGATACAACCATCTTGACTACAAATGTCATTGTAAGTACCACCACCATTTGAAGGCCAAGTAGTTTTAGTATTAGTTGAAGTTGGAGAAACGATACCTTTACCATATTGTTGAGTTACAACACGGAATAATAATGAGTTTCTTGTACCAGCAGCATTGTAAATAACATTACAAGGAGTTGTTGCACTGAAAGGTGAAGATGCTTGAGCGGCTGTTGCATATACTCTTAAATCAGATAAGAATGCCTCAGTATCAATTTCATTACCATCAGGTGCAATAAGTTTACCAACACCAGTGTCAGCAAATCCACACATTTTGATAATTACTTTTCTTACGTTAGTTGTTGCTGGATATTGAGATGTTGCATCAGTAAGTAATCCACTACTCCAAACTTGAACAGTAGCTGTTTGAGTAATAGCAGACCAACGACCTTTTGAATAATCAAATAAACCAGGAGGGTCTAAAGCAGCTTCATTACCTTCATAGAATAAATCATAAAGATTTTTTGCATAAGCACCAGTACTTGTACCATAACCAGCACTTGTATCACCAGGATAGTTACCAGGACTTCCTACAGGTGCGTAGTGTTGACCACTATCACCAGCATTGAAGTTACCTGAAGGGTAAGTAGCACCAGTGTAACCTTGGATTTTAGGTACGAAGTAGAACAATTTACCAATAGGTAAGTTCATAGCTTGTACAGATACGATATCGTTAGCTAACAATTTAGAGAAAACTCTTCTTACGATAGGAAATACAACAGTTTCGAAAGAACCTGAACTTCCATCAGAAGTTGCTTCATTGATTAAGAAAGAAGCTTGGTTTTCATATAACTGAGCTACGTTTTCTTTTAGGTGGCCTCTAAGACCTTCAAGGAATCCTAATTTATCCCATTTGTTGATAGTATCTTCTTTGATAACTTTAAGGTGTTTCAAACCAATATTACCAACAAGACCCGATTCTAATAATGCTCCCATTTTCTATTTTTTTTAGTTTAGTTTGCAGTTTATTGTTTATTTTAATTTTGACATTAAATCTTTCATTCTAAGGAATTGAGGATTTTCGTAAGTTTTTGACTCAATCAAGTTAATTGATGAACCATTTGAAGGACTTTTTTGAATTGTTCTTTCGATTGATTCATTAACTTGTTTTCCTGTAGAAGGAGTTAATTCGTCTTTAATAATTTTGTAAAGATTTTTTGATTCTTTAAGAGTTTCTACACCATCAAATCTTTTCAGAATGTTAATTTTTTCTTGTTTTGAAGTTGAATGTTCTGTAAACAATCTTGTCGCATAAGCTAAGTTTGAATTAAATATTGCAACTTCATTTAATTTATTTCTGAAAACGTTTAATGCTTTTCTGTATTCCTCATTTTTTTCTCTAAGTAAATTTACTTCTTGAGATTCGATAGATTCTTTTCTGATATGACGTGGTGCTGCTTTTGGTTTTGGAAGACCTTCTCTACCCCAATATTTACCATTACCTAGTGTTCTTGAAGCTTCTTTAGTTTCCCTTTTTTCAAAATCTGAACCTTTGTGAGTTTTTGATTTCATACCTTTTTTTCCGGTATAATCTTCTTCACCTTTGTGAGTTTTTGATTTATCGCCTTTGTTCATACCATATTTACCCTCCTTAAATTCACCTTGTAAACTTGGTGATTTTTTGTCGAATTCATACTTCGGTCCTTTACCAGTATATGGTGCTTCATCACCCTTTTTCATTTTCTTTGTTGGGAAGTCCATAACCTTTCCATAGTTAAATTTAGGTCCGTGTCCAATACCAACTCCTTTCGGTTTTCTGGCTTTCTTTGCTTCCATTAAATCATCCATTTCCTCGTCCATAGAATCATCCATTTCCTCGTCCATTTCGATTTCATAGATTGGTTCATCCATTTCCATCATATCCATGTCATCCATTTCCATCATATCCATGTCATCCATTTCCATCATATCTATGTCATCCATTTCCATCATATCCATGTCATCCATTTCTTCGTCAGTTTCCATTTCGAGTTCATAGATTGGTTCATCCATTTCATACATTTCTTCATCCATATCTAACCCTTCACGTACAATGTAATACTCTTTATTAGTCTCATCATCAGATAGTTCAATGTTACCTTCACCATCTTCAACCACCGATATTTTGTCAGTATCTTTCATTCTTGAAAATACTTTCATTACGTTTTCGATTGGTTCATTTGTTAAATCAATTGTAACATCTTCATCATCTTCCATTTCTTCATCGTCTTCAAATTCCATGTCTTCATCATCCATTTCGTCTTCCATGTCTTCATCATCCATTTCGTCTTCATCGTCCATTTCGTCTTCCATGTCTTCATCATCCATTTCGTCATCGAATTCAACATCAGCAATGTCAGATTCTTCTTCTTCTGAATCAACCTCTTCTTCGTCTTCTTGTTCGTTAAGAGATTCTTTTACTAATTCCTTGATTTCTTGTCTCATTACTGAACCAAGTATTCCTTTTGCATTCTCAGCAACCGCTTCTTCCAAATTTTTCATTTGAATGATTGCCTCTTCTAAAATGTTTTTTTCTTCAGCCATTTTTGGTTTTTTGTATTTTTATTCTATAAATATGTTAATACTTTAAAAAAACTTTTGTAGAGTTATAAACAAACCCAAAAAAGTTTATTTATAAATATCCCCAAAATCTATAAAATGAAAAAAGGAGGAACAAAGTCCTCCTTTATTTTTTAATTAGATAAAAAAATTATTCAATTACTTCATCTATTTTACTCTCGACTATTGCGGTAATACGCCAATCTTGTGTATAGTGCTCATAGATTTTAGTTACTTTTGCTTCAACATCTGTGGGATTGTAACCAAGAACTAATTTTTCTAATTTTATTTTTTTTACTTTACCTGATTCTTCATCAACTAAATCCTCGGCAATTTTTGCTACAAAATACTTTTGTCCATCTTCCATATCTTAATGATTTTTTTAATTTAACTAATACCCAAGTTTAGCCAATTTTTTCATTAAATCAAGAGTAGCGTTACCTTTTTCACCAACATTTCTTTCTATAGCCATTTTTTTATCTTCGTCTAAGTTTTCAGCGTACATATCTCTATCCTCTTTATTTATAAAAAGGTAAGCCCCTGGTGTTGATGGTGAAGATACTAAGTCAAAACAAATTAACTCGAAGTCATCTTGTACTTCATTCTGTTCCCCAACCTTTTTAAGTGAACCAACACCACGAGATGAAATACCTAACGTAACTCCTTGTCTGAGATAATTCGCAGCCATATCTCCTTTTGTTGAAACTATTCCCCTCTCGTGAAAACCTGGTGAGGTTAGTAATTTTAGTTTACCCATCAATATAGGTCCTTCCCACCATACTTCAGTAATAATATGAGAAACTCTATCTAAATCTATCAAGGAGGACTCAGGGTGATTTAACTCAGACAATGAAGTACCTTTAGCAATCATTTTTTTGTAGTTTTCTGCTTCTCTTTTTAAGATTCTTTCAGGATAAACTCTTCCATTACGATTTGGGGTGTTATATTTTTGTAATACAGCATAAAATTCGAATGGTTTGGAGTGGTCTAAAAAGTTTTTAGATTCTTTTATTATTTTGGCATTTTCATCCATTGAAGGAGAAACATAACCTGCATCATATTCGATTAATATACCTTTACCCACGTGTCCTGGTTTGATTACTTCTAAGTTCATATTTGAATTTTACTATATAAATATAAATCAAATATAGTTTTATATTTCTGAAGAGTTATTTTTATCCTTTTTGGTTAAGGTAAATGAAAAATATTTGTTATTGTGAAAGTTTTCTCTGAAAACGTCTTTTGTGATGTTTTTCAAACAATCCTTTATTTCAGAAGATTTGAAATCTAAGTAAGGTTGTTTTGTAAAAAAGTTTATTTCTAAGTTGAGAAAAGATTTTTTATTTAAGTTTATACCACTCGACCTTAAATCTAAGTCCACAATAAAATTTTCGTTGAATAATTCTTTGTTTATATTGTGATAAATTGTATGTTTGATACTTCTACTTAGATTCAAAACAACTCTATTCCAATTCTCTACGTCTTCTTTTGGTTCTACCCATGTTTGTATGTTTAGGTAAATGGAGTTCAATTCAAACGAATCTACAGTACCATAAACAACTTTTGCAATTTTAAAACCTTGTATTTTTGAGGTTTTCCCTTTTTTCATTAATTTGTAACATTTTCAGTTTATTTTTTCATAAAAATAGGGGATATTTACTTAATAGTCAAAAATAAATTGTTTTAACAAATATTTGTATCATATGCTAATAATCAAAGTCGATAATAAAACACCAATAGAAAAGGCCTTGAAACTTTTTAAAAGTAAAGTTATCAAGACCAAATTGATGACTGAGTTAAAAAACAGAAAGGAATTTGTTAAAAATTCAGTCAAAAGAAGAACTGAATTGAACAAAGCAAAATATGTTCAAAAAATCAAAAATAAAATAGATTAGATACTATTATCCAATTCCTCCAATCTAAATAAATTCAATTTATCAAACTTTTCATTTGTAATCTTCGAAATTGTTTCATCAATTTTGGTGACTACTTCTTCTTCTGAATTTTGTTTGATGTTACTTAGTTTATTTAAAACACTTTCTTTAACTACTTTGTACTTAGATTCCATTTCAGTAACATCTGAAGAAAGAAATCTCAACAACTTACCCTTAGTGTTTTCGTCTAATTGTTGTACGTAGTTTTTGATTGTTTTATTTGCTATATTAACCATTGTTGATATTGGTAAATTAATTGATTCTTTTTCTTTTTTAACCTTTCTTTTAAGGGATTCTGTTATTTTCTTTCTACTATTAATTTTTTGTTCAATAGTTAGAACACTATCAGAAAACAAATTGTCAATGTCAGTATATTCGTTTTCAACATCAACACCCTCAACCCATAGTTCAAGTTTCCTCAATTTCTTTGGGTTAATTTTGCTCACAATATTTTTGTATTGGTTAATAGTTTCATTAACATAGTCGTTAACAATCGTACTATCTATGTTTGATTTATTTTTTAATTCATCATAAATCCAAAATAATTTAGTAAGATTTTTATTTTCTAAAATTGTATTTTGAAAATTTTTAAGTTCAGATTTAAATTCATTTTTATTGGAAAATGATTCCAACAAAATCTTATCAATTTTCGATTTAATTATACCAAATTTCATAATTTTTTTTATTAATAAATATTAATCTTTTAGGAGTTTACTTAGTTGACTCTCCATTTCCCCCAAATAATTTTTGGCTTTGGACAAATCAATAAAACTCATTTCCTCAAATATCCCTTCGTTTTCCAACAATATGTTTAAATTATCTCTATTGTTAAATGTTTCACCCATACCTTCAGGACCACCTGCTGGTGGTGGAGTTCCCCCTTCAGCTCCTCCTGGAGGTGGTGGTGCCCCACCTGATGTTGTACCTGTTGTTTGAGTATATAATTTATCAACATTATCAAACACACCAGTATTTGTTATAATTGTTGCGGTATTTGTAAGCTCAGCACCTACAGCTTTTTCAATTCTCTGTTGTTGTAAATCAAGTTTGATTTCCTCATCAGAGAATCCCATAACGTGTTTCTTAGCCCATGAAACAGAAGTTGGTGCAATACCCTCAATTGATGTAACACATTCCTTATATAATGCGACCTTCTCTTTCCATATGTCAATTTTTAATAAATCTGCTTGACTCGATGGGTTTGTTAAACTTAAAGTAAAATTGGATAATTCATCTTCAAAACCTAAAAGGAATAAATGTACAATCGCAATCTTATTTAACTCAGCAACCATAGATTTTTGGATTCTGTTAATTGTTCTTGCAAAACGAATATCAATTAATGATAAATTTTTACCATCACCAACTGGTTCTTCAAAACCTAAAAACGCTTTAGGTACACGTAAAGCAGTAAGTAGTTTCTTTTGGATGTATTCAATATCAGCAATCTCACCTAAGTTTTGACCACCAGGTAATGTATCAATCGGACTTGCCGCAGCGGCATCACGTACAGGAATGAAATAATCTTGGTCAACAGCCATTTGATTAAATCTCATATCCACATTACCTGTTTGAGAATCAACAACCTGACTTCTTTTGAACTTGTTTGCAACACGTTGTACATATGGTTCAACATCTTTATCATCCATATTACCAACGAATACTTTAAACACCCTTCTCTCAGGTGCACGTGATGTTCTATAAATTAACATCGCATCTTCAGATAACAATAGTTGTTTCCAAATACGCCTTGCCTTTTCTAACATTGAAGTACCATATGGTAACTTTCTATCATCACCTAATAATCTAAAGTGTGCAATTTCCCAAGAGTTGAATTCCATATCCTTGGCTTTCCACTTGAATCTAAGACCTTTGTTTTCGGCTGGTTCTTCAACATTTTGTCTACTTGCTTGCGCTGGCATACCTCTTTCCAAACGTTCAATTTCGATATTTGGTAATTGCATACAACCAACAACTCCTTTTTCAGGGTCAAGTTTAAGATAGACAAAGTTATCACCATACTTACAAGTATTTCTAGTCCACATTGGTAGATTTGTATTTAAATCTAAAACATTCAAAAATAAATCTATTAAAATACCCTTGATACGTTTTGATTCTGAGTATATTTGTAACATATACCCATTCTGGTCAACCGTAGTAGATTCCTCACCATAAATGTCTAACGCAGCAGATATTTCGGGTGTATATTCCATAGATTCATAATCATAAAACGAAGCCAATCTAGTTGGTTCGTAATATACAGCCTGAGTGTATAAGTTACTTTCAATCTTAGTCCATTGATTTGCTAAGTAGTAAGTTTGTTGTGCTTGGAGTAATTCCTTATCAAATTCTTGTTTTGATTTAGTTTTTAATAACTCCTTTCTATCGAAACTATAAGTTGGGTAATCTTGATTAAGTAAAGCATTAGGACCGAATGCTTGTGTTAATCTTTGCCAAACTGTTAAATTATTTTGATTATTTTCCATAAAGAAATTTTAAATATATTTCTATTGTTTTAAATAGTTCTACCTAATTTGATGTATTATTATTAGTTGTACTATTTGTATTATTGTTTTTGAATGGGACTTTATCAGGAGGACTAATTTTTGTAGTAGATATACCCTGACCTGGGACATTCAATTTTGACCCATTGAATTTCTTATCTCCACTTTTTTTTCTGTTTACAAATCCCATAATCTTTTTTTTATAAATATTATCTACCTCCGAATAACCAAGAGTATTTCATATAGTCCTCCTTACTTGCGTTTTGATTTCTTTGATTAATTCTCTCAGTTCCAAAAGGTATCACAGGATTGAAATCAATCTGTTTAGCCGCAGTTTCATTGTTAGTAACAGACCAAGATTCTAACATAGCTTTAGTTTGTTCGGTCACCTTTTCTAAACTACTGAATGATGATTCCGCAACATAAGTTGCCATTGCAATTGACATAATTAAATCATCGTGTTGACCCTTTTGATGGTCTGGTCTTCCATTTACATATACGAATGTATTCATTTCATTGAATAATCGTAAACTATAAATTTTAAACTGATGTCTCATAGCTTCCTCAAATGATGCTATAATTTGTACACGTTTGTTGTTGAAATTTAAACCCGGTATCTTTTCTAAAGCCTTTGGGTCATATTTCCACTTATTGGCTAAATCAATTCCATCAACATATAAATTTTTGTAACCCATTTCTTGAAGTTTTCTAGATGTTGAAACACCCATTCCTCCTGTTATATCTATTACAATGAAACAATTATACATATTACCCCACTTATAACATATTTCTGCCATCGTATCAGGTGGAAGTTTACCCACATATTCCGCAACTTGTTCTCTTTCATCAAAGTCAATAATTTGAAATGAACTAAAGTCCTCACTATCCCCTCTACTCACATCCACACCCATCACATATTTGTGACCCATCACAGGTTCTTTCCAAATCCATAAAGAGTTACCAATCATTTTATTTTGGGGTTCTCTAATCATATTCTCTTTTACCCTTTGCATCAATAGTGAATCAAAAACGTTATCACCTGAACCAAGGAAGTTACACTCTAACTCTTGTGATACTTTTCTTTTATCATATTTCAATTTTTTAACCATACCTTCAAACCAAGAAGAACAAGGTTTATAACCTGAATCCATTATCAACTTGAGTTCCTCAAAATTTCTTTCTTCAAATGGTATAGTTTCCCAACTAATAATTTCATCTTTAGGATATTCTTCTTTGTTTAGAAGGTAGTGAATAGTATCTTGAGTTTTAACTAAAAATAAATCTTTTGTATATCTTGGGTCTCTGTACCAAAACATTTCAGATATTTTGAAATCATTCATATTTCTATGTGCCTGATTATATATTTCATAGTAAATTGGGTCATAACCATTTGGTGTTGACACCACAATAACTTTACCACCAGTAGAAAGTGAGGCCATACAAGCAGCCCAGAAGTCAGAATCTGCATCAATGAACGCAGCTTCATCAAATACAAGAATTGTTGGTGTGAAACCACGTAGGGCATCCTTAGAGGTAGCAACAGCTTTTACCTCACAACCATTATTTGTTTTATAGTGTTTTTGTGAATTTTTATCACTTGAAAAATCAATACCAACCCAAGATGGCCATTGTCCAATAAACATCCTGATTTTATTGGCCATTTCCATAGAAGTATCTAGTTTATTTGCGATAATCAAAATCTTTTCAGGTTTTGTTTTTTTAGCAAACGCTATTCTTTTAGATATCCATGCTGCCGTAACTGTTGATACTCCTGCTTGCCTGTACTTCAAAGCAATATTTTCATTGTATTCCTCGTAGTCATTTAATAATGATATTTGGTCAGGAAACAACTCCAGTGGGACATATTTTGAAACTGTGTTGTCATATGTTTCAAGGTATGTTCTTAATGCGTAAGGTGTATCTTTCATACATCTTACATATTCTATCATTACTTGTTCTTTTGTTAAACTCATAAATTGTATTTTATATAAATATAAAAACCCCCACTTAATTATAAATGGGGGTTTGTAAGTTAATCTTCATCTTCATCATCAAAATCGAATGTATCCCAATCATCGGGATTGAAATCGTCATCATCATCTTCTTTTTCCTCTGGTTCAATTGGTTTCTTCTTTTCAAACTTCATTTTTTCTAATGGTTTTTCTTTTTTCTTTTCGTAATTAATATCATCTATAATTTCTTGTGACAAATCTAAAAATCTATCGATTTGTTCTTTGTCATTTTTAAAAACCCCTAACATCATTTTATTGTAATCATCAGGTTTCCCCTCAAATTCTTGAGCCAACATCAATAATAAATCGGGTTCAATTTCATGTGAATAACCATCAAGTTCCATATCCCATAAAAATCTTAATTGTTCTATTAGGGCTCTACCATAATTCATATTTTTGATTTCGTGTTTGTGGGCATCAGCTACACCCATAATTGTATCACCCACTTCTTTGTTTTTAGGTAATGTGAAAATAGAATCATAATATCTCGCCCCTTTAACCAATTCGTGCATAAGTAAAGGAAAATTTGGTGCGGCAGCATCAATAATCCAAACCCCATTTTTATCTAAATAGACATCACAATATGCGACTCTCCCTGTAACACTTTGAGCCATTCTTTCTAATTGTGCCGTGTTTTCCCAATAAAAACGAGAAGCCCCCGAACCGAACTTTTTGTATAAGTCAACTAATCTTGGGTCAATCGAATTTAATTCATCCTCAATATTGTTAACAGCATTAAATCCATCCCTCCAAGCAGCTCCTTGTGTTAAAGCATTTTGTATATGTCTTTGTTTTATTCTTTCGTCAAATGATGAATCTACTTGTTTTGCCTTTTCTATTTTTGTTGTAGGTATTTCTTGAGATAATCTTCTACCACCACTACCTTGACCTAAAATTGCATTTACCTTTATTTTACCATTATCAACCCCATTTTTTATATGAGGGTACATATTAAAAAATGTAACTAAAGCTAAATCTTGTAAATCACTTTTGTGACTTGATTCTATATTTGGTAACCCAAACATTAAAGATGTGAATTCTTGTGAACTTGGTGCTTTGTTTTCAGGATTGTCGTACAGATTTTTAGCTGTTCGTTCTATTCTGTTTTTTACATCATCAGGTAAGTAGTCACTAATCGGTGCTTCAAATAACCAGTTTTTTTTCATTACTTCTTTTTTAATCTATTATAAAGTTTTTCCATCACAAAATCAAATTCTTCTTCCCCTTGAGGTCTTGTTTCAGGATTTTCGTATGGTGTAATTCTTTCAGGTTTTCTTCTTGGTTTTTCCTTTGGTTTTTCTGTTGGGGTTTTTGGTTTGGTCGCGGGCTCTTTTACACCTGGTTCAGACATAAATTCAAAGTCCATCATATCCAAATCAAAATCTTCATCTTCCCCTTGAGGTCTTGTTTCAGGGTTTTCGTATGGAGTTTCACGTGATGGTTTTCTTCTTGGTTTTTCCTTAGGTTTTTCAGTTGGAGTTTTAGGTTTTGTTGCTGGTTCTTTTACACCAGGTTCTGCCATAAATTCAAAATCTTCTAACATTTCGGATTCACCAAAATAGAAATCCTCGTTAATTCTATTTTTTAATAAACCTAATAAATCCTTTTTAGTTATAGTTGGTTGTAATGATTCTTTAACCAATTTATCCAAATTCTTTTCTGTCATAAAATTTTCAAACGTTGGTCTCATCGACTTATTAACATTTTTTCCCATTTGAGATGCCGCAACAGAACCTATTTTTTCCAAATAGTTTGCCATCGTGAAATTCTCCTTAGTTTCCTTCTTTTTGTATTTTACTGTTTTTTCAGGATGTTTTTTTTCTGGCATATTTTTATATTGTTTCTTTGATGTACTCTTAGAAAATTCTTTAGCCATTTTACACCATTTACAATCATCACTTTTACATTTGTTACAACGAGCCCAAAATAATCCTTGTTGTGCTTTTGACTCGAATTTTTCATCTAACTTATCATCCTCCATCATTTCAACAGTAGTTTTCCCATCCTTGTTTGATACTACAGCGTTTTTTACGTCCATTGACCCACCAGGATTCAATGTGTAGATGTCAGTTGTCTTTGTTGATTTGGTCGCATTAACAGGTTGTGTTGTTTGTTCCTCAACCTTTTTTTTGTTCATTCTTTCATACAATGCGTTTATTGTACTTTCATTTAATGATACAATAAAATCAGGAGTGAGACCACTATCCAATAAAAATCCAACTTTATTATTAAGATTCATAAGAAAATTTTTTTTCAAATTCAAGGACTATATCCCTTTCATATAATTTATTTTTTACATTCTCCTCAGTTTCACCAAATCTGAAAACTAATCTTTTAACTAAATCAAAATTAATTAACTCAGATTCATTTTCCCAACCTAAAGCTACAACATCATCTATTGTATCAATCATTGAAAAATAATCTGATTTTTGTATGACTGATAGAGAAATTTTATCATTTTTTAAAACACCTACTTTTTTTATATGTTCTAAATCAGGTGGTAGTGGATAACCATTAGATGGTTTTGATTCCCACATTTCACCCCAAACATCAGTAATATTATCACTAAATATAAACTCGTAAATGTTATCACCTTTATAATTCGGACCTAATTCATTAACATATATCAAATAGTTCATATCAATCTACCACTTGTTGTTACACCAAATTTTTCTCCTTCCATTTCAAAAACTAAAGTTCCCTTTTTGTTTTTACCAATAAGTTTAGCGGAGGGGTATTTGTTCAAAAATCTTTTTGAAGTTGATTCTTGTTTAAAGTTTTCGGATAACCTTTCCAACTTACTTTCATTAATATTTTTTGGAGTTTCATTGAAATACTTTTGTAATATTCTGTCAACTTTTGATTCAGATACACCATATCCCATTTCTTTCATCCTCATTTTGTGTTGACGTTCCTCAAAACTTTCTCTTCTTCCGTGTCTTGGGTACATTTCAGCCATTTCACCTTCTGGTGCAACTGGTATTTCAGGTTCAGGTAATTCTTCACCACCCATCTCAGGTTCAGGTAATTCCTCATCACTCATTTCAGGTTCTTCAATTTCTTCTCCCTCTTCAAATTTTGAAGTAATTTCTTCAATGTCGTCAGGTTCAAGTTTACTTAAGTCCAAAGCAGACAAAATTGAATTAATAACATATTTTACATCTTGGGATGACATATCATTATCTTCATCAGTACCAAATGTTCTAAGTTTTTGAGCTAATTTACCAGTAAGTTTTTGAATACTTTTGAAAGTAACAACATCTTCCTCTTGTGGAGTTTCACCCTCACCATCCATAGGAACTTCATCATCCATTGGCATCTCATCTGTCATAGGTTCTTCAGCAGGTAATGGTTCTTCGATAGGCATTTCAGTTTCAGGTGTTGCTGGTACAGCTGGTGGTGTCGCAGGTGCTGCTGGTGCTGGTGGAATTTGAGTTTCTTCTTGTTCATTGGTTTCACCACCTTTTACTAAAAAATATTTTTTGTCATCAATATTTTCTTGTTCGTTAAATAATGACAAGTTTCCTCTATAACCCTCATTTACATTTACCTCTTTCACAATAAGGTTTAAACGTTTCAATGCTTGTGAATAAGACGAATAATACTTTCTATTTTTCATCGGCTCAATATATTCACTAACTGATTCGGTTAATCCTTTTTTAATAACATATCCATTTTTTTCTTTTGTGATATGATATGTATTTCCATCAGCTAAGGTTTTTGAATATTCTAAAGATTCACTCTCGTTAATTGACTGAGGTGTATTTAAATTATATTTAGAAATTTCCAAAATCCTTTGAATTTTTTCCATTCCTCCTAATTTTTCACTACCAATAGGTTTTAATTTTCCCATATTTCGATTTTTTTGTTATTATTTTTTATATATAAATATGTACAATTAATCAATTCTACATTTACTCAATAGAAAGTTTATTATCTATAAGTTTTAAAGGTGTTTTATATAATTTGTCAATATACCCGTTTCTTCGTAATACTTTAAAAACCAAATTTTCCAAGCTCATTTCACCACCCCCTTTTAAACCACTTAATCTAAACTTTTTAAGTTTATTTTTAAATTGATTTAGTGTTTTTTCGATTGTGTCAATATCTAGGTCTTCCATATTTTTTATCGAAGAATCAATAGTTCTCATCCATTGTTTAGATTTATTTTTTACATCTTTCAAATCCACTTTAAAATCAAACCTTTTGGGTGTTTTTAACCATTCATCATTCAGTAACGAATAAACACCTCCACTGATACCTTGCATATCAGTATCCTCAATGAAAAACTCAACATCAAAACCAAACATTTTTACATCTCTTTTTTGATTGAAAATTACTTTTTTCAAATCAAAATATTCAACGTACATATCTTTAAGTTCATTGGAAAATTGTTTGTAATCAACTAATATGTGCACGTCAATGTCTGAGAACTTAGACCAATTATAGTTAGCTATTGAACCAACTACAATAATGTCATCAATAACAACGTCAATGTCCAAACTTTCAATAAATTGGTAAGTTATCTCAAGTAAATTTTTTCTAACCTTTGGGTTTATTTTATATTTCTGACCTTCAGGGTCACCCATATGTTTTTCATTTGGTAGATACCATATTTTTGGATACAACTGGTCTTGTATCTCGAAACTACTTAAAATATTTTCAATATTATCCATGTCTGATAAATATTCACATACATTGTAAATATACATCAAACCTTTTTGTACTTGTAATTTTTAGCGATGGTGGAACTAAAAAACTTACCTTGGGATTCCGATAACCTGAATCTAGTGTAAATTGTGTGCGGTACTTCATCATATTCATATTTAGTTCCATTTTTGAATTCAACAATCATTTTTTTAGTTGCTGTATCATACTCACTTCTTACTAAATTACTTGATTGTACTTCATTTATAATTTTTGTACCTACTATTTCTTCTTTTAATATTGCCATTTTTTTAAATTTAAAAAACCCCCATTTATATCGGGGGTTAATGTTAATTAATTTTTTTTAATTCATCTCTAATTTCTATAGCCCTTTCGAAATCTTGTTTTTCAATAGCTATTTCCATTTCCTTTTTGAGAGTTTCAATTTTCCCTTTGTTTTTCTGAAGTTCTTTTATTTCGTCTCTGATTTTAGCCGCTTGTTCAAAATCTTGGTTTTGGATACATTCGTTTAATTTAGTTTCCAAATCTCTCTTTGTATTTGAATTAGATGCTGACCATTTTGTGTTAGGATTAATCACAAAATGAATTGAAGTGATAATACCATCCTTGGTCTTTCTAACTGAATTTCTCAATTTACTGAAATCAGTATTAAGTTCATCGTACTTTAAGTTATCCAAGAAACTTTCCAGTGGAATTGATGGTTTATGTTTTCCACCGAAAATCTCGTCCAAAATTTTCTCAAATTTTTTATAAAAATCGTTATCCATAATAAATTGTTTGTTGTTAAGTTTATTTTACTTAGTATTGTACGAATTATATACCAATTAATTAAGATAATCAATAATGTCACTTTGTAATTAAAAATACTGACATTTTGTCATTACAAGATTGTTGAAAATACCAAATAAAACATTATTATTAAATAAAAAAGTTATGATAGAATCTAAAGATGGAGATTACTCAAGTAAAGGTAAGGGTGACACACCAGTATTAAACAACTTTGCAAAAGATTTGGTTAAACTTGCTGAAGAGGGAAAATTAGACCCTGTTGTAGGTAGAGATAGAGAAATAACAAGAATAGCCCAAATATTATCAAGAAGAAAGAAAAATAATCCAATTATAATCGGTGAACCAGGTTGTGGAAAAACCGCTATAGTAGAAGGTTTGGCCTTGAAAATATTGAATGGAGATTGTCCAAGAAATCTAATGGATAAAAGAATTATGTCCTTAGATATGACCTCAATTGTTGCGGGCACAAAATATAGAGGACAATTTGAGGAAAGAATGAAGGTGATTATAGAAGAACTACAAGCCGCCCCAAATATCATTTTGTTTATCGATGAAATCCATCAAATTGTTGGTGCGGGTAATTCATCAGGTTCGTTGGATGCCTCAAATATATTTAAACCAGCCTTAGCAAGAGGGGAAATCCAATGTATTGGTGCGACCACTTTGGATGAATATAGAAAGAATTTTGAAAAAGATGGTGCATTAGAAAGACGATTCCAAAAAGTAATTGTTGACCCATCAACTAAAGATGAAACATTACAAATTTTATTAAATGTCAAAGACAAATATGAAAATTACCATAAAGTAAATTATAGTGATGATGTACTTAAACTTTGTGTTGATTTAGCTGAAAGATATATTACAGATAGAGAATTTCCAGATAAGGCATTTGACATTATTGATGAAGTCGGAGCAAGAAGTCAGGTTGAAATTAAAATGCCTCAAATTGTGGAGGATTTGAAAACACAAGCACAAGAAATAAAAAAACAAAAAATAGATGTTGTAAAAAGTCAAAACTATGAACTGGCTGCAGATTTAAGAGATAAGGAAACAAAAATATTAGATAAGTTAGAAGAGGAAAAAAAGAAATTCGAATTTGATTTATTAAACAAAAAGAAAGAAGTTAGTGTAGAACTAGTTTATGAAGTTGTATCTAATATGACTAAGATTCCAGTCTCAAAAATGGATTCTGATGAAACTAACAAACTTTCATCTCTTGATAACAATTTGGCTTCGAAAGTTATTGGACAATCAGAAGCTGTTCTTAAAATCGCAAAAGCAATAAGGAGAAATAGATTGGGGATTAAAGACCCTAATAAACCAATTGGTTCATTTATTTTCTTAGGCTCAACAGGTGTGGGTAAAACTTATTTAGCTAAACAATTAGCTAAGGAAATATTTGGTAGTGAAGAAAATCTAATCCGTGTTGATATGTCAGAATTCCAAGAAAAACATTCAATATCAAGATTAATTGGTTCACCTCCAGGTTACGTTGGTTACGATGAAGGGGGACAACTTACCGAACAAGTGAAAAATAAACCATATTCAGTTATTTTATTCGATGAAATTGAGAAAGCAAATAAAGACGTGTTTGCAACGTTACTCCAAGTTTTAGACGATGGACATCTTACTGATGGTCTTGGAAGAAAAATTAATTTCAAGAATTGTATCATTATTATGACCTCAAACCTTGGTGTCAAAAAACTACAAGATTTTGGTACTGGTGTTGGATTCAAAACAAACGCGAATGTTTACATTGAAGAGGAACATAAAAGGGATATGTTAAAAAAGGAATTGCAGAAATTCTTTGCCCCTGAATTCCTTAATCGTATTGATGAAATTATTGTTTTTAATACATTGAAGGAAGACGAAGTAAAACAAATTGTTAAATTAGAGGTCGATAAACTAATTAAAAGATTAGAAGGTTTGAATTATAATATTTCTTGTGATGATTCAGTTTTAGAATTAATTTCTAAAGTTGGTTTTGATGAAACATATGGTGCCAGACCAATCAAAAGAGCAATTCAAGATAAAATTGAAGATTTTGTATCAGAAGAGGTGTTAAATGGTAAAATTATAGAAAATGAACAATACATTCTAACCGTAGATAATGAAAGTATAATTTTCAAAGAAAAGGAAACCAAAAAAACCAAAAAGAAAAAAGGGACTGAATAGTCCCTTTTTTTATTATTTTATTAATTGTTTGAATCTATCAATTTCCTCTTTTAAATTTTCTTCTTTTTTCTTTTCCTCTGTACCCTTTGTTTCACCTGTACTTGTTAAAGGACTTGTTGACTTCTTAGTTGTTGTAGTTGTTGTAGTATCAAAATCAACCACTTCAGGTTTACTCAAATCTTCTTCAGGACTCATTTCATCCTTTGACATCATCAAATCTTTACCTATTTGCGCTCTCTTTGAACCAGGAACAACATCTAATCGTTGTCCGCTCAATTTTTCAGTAGATAAAAGATTTATTTCACCTAAAGCTTTTTTGTAACCAGGAAAAAATGGTTCCCACTTTGTAATAACAAAATCCAAAAGTTTTAACAATCTCATTTTTTTCTCAGGTGCGATTGATAACTTATCAACTCTTGGTTTTAACTCCTTGAGTTCTTCCATAAATTTTTCAATGTCATCAAGTTCTTTAATTACTTTTTGACTTCTATTTTTAATTTTACTCAAAAATTTAAAATAACCAAAACTTTCACCTTTCATAAAACCTCTTACACCTTGGAAAAAGTCACTAGCTTTAGTACCACTTAGAATTTCGTCTAATTCTTCTGTTTGAGATTCAGTTTCTAAAATTATATTAGATAATCTTTCGATGTCACTTTCATTAATATTTCTATACTTACTCATAATTTTTTTATTTATAAATATAGTAATATATGAAAAAAAAATTATTTTTTAGTGTATTTTTTTGTACCCAACTCAGATATCATTTTCTTAGCAATATCCAAAGTATTATATACATCATCAACAATTACATATTCGTGTTCTGTGTGATAGTTGTAATAACCAACAGCAAAGTTTATACAAGAAAAATCAAATAGTTGTTTAAGTGCGTAAACATCAGTATAAGGGTGGGATTGGTATTTGTTTCGACTATTAAAACCCTCCGTTAATACTTTGTCACATTTATCGAAGAAATCACTACCCTTATCAAATAGTTTGACACCCATACAATACTCACTGACCATCCAATTACCAGGAGCATCAAATTGCATAACATAACCAACATTTGAGAAGAAATCTTTATCGGCTTTTTTTGACCCATGACATCCTGTTTCTTCTGATACAAAGAAAGCTGCTTTGACATTTGGTAATTGTTTTAATAACTCCAAACAAACATAAACACCACATTTATCATCACCCCCAATTCCAGTTGGTAATCCTTGGTCATTAAACGCCTTCAAGGCCATCTTTAATTCGTTTTGGTCATTGGGTAACATCATCTCACGAATATTGATTGTATCAAGCTCGTGAACGGTATCTGTGTGGGCAACAACACAAGGAAAATACTCAACCTCATCAGTTTGTTTGGTTGCATAAACATTCCCCATCTTATCAACAAAATAAGGGATATTATTTTCAACCATCCATTCGGTTAAAAATTGAATCATTAAATCCTCTTTATATGTTTTGGTGGGGACAGATAAAACCCTTTTTAAAAAACTAATATTTTGTTCCATAGAACAATATTACACAATTCTTTTCAATCTTTTTACTAAACTTTCAAAAAGTTCTGGTGAATGTAAATAATTAGCAAACTCTTCTATTGTGTAACTTCTTCTTTCACCTCTACCTGATGATTTATTCCAATGAACTATTACTACTTTTGAGTCGTCTTTTCTAATTTCCTCAACCCTAAATGAGTTATCTGTATTTGGTACTTTATATTGACCACCTATTTCATAACCCATATTGTTAAGTTTTTTCAATACATCAGCGTAGTTTTTGAAGGCTTCAAACTTCTCAGGTTCATCTTCTATTTCTTCTAATATTGTATCCAATTGGTCACCAACAACATCATTAAATTGTTCAAAATCAAAATCCCAACTATCCATAGCCACTTCATTATAATAACCAATATCTAAGTCCATTTCTTCACCCAATTCCTTAAATAGTTCAACAATTGTTGCTTGTTTACTTTGAGTTTTTTTATATAAACTTAATAGGATATTTACGGTTGTCACATAATTTGTAAAAACACCTGATTTTCTGAAAACCCCATATTGTTGGAATACATCCGCAATATCTTTTATACCAATTTCTTTGATTTTTTCTACTGCGGATTCGTTTCTTAATGAATTGTACTCATCAGCAATCCTTTCACCAACCACCGGAAAATTGGTATCTAAGAACTGAACAACACTCTTATTATATTTATCCTCATCTTTGTCTTTTAAATCTTTTACACCAGGAATTAGAAATGAAACAATATCATCCAACTTTTTTTTGTTTTTATCATCAAATGAACCAAACATATAACCTTCTTTCCAATCGTCCCAAGTCATATCACTAGGTATCAAATCAAAAGAACTACCATAATAACTATTTCCAAATATAGACCCCAATATCCTTGCATCCCATTCACCTTCTTTATAGTCAAAAAAAGATATATATTCATCAGCATCAAACATAAGTTGAATCATACTCTTACCAGGATTCTTTTCGTTAAGTGTCATCCCATTTAAAGATTCATCAATGCTTCTCATATCCCATTTATCATATTTTTTACCCGCCTTAATTAATAACAACATTTCATAAGGGTTCTCAGGTTTAATGAACTCAACAAGTTTCGATTCTAATTGTGGATAATCCTCAATTACATCCATAAAGTTATTTACCATCCCATCAAAATCCAACACATCAGTATAGCCATTTCTTACTTGATTCAATACATAACTATTCTCACCATCTTTATCAACGATTAAATAGACATCACCATATCTATTGAACTTATTATATTCTCTCTTCAATTTTTCAGAAGCGTAGTAGTCCATAGCGTCATACCCTTTCACTTTGATAAATAAAACCTTATCATCCTCAAATTTAATCTCTGATTCTTCATCAGCTAATTCCTTCGGTGTCATAAAAAATATTTTTCTTTATAAATACCTTGGTTTATTCATTATTTATATTTATCCTTGTATAAAGTTAATTGAAAATATGGGGGTAATCTGGAATCGACTGACGTTGTTAGTTATTCGGGGCATGCCGGACCTGAACTAAGTCCGTTAAACTGGTTTGAAACGATACACGGCAACGTTATCAACAAACTTTCTGCAGTAGGTTTAATCCGTGCTGAAGAAGCAGTAGTAGCCTAGTCAATAGGTTATCACTTTCGAGTCGGGGTGCATTAACTCAGGAACAGGAGCACTATAGGGTTGTCTAACTAATTCTCATCCCTAAAAATGAATTGGCTGATTTTTTTGGTTTTGGTAGTAATTAAAATCAAATAGCTCGGAACACTGCGAATAATGTTGTCCTAAGCATGTAGTCCTTAATAGTTAAGATGGACAGGAAGGAGTTCGAATCTCCGTGCCTCCACCGTAGACAAAAAAACCCCTCTTTTTAGGAGGGGTTTGTTGTTATAATACTTCTTTTTGATTTAATGACTTATCAATTCTTTTGTCTGTGTAACGAATTGAATCATCATATCTATCATTCATCATTCTCACTAAGTTATCGGTATTCAACCTTGAATTCTCCTCGATTGTTTCAAACCTACGAAACACGGATTCAAATTCGTGTCTGTAATCATCCCTTTGACTATCGATACCACGATAAACATTTTCAAATTGTCGTTGAACGTTGTCAAACTCGAATCTATCGTTTTGTTTTATGACAGCAATTTGTCTTTCAATTTTACTGACCCTGAACAAACCCCAAACAACAACTCCAACAAATGTTAAAGCAACCATCGAAAGCATACCCAAAGCAAAATAAGTAATTTCCATAATAATAAATTATTTAATCTTTATGTCCTAAGACATAAAAAATATAATATGATTACTTAAGAAGTAAAAGGATAATTGAAGTGAATCCTACTGTAACCCCACCAATACTTAATCCTGTTAACCACTTGTTTCTGTTCTTAGCTTTCTTAAATTCAGTATTCAGTTCTTTGTACATAGCTTGTTGAGATTCATCAATCTTTTTGTAACTACCAATAATTTTGTCCTTCTTTTCAATTTCTTTTCTCAACATATCACTCACACCTTGGGATTGGTCTAATGCAGTTTTGTACTGATTTTTAACCTCAAGACAATAATCTAATACACCATTACATTCTTTCAATTTACTTGTTACGATTTCTAAGGAATCATGTTCAATTGCTATTTGTATTGCAACCTTTCTATTGATTGTAAAAAGTGTATCTCCATCTATAACAACTAAATCTATTTTAGGACTTACGGAATCTTTGTTACTTTTTGCCAAATCTTGTGCGTAAACCATCGAGCAGCTCATCATTAGTACTATTAGTAATAGCTTCAATCTTAACATTGTTTTGAATTTTTAGTTGGTTTATTTTTGTTGATAAGTTTGACTCACTAATTCTAATACCAGTAGTAAGTGCATTTAGTTGGGATTCCATAGTTTCCCTTTCAGTTTTCATAACTTCCAATTCTTTATATAAAGAATCAATAGCTTTTCTTTCAGCATCTATTAGTTGTTGGTGGAGATTTCTAGTTTCCTTTGCGTTATAACTTATCAAATAACCCAAACCCATTCCAATAAACAAAATAGACGCCACAATAATTAAGGTGTGTTTCCAATTCATATTATTTAGTTTTTTTATAATTATAATTTTAACAAAAAATTTTTCAACACCATTTGACTTCTTAAAGTTTAATGCGTATTTATTAAGTGTTTAATAACTAAATCAAATTAAAATCTTAAATTTTTTAGACAAAATGAGAAAATTACTTTTTGGAACAATCGTTGTTCTTAGCACTGTTCTTGCTTCTTGTGGAACTACTGCAGCTACTGAAGAAAAAACTACAACTACAGATTCTACAGCCGTTGAAACTACTACAGTTACAACTCCATCTGTTGATTCAGCTAAAGTTGAGAAATAGTTATAATTTCTTACAAAAAATAAATCCCCACTTTTTAAGATGGGGATTTTTTTATTTTATAAGTTGTTTAATTCTTTGCACTTCCTCTTCTAAATTTTCTTTTTCTGCTTTTTTCCTTTTCATTCTATTTTGAAGATAAGTACCAGCCATTCCTAATAAATGAAAGGGGACTAAACCAACATCTAGTAAAGAAAGTTTACCAGGTTCATAAGTTTTTAAACCAGGTACATATTTTTCTTTCTTATTTTTTTCTTTTTGTTTTTCGAATTTATCTGAAGTTTCTTTGTCTTTAATTTGGATTTCCTTTTCTTTTGATACATTTTTTTCTTGTTTAGGTTCTGTTCTAAGATTTACACTACCAGTGAAGAATGGTGTTATCAATTGTTCCAAATTACCTGAATCTACAATTTCCATACTGAAAGGACTTGAACTTGTTTTACCTATAATTTCCCCCATTCTTACAGTATCCCCATTAGATTTATATATGTCACCTAATTCATAAAATTTAGTAGTATAAGTGTCTTTTGAAAAAAAGTGTTTAATTTTAACTAGTCCCTTCTTCTTATCAACACCATAAATCTTTCCATCAAAAGGGGCGTAAACATCAACACCATTTCTATAAGGGGTATAAGTCCATCTTTTGAATTTACTTGTATCTAAATTAGCATCTGTTGTTGGGGGATAAAATTTTACCATAAATTTATTGTTTTAAATGATTCATCAAAACCCCACCTAAAGAACTTGCATGAACTGCGAGGTGATTTATGGTTTCCATATCCAATTTTGTTTTTCTCTTGGTAAAATCAATTCCTAGTGTACCAATGAATTTATTATCAATTGTTTTGATTGCGAAAATATATTGAGATTTACAAGCCGTTTCTTCGGCAATATACTTCAACCCATAAGTTGCAATTGTTTCATCCTTAAAATCAACAATTTCAATAACATCATTTTCGAATAACTGATTGATTGATTTGGTGAAGAGGTTTACAGGTAGGTTTTTGAAGGTATTTTGTTTTGAGGTGGCGTTAGGACCGACAGCTTCATAAATCATACTGAATTTGGCCATAGATTTGCCCGTAGGATAAAAATTACCACCATTATGAAACTGAGTAACCCAAACTCTATCACAATTGATTTCTTCCCTGATGTGTTCGATTTTTGACATTACCAACTCCCCAACTTTAAGGGCATCGTGTAACATATCAGGTTTTTTCTTTTTCTTATCTAATAGATTTTTAACATATAACAATGTCACAGGTCCCATCACCCCTGTTATAAACGCTACAATAATATCTGATGACATAAGGTTAAATATTTTTAGTTATTATAAACAATAAATATTAACCTTAAATAAAAAAAGTACAACACTAAGTTGTACTTCTATAATTTTGCTTGGAAATCACTTAATAATTCTTTTGTGAACTCAATTCCGTGTCGTTCTTGGAATGTACTTGTTAATCTATCTGTTGACAATCCTTGTTTTTTTAGTAGAAGATAAGCCATTAAGTCAGCATCAATTTCATCCTCATCATATCTGTTACCACCAGTGTGGCCTAAGATTAAGTGGGAGACTTCGTGTGCCTCAACGAATCGTAAATCATCAAAAGTCAAATCGGTATCAACAAAAAGTTCACCATCAATCATAATAGTTTTTGTCTTTGGGTAATAAAAACCAAAACCATATTTGTCAAATAATCTTGTCATCATATCGTAATTCTCATTTTCTTTGAAAATTACAGAGATGGTAACATCATCAACAAAAACACTCGGATATGATATGATATCTTGATTCATTTCTATTTTAATTTACACCACCCAAAACAAACTTTACCGAATGTTATTTTGGAAATGAAATTACAGATAAATTTTTTCATAATTCTTTTTCTTGATAAATATTACGGTCTGCGAATTTCAAACCATAATTCAAACCAATCATTGCCATTTGTCTCTTAGCAAAATCTTCGGTCATCTTCATCTTTTTCTTAACTTCTTTCACACCCCACTTTTGCCATTGGTCATATTGGTCTTCAGTTATTGTCCATTGAGCATACCAATCATCTTTTCTATCTTTGATATCTTCGAATGTAACATTATGACCTGCAAATTCGAACATCTTGTTAATGATGTCTATTAGTAATTGTTCTTTTTTTTGTTCGTATGATAATCTCTTAGCCATAGTAATAATTATTTTAATTGTTATGAAAAATCAGTATAAGGTGCAACTCTTAAACCATCAATATATTGTTCTTTTTTTTCAAAATCGTGGGAGTATTGACGAGGATGTTGTCTACGATATGTTTCCCCATCCAATCCATCAGGTTGTCCCCATTCTAAGGCCATTTTGATGAACTCCTCAACATCCATTTCTTTACCATATTCATCAACTATTCTACCAGTTCGTATGAAGTTAAATAATTCCTCTTTGTTTGAATAATATTTGTTATCATTAAAATTCCATAAGAATTTCCATCCACTACTTCTTTTACCCAAGTGAATTGATGTGTCTTCAACAAACTTATCCCAATAAGAAATTTGTTCAGATTTATCATCAATTATTTTAAATTTATATATAATTGAGGATGAAGATATATCTATATTTTTAATATCCTCAATAAGTTTAGATTTCTTTTCACCCATTTCTCGGACACTTGGTATTCTGTAGTAATTTGTTCCCATTGTGATATTGTTTTATTGTCTTACAAAAATAAAAAAACCCATTCTAATTTCAAAATCAAAATGGGTTTTTTTTAAAAATTTTATTGGGAAACTCTGAAAGACCAATCTATTTCCCACTCTCTTTGACCACCACCATAACCTGTGTCGAAATAGATACCAACCATACTACATAAATGTTCAATTTCACGAACTTTACCTAAGTCACCTTCACACTGAAGACCTAAACAAATAGTTTTCCATTCTGTTGAGGGTAATCTATCTGGTCTGTTATATTTTTCTTTTGTTTCAGGTGTTACTATAGAATCTTTGATTAATACTTCTATTCCTTGTTCTTTTAGTTCATCAACTTTCTTCATTAGAAAGTCATATGCTTCATTGATATTCATTTTTCTTTAAAATTTCTATTAAACTATCTAAATTACTGCTATTAAAAAAATGTTTTTCAAACCCCTCATTTTCGAAATGTATAAATAACAATACTTCATCTTGTGGAAAAACATCTAATACAATCTTTCCGTTTCCAAAACTGAAGTTTATCTGTAGTTCATCATCGAAATTGATTTGAGTACCATATTCCTCTTTGAGGTGTGGTTTAATTTTATTCCAAACTTCGAGCTGAAACTTTGTTAAGTTGTGTATCATGCTTTTCTGTTATTTCTAATTCGTAAAGCTAAAATTATAAAAAGGGATGTAAGAATGCTTGCCATAATAATGTTGTAGGTATCCATAAATATTATAATTTATTGAAATCTTCCCTCATTTTTGAGAGTTGGTATTCCGTTGTTTTTCTTTCACTATCTAAGATTGATTTGATAAAATCATCACCACCTAACTTGATAAAACGATTGATTTTAAAGTTACAAGTTGATGTCCCCTTTATCTCCATTTCCAATTTTTTTGACTCAATTAAGTTATTGATTGTTGATAACTTGAACTCCAAATTAACTATTGTTTCTTTGAGTTTTTTTATCTCATTGTATTTTTCTTCTGTCATAATATTTTATACTAATTGTAAGTTATTTTCTTCACAAAACCAATAGGGAACATCACGATTTTTCCAAGAAACAAAATCTTTTTTTGCACCAATATAATAGTTTCTATATGATTGAATTACATCTTTAACCTTATATTCATCAGGCATTGCTTTGGGTGGTTCAGTGAAATCCTTATCCTTTACATTAATTGGATTCATTACACACCATTCAATAACATCTTGTGATTTATGTCTTTTACCATAACGATAAGTGTATTCTTTACACAACTCCAACCCCAATTCACATAGGTAATAATAGTTAGATAATGACTCTCTAACCCATATTGAACAGGGGTGGTTTTTGTGTGATAATTTATATGGAATATCTAAACCTGAGTTTGTAACATGGTGAGCACCACACAAAAGTTGAGCCGCCTCCAATAGTTGTTTAACACAATGTTTATCACAATGATATCTTGCACACTTGATGACATCATAATCCAATAAAAAAATATTCATAAATTGAGTGAAAATAATTAATTAATAGCTATACCTTTCAAAACTTTTCAACCCTGATTGACTCAAAACAATATCACCACATTTTATTAAATCCTCAATTATTTTTTTTGGAATATATGGCGACTCCTTTTCAGTTATCACAACAAAGTTACTACCATATTTTTTAATTCCCAAACTTAACTTCAAAGAATTATCTTTATAATTCAATAAACTTGTGGGTTTTATCTCATAGATGGTTTTACCATCCGTAAAATCAGGATAATACATTTTACATCGGTTACCAATATTGTACTCAATACCATATTGATTATTCTCACAACTTTCATAAACTATACTACAATTATTAATTAAGAATGAAAGTTCCAAAGAACTTCTAAAATATAACCCTTTAAACCAACCATTTAAGTGTTTGGTGTTCATAGGATAACTTATAAATCTATCTTTATCTTTATTATTGGTATGAAATTGAATTAAAGAATCTTTAATTTTTCTTTTGGTTGTTTCATTATGATATATCGTACCATTTCTTTTTTTTGAATCAATTATGTTTTTTTGCCATCCTTCTGTTCTAGGGCTTTTTTTCCCTTTATTACTTTCACTAATTCTAACAGATACCTCAATCATTTTTGATGGATTATCAACTCCAAACTTCTCCATCATTGTTTTTTTTCGTTGTAATTCCTTCTTTTTTTGGTCAGTACTTTCAATTCTTTTTTTAATAGTTGAATCACTTTGTTTTTTACCTTTCCAAAATCCTCGTTCAATTGATTTGTTTTTATCTCTACACTCCATTGAACAATTTTCCAAATAACCAACACTAAGATTTCTAAATGATGTCAAATTACCACATACAAAACATTTATCCCCATCAGCTTCCAATATATACTTGTCATAGTAATCTTTTGATGATATATTATGTTTTGAGTTAAAGTGTGATGATAGAGCTTTTGGATTTTTGAACTCACAATCACATATTTTACATTTTTCCATATACTTTTTATTATAAATATATAGATGTTAAGAAAGGTTTCTAAAATCTTTCTGTTAATATGTCTATCAAAAAATATTCATTATTATTTTTCTTGAATGGTGAACGGATGAACTTTCAATTTTGCGGTTTGTTCCTTATCCAAATGTTTTAAGAAACCATTAATATAATTAACAATATTAGCAGCTCCAACAGGATTGGCGGAGTGAACATATATTTGAGGGAAAGGACTTGTAAAGTTGTCCATATAGTGACCAACCAACCATTTTGCGGCATCATATCCAGTTTTTTCTTCGATGTTATCATAATCCAATATTCCTTTTTTAATTACATTTCTAAAATATTCCTCAACCGCAGTATCACCCAAATCGTGGTCAAATGAAATAACATCAACATTGTCCAAACCAAGTTCGTTAATCTTCTTGATAAAAGCACCATAGTTTCTAACAACAATCCAATCTTTGTCATCAGGAGTTCTTTCATCATCCAAATAGATTTTATATTTCATAGACCAGTTTTTTGTTTTTACGAGAATATTGTTTTGAACTTTTATGAACCTTGGTTATAGCAGAATAGCCATGGGGGTTCTTCTCTAAATATACCAATCGTGCACCATTTCCTATTGCATTGATTGTTATTTGGACTTTATTTTTCGTTTTCATAATATTCTATGTTTGTCCAACAAATATAAAAACAATTTTCTATTCGTACAATTTTTTTCTAACAAATTCTCCCAAATCAGCATCATTTGGATGATTCAATATTTCTTCCCTCTTTACACAATAAATCTGTTTTGATGGTAAATCATTTGCATCCATTTGATAAAAATCAACTAACTCAATAACTCTCATCAATTTGTGTGTGGTCTCACCAGTATCCCCCCATTCACTTATAACATGATATTTTTGTTCCCAACCTGAGGGGAGTATTTTAACTGAGAAAGGTTCAGCTTCACCATGCGGAAATATGGTGGTAATATTTGGTCTTTTTTTAACTACGAGATTCTTATTTTTCATTGAAAAAATGTTTTGATATTAGATAAGAAAATATAAGAATTATAATCTCACAGGTCAACAAGAAACAAATGGAAGTGTCCGCATACGAGTGATTCATAATTATACTTTTTACTTCCTCAAATTCGAATATATTGAATGTACTAAAATGATAAGCACCTAACATATAAAACATTAGGTTTAATACTAAAACAACACCGATTTTCATTTGAAATATAATTTTTAAGGTAAGTGAATCAATCTCTGTTTCTCATATGAATTGGTAACATCCTATGCGTAGCAACCTTTTTTTTGAGATTTGGACTTTTCATTTTGTGTCTCAAACTTGCTTGTGGATATGAATGACAGGTAGGTCTTTGAAAGACAACACAAGAGGAAAGTGTTAAAAATAAAAATAGTATTAATATCTTTTTCATTATAATAAATATCCTACAAATCAGTATCTAAAAATCCAAACAAATAAAAAATTAACAGAACTAATAACATTATGTATAACATATAAATTTTTTGTACCCCCTGAGAGAATCGAACTCTCAATCAAAACATCATCCTAAATGATGCGCGTCTACCTATTCCGCCAAGGGGGTATTTTTGTAGTCGGAGCGGGACTCGAACCCGCACGAACCTTTCGATTCAAAGGATTTTAAGTCCTTCGTGTCTGCCATTTCACCACCCAACCAACATTACAATCCAAATCCCACCTTAATGAGATAAACCAAACCTAGTACAATTATAGCCAACATCGTACCCGCAAACATCTGTGAAGAAAATTTAATTTGTTCTTCAGTTTTTCCTTGATTTTTGTTTTCCATCATAAAAATTTTTGAAAGTCCATAAAATGTTTATCAACCCACATTTTTCCTGTTACTTGTGTTGGATGTTCCGTTTTACTTTTATCGAATAATTCAGCCATCGTTTTTCTTTCATTATCTAACTCATCCCAAAGATAAGATATCGCCAAGTTTAATTTCCGTTTTTCCTCAGTACCAACCTCGGACTCTCTGACAAGTTTTTCTAACTTTGCTATAACATTTTGAATGGGGGTGTTTTTCATCACAACTTTAATTTTTTTAATTGTTAATGTCAAGTTCCAACTGACTCTCACTAAATATGTGCAACATTCCATTGTCGATTAATTCAGCAACAATTCTTGTGTCACCTGATGTTGTTTGAAATACCGCTACTACGATACCAGGGAACTTATACCCTTTTGGTTTGTAAACCTTGTCTCCTACTTTGAACTTCATTTTTTTCTATTTTAAATAATTAACATGTATTGAATGAAAACCCTCACTCCTATTTATTTTCAATTCCATCCTTGAACCAGTAACATAATCAACCCAAACATTTTCACCAACTTTCACATATGGCTCCAAATCTTTATAAGATTTGTTTAACATCTTGATTGGTCTGTAAACACTCCAATTTGCACAATATTCTACCCCATTACTTTCAACAAAAATGAACCCATAACTTTCCAATTGTTTCTCGTCCATATACACAATATCATAATAATAAGTAAAAATCTTTAACCCATCAATGAATTCTGTTTTGTGATTTGTACCTAGATTTTTTTCAATTTGTTGGGAAGATAAACCCAGTTGTGCAAATGTTAAAAATGGTAAAAATAATAATAGAAATAAAATCGTTTTTTTCATAATTTTTGTTTTAGTACACCCAGTAGGACTCGAACCTACAACGACCTTTCGGTACCACTCCGCTTAGAAGGCGGGCATTCTTCCAATTGAATTATGGGTGCTAATCGATTGTCTTTCCAATCTGTCAGGTACTTCTATACCAATGAGACGAATTGTTTTTTTTTCAGTCGCATTACTTTCTGGAACTTCGTCAAAACCAAGTTGTAGTCAGTATAGGAATCGAACCCATATAATTTCATCTCAAGTCTAAGACTCGGAATTACTGTAACCACCCAGTGACTGACTTTCCCCCACCTTGAGATTACTGGTGAGTAGTTATTTCGGTTTTTATGCTATTCAAAAAACCTGTTGGGCATCCCCACTGAAAAAAGTCACACATACGAAGGAGGGGGTGTGCTGCCGCCTTTAACCCTAAGAATCGGCATTCCGTTGTCCGATTTGAACGAGTTCATTGTTAAATGAGTCTTGAACCAAAGACTGCTGAGTATCTCTTACTCATTGTAGTCAGGACAGGATTCGAACCTGTAAAATCTTTTATCTGGTTTAGGGTAGGTTCTATTCCTATCTCCTTCCAAAACATATAGCGTCTACCATTCCGCCACCTGACTAAATTTTAATTCAGTGCATCTATTTCCATACAATACAAACCGAACTCTTGTATTTCATCACCATATCTATACTTGTAAGTTCCCTCATAAATGTCGGGATAACTACTATCATAAGGAAAATAACCCAAGTATTCAACATCCTTATCTTCAAAGTAGGGTGGTAATCCCATATACTCATCCAAGAGTTGTTTGACCTTTTCAACTGTCGTTGCAGTTAGTACTGGGATTTTATCTTCCCTATCTACTATAAGATATATTAGTGCCATTGTTGTAAACTTTTATTTATATTAATTTTTGTCAATTTTTTTTTTCTTTTTTTTTTATTTTTTTCTTTTCCTTTTTTTTCTTTTATTTTTTTTTCTTTTGTTTTTACGACTTCCACCAAATCCATTTCTGGGTCAGATAATTCTTGATAACCAAACATTGAAAAGTCAGAAATATAAGACCACCACTTTCCATCAAAAACATATCTTTCATGGTCTATTTTTGGTTTTTTATTGTCAATGCTTTTACCAAAATAAATTCCATCCCATCCATCTCTTTTCCCTTCTATTGGTGGATTACCCTTGATAATTTTTACTAATCTACCATCTCTACTCTTGTAAGTTTTACCTACTTCTAAAATTATATTTTCCATATTTATAATTTTTATTTTTTTAAATAAGTTAGTAGTCAGGACAGGATTCGAACTTGTGACGATAAACGCAGATGTGTACCTCATCTTGGCAGCTCCAATTCTGCCACCTGACTTTGTTTGTTTAAACTTTTCGGTTTTCCTATTCAAAACCTTAACGTCAGGCAACAATCTAAGTGTCAGCCACTACTTGTGAATTATTAGGTGTCACAACCATTAGAAATATTTTCTTGTAAGATATTCATCAGTTCCTAAACTTGGTGCGTTGTTATTTTCATCTAAATGAAGAAACATAAATCCTTTGTAAGCGTTGGCTTCTAATAGAATCTTTTCAATCATTGTGATGATTCCAAGTTTTTCTTCCATCATAATGTTTGGATGGGCTAATTGTTCGTTAGCGAAGTTTTTAATCATCTCAACTTGGATTGTTTTTTTCTCTTTAGCCATTGTGTTATTGTTTAAGTGTTCACAAATATAGAAATAGATTTTTAATTACACAACCTTTGATGAATAATTTTGAGAAAAATATTTGAGCGGATAGTTGGTACTGCCCCAACTTATCTAGTTTGGAAGACTAGAACATTACTTTTATGCTATGCCCGCTAATTTACCTGAGATTCCAAATACCACCAGCAAAACACTTGAAGTCATTGTAACTTGTAACTCTTATAGGATTTTCTTCATATTTCCACCTATTACAAGTTATATAGATTTCTCCTGTCCATTTATCCTTCTTGAGAAAGGTATAAATACCATTACGAGATTTGATATGGATTTTATCCCCATTTTTGAGGTTCTTAAACTGAGACAATCTTATTTGTTCCATAAGTGATTCCATAGTATTTGAATAAAAAGTGGAGCCGGTATGAGGAATCGAACCCCATTATCTTGATTACAAGTCAAGCACATCACCACTTATGCTTTACCGGCATTTATATTATCTTCTTTTATAAACATAAGTTATTGTATCACCAATCTTATAAACATCATTTCTCTTGGTTATAACAAACTCGTCACAATCAGTTGAATAATGATATCTTTTCCCATATTCAATGGTGGATGGTGATTCTGTAACATAAAATGTATCTATTACACATCTTTTAACAATATCCCCATCTTCAATTTCATTATAGTTTGTTCTATTTAGAATTGAAGCTAATAAAACAAATGAAACAAAAAATAAAAACAAACAAGGAATTAAATATTTCATCTTTAAACTTTTAACAAATAAATTAATAATGAACCCAAAGTATAACCAATACTGGAAGCCAAGGCCATCTTGATTCTTTCATTCCAATTCTTTGATTCAACCATATAACCAACAAATGGTAATCCCAAAAATGGCCCGATACAAGCCCAAAAAATCATCATAAAATCTCTATCAGCAACCGTTGCAATATACATAGTTGCGGCCAACTCAATAACAAATGATGCGATACCAATTATAATATATTTTTTCATAAATGTTTAATTACCCAATCCGCAAACTTCTTTTGTCCTGATAAACTTACATGAACCCCATCACCAGCATCTTTGAATGTTACAGATGTATCCTTTGGAATTATAAGACAATTTTTCAAACCTGTCTTTGGGTCAACCATCAATTTTTGAAATTCAACATACCTTGCTCTACATCTATCAGTGGTCTCAGTACCATATACAGTTCTAACCATAACTTTGATGGGGTCATATCCAACAATAACAATCGGTTTAATCCCCCTCCTATTACAAGAATCAACCATCATCTGTATATTATTAACGGCACCCTGTAAGTTCACATAAGAAAAAGCATCATTACAACCCCCATAAATAAACACACTGGTAAACATTGAATCTCTCTTCAAATGGTCGTTAAGTGTTAATCTCATCCAATCCGTTCTCTTTCCACCACTTGATTTATTTAAACTCTGATAACCGAATTCCTTGGCTACCATATCTTGCCAACCACCAGTATAACAAGTCAAACTATCACCGATGAATAATACCCTCAAAGGTGGGGTTGAAAAGGAAGTTAATAAAATAACACATAACAATAATAAACTAATTTTCTTCATAAAACAATTTTTTTGGTGGAGACAGTGAGAATCAAACTCACCTCACAGATATTGCAAATATCCATCGCCAAGTCTTGGTACATGTGCCCCCATTTTTATTTATAACCCAATTTCCTCCAAAGGTAAAACCTCAAAGAAATATTTACAACCAACATCTGTTATATATTCAAAAACATCCTTATAACAATCTTTATTGAAAAAATTACTTAAGACATAATAGTACTCAACTTGGATACCGATTGGACTAAACAATTTTTTATATTGTCTTTTTTTGAAATTACAAGTTTGTAATTTCTCATCAACAGAACCGGCACCATTTTGGTATTTCTTTTCAATTATGTAGATGGTATTCCCCACTAATATTGCAGCATCAGGTAAAAGTTTTTTACTGATAATCGTATTGTGGTCAATATTATATCTACTTAACAATTTTTTGTACAGACCATATTTCTCAAAATATTCACCGACAATTATACCATTTTTTACAATTTGGTCTTGATTATCCATCACATAATCACTTTGTTCCACTAACAATTTTTTTAGGTGTGTTGTAGCTTCAAAATGTAATCCGTTAACATTTGTGTTTGCACCCCCACCACTTTTGTTTGGCGTTCTATTCATAGTTTTTCTTTTTTTGTGGTGGGAATGGAGGGATTCGAACCCCCTCAGCTAATACAAATGATTTACAGTCATCCCCGACTCTCCAGCTTCGGCGCACTCCCATTATAAATTGATGCAGGAACGGGAGTCGAACCCGTATGGTACGGCTTATGAGACCGAGCTGGAACCACTTCCAGTCCATCCTGCATTGTGTTTGACGCAAAGAAAGGAATCGAACCTTTTACCTTTGGGTTATGAGCCCAATGTGCAACCACTACACTTCTTTGCATATATTTGTAGCCCGTAGGGGAGTCGAACCCCTCTTGCAAGAATGAAAATCTTGAGTCCTAGCCGATAGACGAACGGGCCATATTTGTTTGCGAGCTATAGGGGATTCGAACCCCTGGTCTTCAGCGTGACAAGCTGAAATGTTAAACCCCTACACCAATAGCTCTTTTGTATTAATTCTTCCCTCTATGTCAATGAACTTTACAAAGTTAAACAATCTTATCCAATTTTCCAAGCACCATAGATAACTTTTTTTCTCTGTAGTGCATCTTCTGTGTTTCCAATTACAACTCCATCTTTGATTGTGAAAGCATGACCCTTGATTGTAACAATGTAAGTTCCTTTTGAATACTTTTCCAAGAACTTAGCTGTTGTCATATTTCTCAAAACATTTCTTCCTTTCACCTCAACCCAATATGCCATTTGAATATCTTCTCTAATTGGTGTAACACCTTTACGATTGAACTTTATCTGTTTTGACGCAAGTGTATTCATAGTTAAACCAAAGAGTGCAGTCCCTTGTCTATTTTTTCTACCAAAAACCTCTGCCACTTTTTTGTGAGCATAGTCGTAAGTAACTCCAAACGCTGAAGCAAAGGCTCTGACGACACAATCGTCTTTCTCACTTTGAGCTAACTTCGATTCTGCAATCCCTTTGATGGCGACTGATGATGATATGTATGGTGTTTTCGTTTTCATATTACAAAGTTACAAAACCATTTTTAATTTCCAAACTTTGTGATAAAAAAAAATCCATCTTTTTTTACGAAGATGGATTTGACATTATTAACACTCAAAACTTAAGTTCATACCATCTCCATCCGAGGATTTCTACCCTCAGCTCCAGTCGTTAAGTCCATATAGAGATTGCGTTTCATTGAATTTCTTACTATTTTTTTATTAAATATAATGATATAACGGAAAAGTGTCAAGTATGTTACAAAAAAGATGAAATAATTTGTGCTACTTTATATCCTGTGAAGGCTCCCAATGCCGCAGAACCTGGTAAAACAAAGAACTTACCGAATAAACTTTCATATTTTGACCTATTAACGATGTATGAAATTAGGATATAATAAAGAAAGAAGTTAATCAGTACAGCAATATCGATTTCCTTGGCCATAAAGACAACAATCGAGTTTCCAAAGAACCCCCAACTGAAGTTTATTAATGTCTCCCTGATTAATTCCCAAACTGATGTATTGGCATCAGCAACCTTAATTTCCCTTGTAAATAAATTATTTTTCATCCTATAAAATCGTCAAATCCGTTGTTACTTAAAAAATCGTTATCTTCATCTATTTCTCTTATCTCGAACTCAAAACTTGATACATTACAAACTACATCTTTAGTGAATGTTTCGTGTATATAATCAAAGTCATCTGGAGATATTTGAACTTGTTCATCTTTAAATAATTTGAAAAGTTCCTTTGTATTTCTGTAAAGATTTGGGTATTGATAAGTTTTCAAAATACCATCCATTTCGAATACTTCAAATCTTTTGTAAAAATTATCGTTGTACATTAGAATATGTTCCTGAGCCCACTCATTAACAACTTGAAGAATGAATGTCTTTAAACCCTGCATACAAGCTACCCTATAGTCCTCATATTGTTGTTCAACAGTTAAACTACCAATCTCAACATCATCAACCTCTTCTTCATATTTGGCAATTGTATCCAAGGCCAACATCTGTAATTCATCCCAATTTGTTTGATGTATTTTATAAAAGTTTACAACTACCATTTCTTTCATTATTAAAGTGTTATTTAATTTTATTCCTTCGAATCTGTATCGTAAAACATTAAGTCAGAGTCTTCGGTTGCCCATTTATTATGTCCTTCACAATTATAATAATCTAAATTAACTAGATAATCAGGTTTCTCAGGAAAATCTTTTGTGACAAAAGAAGGTTCATTCCATCTTATTCTATTGTTGGGTTGTAAGGCAATTTGTCCATTATCTAATAAGATGATGTGATGACACTTGTGTTCCATAGGGTCTTCTGACAATGTTAAATCAGTATTCATATCACTTGAACCCCAGTTAATTGTGCCAAAATAATTTCCATCATACCATTTCTTATCTTTCATAAAAACTGAAACCCGCATCCCATATACAAAACTAAGTTGAATGAGGGAAAAGTTATATGAAAAACAATTCCATAATTGCAGAAAATGAAAAGACAAATCAGGATTTGGTGTCTCAGGTTTTGTCAATAGTGCATGAGATGGTAATTTGTCTCTCATTACACCATTGTTCAATAAAACCTGAAACAAAACCGCCTGGTTTGGCATACACCGAATCGAAGTAACAATTCCTTCTGTAAACTCACCAAATCCTTTTTGGTGCTGATACATATATTCATTTCGAACATAAACTTTAAGTGGGAAAAAATTACTTTCGATATAAGCCATAATTAACTTGTTGGTATGTCATTTGAGCCATACTCTCTTATTAAATAGTCGGTAAAATCTTCTACACTTTCAACATTGAACTCAACTTCTTCGTGCCAGATTTTTTTATCAACATCATCATATAACCACCAGCCAACTAAGTCCTGAATCCATCCGAATTGTTCGTCTTGTTTTTTTCTGAGGAGGGTCGGAATACTTTTTTCAAGTTGAGGAGTGGTGTTGTTAAGCTCAAGTAAATCAACTCCCAAACCATAGAGCCTATGTATCTTTTCATCGTATTCTTTAATTTTTAACAAAGTTTCGATTATGTATTCTCGTACCATTATAAGTATTATTTAAGTTGTTTGAAATATTTTGGAATTATTATCATACTACTGATGTAAAATGCAATAAACATTACACCATAAACTAATCCCTCGTTGAAATAGATACCCAAAACATATTTACTAATCAATAGCTGGGGTATCATAATCAAAAAGAAAACTAAAAAAGAAAAGAACACAGTTACAAATGTTTTCATCTCATTTTATTTTGTGGTTAAATAATTTGCAGGTCCCCAAGGATTCGAACCCTGACCGGATAGGTTGGAGCTATCAATGCTAAGCCATTACACTAGAGACCCATATATTTGCTTACTATTACAAAGATAAGAAAAAATTAAAACTTTTTATATTTTTTATCCCAATTTTCAATCCTTTTTAAAAGTTCTTCCATTGTTATTGACGAATTATCCTTTTTTATTGAATTATCTGAGAATAATAATAGATTACAATTCGCAGGATGGGATATAATCTTTGGGTTAATCTTATTTCGAAAACCATCCATCACAGAATACATATGGTCTTTACTTACCCCTTTCAAATTATTCCGTTTGTTTGTTGGTGAATACCATCCATATTGTTCAACTAAAGATAAATCAAATTCATCTTTAAAATCTTGGATGTCAAACTTAAAAAAACAAGATGGTCTATAATACTCGTAATATGTTAATTTACAATCATTACATATTATTTTCAACTTTTCAGTTACCTCATTAATTGAACAAATCTTACAAATCTTTTTAGTTTTAATCTTTTCCTTTCTGGGCTTGTTTTTTAAGGTCTCTGAAATCTTTTTTTTAGTTTCTTCAGTCAGTTTTCTATTTCTATTATTATACTGTATAGCACAAGAAGATGAACAAAAGGTATTAGGTTTACTAAAATATTTTTCAAATTCCTTTTTACAATTTTTACAAACTTGATTTTCCTTGTATATAACTTTTAAATTCAATCTACCCATTTTACAATTGATAGATTTGTAAGTCGTTCCCATAATTTCAGCAATATCACCAGGTCTATAACCCTTCTCGACAAGTGAAACTAATTGTTTTATATTTTCATCATTCCATTTCATATATATAAATATCTAAGAAATGAGGAAAAGTAAAGAATCGAACTTTTTTTTGAGGTCGGGGAGGGAATCGAACCCCCCTAAAAATGATTTTGCAGGTCATTGCCTAAACCACTCGGCCACCCGACCTTAATATTTCTTTTTTATCCCCCAACTTCACCCCACTCGTCAGTGGGGGAGTGGTTAGGTTGAGTCCGAACTTATACCTTGGGCTATTCGTTGGACAAAAAGACCACAGCAAGTGAGCAGTTCTAATGGGATGCTTCGTGGTACATTGAATGTGACCCTGGTGAGACTCGAACTCACGCTCCCTAAATTAAAAGTTTAGTGCTTTAAACCAACTAAGCCACAGGGTCATTAATCAAATTTTCTATTAGGATTCATTCCTCTCTTATAGTTCACACACAATCTATCTTTATCATCAAAGAAAGTATTGACCATTGGTGTGCCCAATTTTATACCACAACCATCAGGTGCGAAACTACATAAACTTCTTGCACGACCATCCAAGTTTACATCTTCCAATAATCTCCACTCAATTCCTGTCTCCACATCATAAACATAATCACCATCTCTCAATACATAAAGTTGGTTGTATCTGTTTCTCATTGATTCATAAAACTTCGCTGACATAGTGTTCATTAAAATTAAAACTTTCAACATAATTCGGTTGATTGAATGGTTAACTAATCCTGTCTAATTACATTCCCAAATCTACACAAAAGATTCATATATTTTACTGTTTCCATCAAATAATTTTGATTTTTATCCATTAAAATAACAACCTCCATATCAATAATTGCTCTTACCTGAACCTCCTTGTTGTTGGGATTGTCATCACCAAAATCAATAATTAAGTTGTCACCAACTTTAAACTCACCAATTTTTACCTTTTCCATAATAAATATTTTTTGTTGTTCCGGTGAGGCTCGAACTCACGACTTCTACGGTATCAGCATAGTACTCTAAACCAACTGAGTTACGGAACAATGTTTGTGGTTCCATCAGGATTTGAACCTGAAACCCCTCCGTTATGAGCGGAAAGCTCTAACCACTTGAGCTATAGAACCTTAAAAAAAATTTGTATGGGTGACCGGATTTGAACCGATGACCACTAATTCCCAAAATTAGCATTCTACCTCTGAACTACACCCATATATTAAACAATTAAACCATATATAATTCCACATAGAAGAACAATTAGAAAAATAAGTCCTACTAAGAATAGGTCTGAGTTTCGTTTGAAGTGAGACAAAACTAAGAATAATATTCCAATTATCAAAAACAAAAGACCAATTAATAATAACATAATTTAATTTTTTTTTGCGGAGAACAGAGGTCTCGAACCCACACACCAGCTCATCACCGATGACATCTGATTTTCAAGACCAGGCCGATACCAATTTCGGTTGACTTTTCCGTATTGTTTGGTGGTATGATGGGACTCGAACCCACACATACATCATCCACAATGATGTCCCTCTACCAATTGGGGTACATACCACATATAGTTTGGTGGTGATGATTGGAATCGAACCAATATTAAACGATTTTCAGTCGTTCGCCTTGACCAACTTGGCAACATCACCATAAAGTTTTGAGTAAGTATCCACCACGTTTAAGGCTGGCTGTGGACAGTGCTACCTACGACCTTTCCTTACTCTTCTACAAAGTTACCATTTTTTTTTAATTTCCAAATATCTTTGTAAGTTTTTTTTAAAGTGGTCAAAATCCACCACTTTAAGTTATTACTACACAATCCATAAAATGGTAAAAACCAATTAATGTAAAACTTGAACAATAAATTATTTTAAAAAAAATTTTGAATTTTACTTGGATGTATGGTATTTGTTTTGTTTCTTTGTTAAACATTATTTCACTACTAAAAATTTAAAATTATGAACACACAATTGAGCACAACTTCAAAAATTATTGTTGGAATTATTTCTGTTGTATTATTATACAACGCTACTTACCTACTAGGAATTGTTGTAGGTTTTTTACAAGGTATTTTGGGTTAAAATTATTCTTTTAAAAGTAGAATTCGGATTTTATTTAAAAGTTCGAATTCTACTTTTATTATCTCTATTTCATTATACCAGGTAATAAAATCCCTCACTTTAGAATGTTCCCCCTGATGGAATCGAACCACCATCCTCAGAATCAAAATCTGATGTAATCAACCATTATACCAAGAGGGAGTATTATTTTACCACGATGTCAATGAACAAAAAAAACCCTGAACTTTATGGTTCAGGGTTCTACTATCAAAAAATTATTAACAATTATAATTCTATAGAATTTCCCCAACCATTACAAACACTCGGCTTTGACCAACAATTGCTAAATTGTGGCTGAACCGATATGTTAATATGTTTGAAGAAATTTTTCATTTTTTTAGTTTGTTTATAAGTATTGCGAAATTAATAAAAAGTTTGGCTCAGAATGATTTTTTTCCAAAGTTGCAATTTTGTTTAGTTTGCTGAACTCATTCTTTATAACCTAAATTGACAGGATAGTGTTTGGTCAAATTTACAAGTTTTGATGTTTAAAGATTGCTGAATCTATCCCTCGTTCTATATAACGTAAATATAATTAAAAAGTTTCAAAAAGAAAAGAAAATTGGAAAAATTGGTTTCAGTATGGGTTTTTTGTTGAAGTTTATTTCCGTGCGATTGGAAAAATGAGTCAACAACTCAGCCTTGTGTTCGAATGATTCAATATTTGTATCTTAGTTTGCTGGAATCATACTTTATAAACCAATTTTTCCTTTTCTCTTAGATTTCGATGATTGAGTATCTCTCTGAATTGATTGTCTCATTCATAATAGATACTGGTGTCATCTGTTTTCCACCCAATACTGACTTTACAATACTTGGTGAAAGACCTGAGATTAATGCAGTCCCCGATTCATCACATCTAACAGGAAAGTTTTTATTCCTTGATTGAATATTCCAAAATATGATTTGTGGTAATGAATAGCCACTTTCATCATACATTCTTCTTATCATCTGAATCGCACTTTCAGAGTGACGTGAAGCTTGGTTAAATTCCATATCAGACATAATCAATATCTTAGAAGGCATATCTTCAGGTGATACACTATGTTTGATAGCTTGATTAAGAATAAGTTCGAATACTTTTTCTAAGTTAGTACTCATACCCCAATCCGCAACTAACATTTGGTCGTAGCGTTCTTTAAGTGTCCCCGAAACCTTTTCAAGTTGGGGCTTTTCAGAGAAAGTAATGAAAGAATCTTTGAAAACTCCTTCATTTCTTTCTGAGATATATAAACCTAAAGAAACTGCTACATCCAAACAACTAATACTACCAGAAACTATTGAACTCATTGAACCTGACACATCAACTACAGGTAAAATTCTTTCAGTTGTACCTTCCATAAAGTTTGGTAAAGCTTTCCATTGCTCGTTTGCCAATTCCCAACTACCTTGTTTCATTGTTTGAACAATGTTATAAGGATATATAGCACCAGCATTCACTTTGGTTTCACCTTTCTTTAGTTTTTCTAAATACTCAGTGAATCCAGTTGTGTCGTGTTTAGCAAAAGCCTTTGTGTATCTACCCATAGCCAAAGATGGAGTTTTTGAGTACTCAATCTCAGTCCATTGGTTTGCACACATCTTTTGTTCGACAGTGTTGGAAACTCCTACCAATAATTTACGGAGGTTTTTAGGGGTGGTATTCAATGCTTTTCTAATTGCGTTGAAAATAACACCCTTTCTTGGTATCCACTTTGCACATAGTCCATTTTCTACAATAAGACCACTTACAAACATTCTGGTCGCCTCAGCTTCCAACTCGGTACCAAAAAGAACTGAAAGGTCATCCCATCTACCAAAGTATGGTATTGCTTGGATGTTCTTTTGAACAACATTTGGATGATTCTCCACAAGATACTTGATGATATCTCGGAAGATTTGTCTTTCACCTGCTCCACCTCTTACATCTCTAACCCAAAATAGGATTTTCAATGCTGACAACGGATTCTCATTGAAAGCTTTTGAGAATGTTGAGATAAGTCTTTCCTTATCTTGTTTTCTCATAGCACCAATAGTAAAGAATAGGTTTACACATTCGTTCAAAGTTGAAGAATTAGTTACCATTCCATTTTCCGTGTAAGTGTCCTCTGATTGTAAGGCATCAATGAAGTTCATATCGTTTCGTTTAATTGTGTTTTAAAACTTAAGTAATCGTTTTTGATTTGTCAAGGACTTTTAAATCTTTTTTACTTCGTATTTGTAACCTGAGTCGGAATTAGTTTCGAAAAGATTCTTCATATTTTCAGCCTCCTCAATAGTTTCAAATTCTAATACTTCACATTGTGTATCAACTAATACAACAGGTAAAGTCGTATTGTGGTCTGTTTTGATGTGTTTTACAATAATATACATAATTAAAATCGTTTTGCAATATTCTCAATTATATCAATTTCCTCATCTGTTAGAGTTAACCGATTACTTCTAATTTTTTCTATGGTTTCGTACCATAAGGTGTCATTAAGTGATAAATTTTGTGTTTGGGTATAAGTAGTAAGTGTTTTTGGTAAACTACCATCTTCAACCAAATAACGAATTAGTTTTTCGATTTCTCTACCTGAACATGAGTCAACAAATTCTTCAACATCAATATCTACTTCAGCTTCTACATCTTGATAAAAGGTTGGCATAATTTTAATTTTTTAAATCTTGTATTTGAATTAATTTTTCTGTCACTTGTTCAGGTGTGAGGTAACCTATGACATCATCAGTTATTGGTGTAGTATAGGTTAATTCACCATTTTTGTCAAGTACAGCCATTTCATATAAACCCATCTTTCCACCATAGGACATTGGATGGGAAACCACTGAAGCACCATAACCATTTTCGAACATAGTTACACTTCTTACACCACTCATAGGATGGGGTGTGAATTGGATATCTTCAAATTTTTTGTACTTCAAGTCAAGTTCATCAATTAATCGTTGATAGGATAAACCTGTTACTTTGGATGTTTCTACTATACCATTTTCAGTATAGAATTGTTTCATTTTTTCTTTTGGATTACTCATATATGTTCAAAGTGTTTTTACATTTTTTACAAAAAAGACCAGTATCATAATCATCATTATTTATAGCCATTACACAAGATAAATCGTCACAATGTTTCAAACCAAGAATGTGACCTAACTCGTGTACCATAGTTTCTTTTATAAACCCATTACCCACTCTTACCGATATATTAAAACCTGTGGAATATCCTCTAACATAATCTCTTATATTACTATCAAACAATCTTTTATCTGTCAAGAAAACAACTGAGGTATATTCTGAATATGTTTGTAATAACTTTTGATTATCCATAATTTCAGTCAAATTACCAAAATCATCTGTAATCATAAATTCACTGATTGATTCTATTTGTGAGTGATATTCAAAATCAACTTTAATACCTTGGGAACTAAAAATATTGATAACCTCATTTATTGTATCTTGTAACTCATCAATATTTACATCACCCAAACAAATTATCTTGAATGACCGATTTATTTTAATATTATCGAATACCCTTACATTATGTGATGAAGAATCAAATTGTGTAGGATTTGGTTGTTCGGTAACATCCTTAGCTAAATTATCAAAGTTAACATCCTTCAAAATGTAGATGAAAAATACAACAACAGCAAGATTCAATAATGTTTTCATATGATTTATTTCTTTTGATTATACAAATGTAGTAAAAGTTTTTGATAACTAGTTATTCTTTCAAAAAAAAATATTTATAATTGAAAGAAAAAAAATATTCATATGGAAAAGGTACTAGTATTGAATGCGGATTTTACACCTATTAATGTAACTAGTGTTTATAAAGGATTTACTTTAGTAAGTAAAGGAAAAGCTGAAGTGTTAAAAGCGAGTGACAAACCCTTATTATCAGGTATGGGTGAATTTATACGTCCATTAATTATCAGATTATTAAACTTTGTCAAGTTCAGAGTTCATAAATTGAAAATCAATAGACATAGATTATATAAACGTGATGGTCACGAATGTACTTATTGTGGAAGTAAAAGAAACCTTACAATAGACCATATTATACCAAAATCTAAAGGTGGACAAAATACTTGGATGAACTTAGTAACTTGTTGTTCATCTTGTAATAGATTGAAGGGTGATAGAACACCAGACGAGGCAAATATGAAAATGAATATTAAACCTTATGAACCAACTATATTTTCAGATATAATCAATTCATCAGTTGGGGATATTTGGGAAGAATTCAAAACAACATTCTATTAAACACAAAAGGACGTGTAAACGTCCTTTTGGTAGATGTTGGATACCTCCCTTTCTTTAGTCGAGTTTATCCCATGTGAGTCCTACCTCACAGGTTTCTTTAAAATTATTTTTTTCCAAAAATACTTGATAAAACATTTCCACCTTTACCTTCTAGGTATGGACAAACAATTTTATCACCAATAAAGTTCTTAATTGATTGGAATATTTCACTTTCTTCACCTAATTCGAATAGAGTGTTTTCGATAAAACTTCCAACCATAGTTTTTCCACCAATACTTTTTGTCGCTTCAGCCGCAATAGTTTCCATTACACTTTTTGTGATTAAACCTGAAACAAATCTACAATCACTTAATTTAGGGAAGTCAGCTGGTGTTAGGTTTGTAATTGTTTTTAAAATTAAAGTACCCAAAGTTCCTTTAGGGTCGATACCCATTGTTTTTAGGATACCACCTGCTATAGTTTCAATAACGGTTGACATTAAACCTCCACCTGCAGCACCCTTTAGACCTGATAAAAAGTCACCACCTTTTCCACTTGTAAAAAAATTAGTGAGGTTTGATAATAAACCCATCTGTTCACTGATTATCATTTCATCAAACCCCTCGTTTCTCAATCTTACCATTTCACCCAATAAACAATCAGCTAATAGTTCAATATCCTTTCTATTCTTTACCTCAATACTTTCGAAAATGAATTCAATTCTTTTTCTTACTTCTCTTCCTTCAGTAATAAACTTCTTTGTTTTTTGAATTTTCAATCTTGTTAAACTTTCTGATACTAGTGTAGAAAGTTCATCATTCTTTGATTCTTTAAGGCTATAATTTAATATATTACCTTGTCCACCTCTAATTTTTATTCGTTGCATATATTGTATTTTATCTTTAAGACCAGGAAAATTTATTGCAGTTGAACAATTTCTTACAATTGGTTTTATTTTGTCAATAGTGTTTTGGTTAATTGGAATTTCTTTTTGAATCAATTCGTAATAGGACAAAATTAGGTTTCTACAATCTTTTTTGTTAGCCCCTTTACCTAGTTTTTCTACCAATGATAAGGTTTTACTATAAATCTGTTTAGGGGAAAAATCAGACATAGGCTTACAAAGTTTAGTACCTTTTTCAAAGTAATCAGGATACTTAATGTCGATGTCGATAATGTCGTCAGGTCCCTTTTCAGGTTCAGGTACTGAACAAATCTCGTACCCCGAAAACTCAGGAAGTGCTAAAATTCTTATTTGTTCATCTTCCATTTTTTTAATTCCAACCCCCTTCTTTTTAGTTTTCCACATATAGAATGGTCTATTAGAACTAACTAAATCATCCATATATTGTTGTAATCCTTTTACAACATTATAATACATACCACCAGGTTTTAAGTCTGGGTCTTTCGCAACATCAGTTATATCATAATTTAATATGCCATTACCTTGTACACTTGCAAATTGTTTCCAACCTAAACTATTTTCTAAAGCTGATAACAATTCTTGTTGAACTTTTGATGTCTCAGGATTTGTTCGTTCTAACAAAGCATAACAACTCCATTTTGAAGTTCTAGCTACTTTACCTGTTTTATCATTTGTTGTACGATATTCTAAAGTGTAATCTGGTTTGTAATAAACAAACTTGTTGTTCGCGTTTTCAGGTTTTTTACTCAAAGCCGAAATAACTAATTCATTTGTTTCTGGATGTTGAGTAATTACATATCCTTCAGGGAAACAATTCGCCGCGGCAGCTGCTCTCAAAACTGGGTTTTCTATAGCTTTGAACTTTTCTAAAGGTTCATCTTGTTTATATTGTTCGAAAATTTTATACTTATTCATATCCTAATTTAACTATAAATATTATATGTCTTTTGCAAATCCTGCTGTAGGTAATGCAGAACCTTCAGGTGCAGCACCACAATCTTTCATAATTTTATCATATACTGATGTTGTAAGGATTTCACCATAACCCTTTTCCACCATTTTTTCTTTTAATGTTGGTGTAAACTTACCATCAATTGTGACTTCCAAACAACTTTGGACTCTCTTTATTTTATCATTAATACAACCAACTTCAAATGGGAAATCATCACATTTATTATACATAATTTGTTTTTTCAGTCCATCAGGTCCTAACAGAGCACCAAATAAACCTAATGATTTTTTTTCAGATTCACCAGATTTAACTTTTCCATCTGGTGTACAAGAATATGATGAAACCTCCTCAGTTTTGGGGTCAATTTTTTTACCATTATCAAACCACACAAAACCACCACCTTCATAAACTATAGTACCATCACTTGTTTTCTTTTGTTTTACATTCTTAGACAACGCAACACAAGGATATTTTTTCCAACTTTCAGGCACGTCTTTAAGTAATTCAGTAGCTGACTTAGATTTTTCAGATTTCTTAGTTTCTTTATTAGCGGCCTTTTGTCCCGCTGAAATATCTGAACTTATTTTAGTAAGACCATTATACGCATATTTTGCCATATCACCTAACCATTTTATACCTAACTTACTTGAAAAGTAAGCTACACTTTCACCAATATAAGTTGCTAATTTTCCAATACCTTTAGAAATTGTTTGGATTACTTTTCCAAATGTGCCCTTCCCGGCCAACGTTCCTAATCCATAAAAGTTAGTCAAACCTTTTGTATATGCTCCTAAACCTTTAGCTAAAGCTGGTGCCAATAATGATACAATATCAACTATGATATCTGAAATACTCCATTTTTTTCCAGACATCATTTTATAGATATCATAAATTAATAACGCTCCAAAAATTATTACGTTAGGGATTGTTCCTATTACAGGGATGAATGATACACCAGTCAAAACAGCTACCCCCAAAAATGAGGTTGCGATTGTTCTTAAACCTTCCATAAAACAATCAATATATCCACTACCTTTAGCACAAGTAAATGCTTTTGAAATCGTAGATTTTATATTATCCCAACCCCATTGTAACCAAGTTCTTTCTAATATTAGTGAGTCAATCAACCTTTCAGCATATAAAGTATTTAAACCTTTCCAACTATTTTCAAAAACTTTTCTTAAATCAGTTCTATCTGAACTTTCATTGATAAACAAAAGATTTTTTCCATATTTATTTTCCCACTCATTAATCACAGAAATTTGATTTTTGATACTCCCAATATTCATTGATTCATATAGGAACTTTCTTGCGGAATAAATATAATCATTCTCATTTATCAATCCCATATCAAATTTAACTTGGAGATTTTCCTTTAAAATATCGAGACCTAATTTTAGATTCTGAGAGTTATATTCGAGGATATTTTCATTTTCATCTAATGAAATTTTTACAATACCTTTATCAGTGAAAAAATATTGTAAATCATATGTTATACTTTGTATTTTTAATTCCGTATTCATTGTCTAAAGTAGTGTATTTGCTTTACCTCTCGTTATTTTATAGACATCTCTCCATTTAGTTAAACCAATGGGATTTGCTAAACCCCTTGTTGCGCCTGATTCCCACTTAGTAACGGTTGGGTATTTTGTACCTCCACCAGTACCACCTCCACCTGCTGGTGCGTCTTGTTCATCAATTTCACCATCATTTTTTTTGGTTGTGTATCTTTTCATCAAAGAAATAAGAGTATCTATTTCGTATTGTCCCATTAAAAAATTTCAGGTTTAGGTAATTTATCTATAAATAGAACGAAATATTCATTTAGGAATGAAAGGATTTCATTTTCATCAACAAATAAGTCATCATCCTCAAAATCTTCATAATATTCATCATTATCTTCTTCAAATAATTCATCAGGTATATCATTATGAAATTTATAACCAAAATCAGAAATGTCGATAAATGGTATTTTTGTCTCTCTACACATTTCTTCAGAATCAGTGTTAGTTCTAAAAGTAACTTCTAATACTTCTTCCAAATTATTCAGATGAAATGTTATTACTTCTACAATTTCCATTTTAGTAATTTTTAAATTTTTTAAACATTTCTAATGTTTTGTTGACTTGCTCTTGTAATGGTTCAACCATCTCCTCATCTAAATTTTCGTCAAAACCCAATACTGAAATTTTACTGAATGATGGTTCATCATCTTCATCATCAAAATGTAATTCATATGTAACCTCGTCATCTTCATCATCAAATGTTCCGTGTTCCATATCAGAACTACTATCACCAATCATATCTCTACCATCAAAACCAACATATTCTGACTCAAATTCATCATCAGGGCCACCAAAATCAAATGAAATATCAGGTAAGTATTTTGCACCTGTCATTGCATCAGATTCGTTGATATTCATATTTGTATATGTTTTGACAACACCCTTGTTACTTACAGTAAGACCTTGTTTGTCATTTGCAAAATCTTGGACATATAATGGTTGTTGATTTATTTGTTGTCCATATGTGGTCACGAAACCATCATAAACCTTTCTGTGTTGGTCTAAAATATCATTTCGTTCTGCTTGGTTCATTTTGAAAAAATAAGCGTTCATATTTTAAATTTTATTAAGTTGATTTTGTATTTCCTGAGAATTAGGAATATTTTTTGTTTTTAGTAATTCAGCTATTTTTTTCGCTGTCAATCTATCCATTTTACCAATTGAGGTTGTTAATCCATTATCTGTTTGGAATTTTTTTAATTGTTCTTGTGTTTCAGCACCAAATTTTCCATCCGCACCAAATCTAGCTAACTTATATCCTAACAATTGTAACCCATCTTGGAATGTTTTTACATTCCCTTGAATAGTGTAAGCACCAGTATCACCTTCAAATTCAGCAACCTCTTCACCCATAAATGCTAATGATTCTGCAGATGTTTGGTCAGGGTTAGCATCAGGTATACTATTTAGTATATCATAATTTATATCACTACCATCACTATTTAACAAATCAGCAGTTCTTTTGACAAAAAATGGAACTGCAACAGAATACCCTCTTCTACTCCAAGGTGCTCCAATGGCATCTTTCGTAAATTTCTCGATAGACATTTCTGCGGGTATTTTTTCACCATTTTTTGAAATATAAGTAACAAGTACTTTAGAATCGGTGACATTATCAATCATTATTTTGTCCGTTTTGAAGGCAGCACCTTTTAAACGATAAGTTTTACCAGGAACAAACCCCAACTTCCTCAAAAAAAGAGGACCACTTTTTATTTTTGGTAATTTTTTAAAGAAGTTTTGCAACCTAACTTTAAGTTGTTTACTTAATGTTAGTTGTCCTAGTTCTTTTGCTGTTGTTTTCAACAAACCAGGTTTTTTAACAACATCATCGGCAGTGGCTTTAACTCCAGGTGTTTTTGTACCTTTAGCTTTTGCCAAAACACCATCAAAAATAGTTTTTACTCTATCGTAAAATTTTTGAATATACTTGGATATATTATCTCCATGTTTACCTAAAATATTTCTAGCTAACTTTGATTGTAATGCTTTTTGAAGTAAATTTTTTATACCACCAAGAATTGTTCCTAAATTTTTTCCAATAATTTCTAACGCGCCCAAAACAGCCTTTGAAGCAAATCCTCTACCTGTTTTTATTGCATTTTTTAAAACTGGGGCAACAGCTTGTAGTGGACCGGGTAATATTACAAAAGCAAAAGTTATTGCTGCCATAGTGTATAGTGAATCTCTCTCCTCAGCAGGTTTAAATTGAGCTTCTATAATGTAACTGAGGGCATTCAAAGCATCTACGATAGCTCCTGAACCGGGAATTACGAAGTCCATTCCAGCAGACAATAAATCAGCCCCTGTATGAAGAATATCACTGATACTCCAACCTTCCATAATTGGAACTTCTTCACCTGTTTGACAAGAATATATTTTGTTTTCATACATAATATATTTTCCATCAGGTGTGTACTTACACTCTAACAATTTTTGTAAAGGTCTTACCTCATCCTTTACGATACCATATAAATTTAAAATATGACTTCTATCTGATTCAGAAATTATAAACTTTTGCATATTGTTTTTTTTTAATAAATACTATAAACTATTTTGTTTAATCAAATGTTATCCAATAATTGTTTTTTTGTTATGGTATAACTTTCTTCTATTTTTTTCTTTTTCTTTTTTTTGTTAAAATCTTTTTCATACATCCACTTATCAGCATCTTCTAATAAATTATAAGTTCTGCCATTATCCCATTTGACATTATATTGTTTGTGTCCAAACACAACTACATATGGATTATTAAACTTATCTATAGGAACAACAACACCTCCTTCGTAAGTCATATTTGGTTCACCTTCCATAGTTAGTAGAATAACTCTATCACCAACCTTTAATTCTGGATTAATCATAATTTTAGTTTTGTATATAAATATTTATACAATATTTATTATTATGAAAATTATAATCACCGAACAACAAAAAAGAATAATTATCACTGAAAGTACTGGTGAGGAACTTGGTAATTTAATCAAACAAAATACTGAAAGGGTAAAAAAAATTGTAAATGAAGCTCAAGACCAAATTGGTATGAACTTACAATTTTTATTAACTTGGGGTGCTGGTATTGGTGGTTTTATGGGTCCTGTTGAAGATTTCGTAAGAGGAAAATATCCTGAGATTGATGAGAACGAGTTAGTTTTAATTTTGATTGGTATAATTGCAACATATTTTATAGACAACAAAAAAATTGTTACAAAAATCTATACAAAAATACAAGAGGATGGTTTGAGTGGGATTTTTGATAGAATATTGAAAAAAACTGATACATTCACAAATACATTTATCAATTTTATTGATAGCTTGGGTTTAACTTTCCACAAAATAACAAATATGTTAAGCTATACTTTTATTATCCCAATATTACCTATGATATATCAAATGGTTGAAGATGGAAGTACTGAAAATGTGGATTTGAAACAATTAGCTATCAGAATTATTAGTTTTACAGGTTTAACACTTTCAGGTATCATCTTCAAAGAATTATTATCCAAATTAGTTAAAAGATTCAAATCATAATATTTGAGTTTTCAAGATTTATATTTTATCCTTAAATCAAAAAGGATAAATTATGCAAAAATTCGACTTTAAGGACATTACACTAGTTCCTGAAACAATTTCCACAATATCATCAAGAAGTGAAATTAATATTTTCACACCAGAGGGGTCTCTCCCAATCATAGTTAGTCCAATGGACACTGTAGTTAACAAAGAAAATTACGAAATATTCCTAGATGAAAACCTTGAGGTATGTTTACCTAGAGGTGAAAGGCCATACTACGACAATACATTTTGGTCAATTTCTTTATCAGACTTTGAATTAATGATACATAAACATAAAACTTATGGTACTATGGTTCATCAAAAAAGGATATTGGTTGATATTGCAAATGGTCATATGTCAAAACTATATGACTTGTGTAAGTATTTCACTGAAAATATGAAAAGTACAAACCAATTAATGATTGGAAATATTGCAAATCCTAATACATACGAGTTATTTGCCGAACTTGGTGTCGATTATATTAGAGTTGGTATTGGTGGTGGTTCAGGATGTTTAACTTCAGCAAATACTGGTGTGCATTATCCAATGGCTTCTTTAATATCAGAGTGTTATAACATCAAAAAGAAAAGAGGTTATACAACAAATATTGTTGCTGATGGTGGATTTAGAAACTATGATGATATTATCAAAGCATTAGCCCTTGGTGCCGATTATGTGATGTTAGGTGGAGTATTAAACAAAACATTGGAATCTTGTTCTCCTGTTTATTTAGGTAAACTCATTCCATTAAATGAAAATACCTCCAAATATGTTTGGAATAATTTCAAATTCCTTAGAAAGTTTATGTATAAGAAATTTAGAGGAATGAGTACAAAAGAAGTACAAAGAAAGTGGGGTAAAAATAAGTTGATTACATCTGAGGGTATTACGAAATACAATAAGGTAGAATATACATTAGATAAATGGATTGAAAATCTTGTAGACTATCTAAAATCAGCAATGTCTTATACTAATTCAAAAACACTTGAGGAGCTCAAAGAAACCGAATATGTGTTTATAACAGAAAATGCTTTGAAAAGATTTAATAAGTAATATCAAACAAAGGTAATCAGGACTTTTAATTCTTGATTACCTTTTATTACTCTATGATATACACCTTCAGGTATATAATACTTTTCACCAATAACTAATTTTTTAGGGAATTCGTTGTCCATTTGTAAAAACCAATCATCCCCATCCAATATTTCAACTAATCTATTTTCCCTATCACGATGCCATTTTAATTCCTCATCGTCAACATCAGGTGAAAATGTTCTTAATCGTTTATTACCAATTATTTCTTGTTCGAAAGGTAGTTTTTCCATTACCAACTAGCACTTGACTTTAAACCCAATTTTTTTGCGTGTCGACCAACATTACAACTCCAATAACCAGCAGTTGTTCTATCTTTCTTTTGGTCACACTTATGTCTTGCTCTAAATGATTTTGCTGCTTTTGGATTTCTATTTCTCACCTTTAGGTTGGGGTCACCAAATGTTACTTTCTTGATTGTTCCTTTTGGTGTTTTAACATATACCGCAAACTTTTTAGGTCCTCCTGGTGTTCTAAATGGTGAATTAAGTTTAACATTTTTTCCGTGATGTTTTGCTTCAAACAATAATTCTTCAACTTCCTCTTCATACATTGGAGCATCTAACCATACCTCATCCCCATTTTCTAATAAAACTTTTTTACCTAAATCTGACTCAACCAACCAAGTGTCCTCTTCATTCAATTCTATTTTACCATCATAATATAAGTTTCTTACCTCATTAATTAACTTAAAATATTTCTCAGAGTATATTCTAAAAATATTTTCATTCAATGGAATCTTATTTTCCAAATGATATTTTAAATCCTCAGAAATCATACAATGTTCAGTCAATTTCATTACCGGATTTAGTGATTCTCTTAGAACTTTCTTTATTAAGTTATCTAACTTGGTACTCATATATTTTGTTTTTAAAATAAATATCCTTATATTAGTAATGATATTTTATAATCACAATTAATAAATGACTATGTTACTAATTTTATTTTTAATCGTTCATACCTTTATAAGAATATACATTTTTGCTAAAGTATTTTATCTAATGTGTATGACTTATTATTATCCCGAAACATATCCTATTTCATTATTAACTTGGTGGATTTATTTTTTAATTTTTGATATATGGATTGACCATTTATTGAATAACAAAAAAATAGAAAAAGTAATAGAAAAAAAAGATGAGTCCATCGATTGAGGGATTTTTTTATTTTGTTAATCTTGTTATATTTATAAAGAAAAAAGTTTATGAAAGGTTACAATATAAAAGAATCTAATATACGTAAAGTTATCCGACAAAAATTAATGGAACAAATGGAAACGTCTGAACCAAAGGAAGAAAAAAAAGTTAGATGTGTTCCTGAAAATATTATGCCATTGGAGGAAATTGTAGGAAATGCTGGAGAGTATGTAACATACGCACCTGGTGTTACAAAAAGAAAAATGGGAGTTAATTCTATGGTAGATACTTTAGGTATTTTGAATAATTTAAGATTATTCAAAGACATCAAAGATGGTGGTTCTCACTTAGCTTACGATATGATGCACCATTTAAATAAGTTCAGAAACAAAAATTATTACGATGAAACAACAGGTGGTTGTAATAAAGCTATGGACAAAATTATTGAATTATACAAAGAAAACGAACACGGAACTGAACTTGTTAAAGATATTGAGAGAGTTTTAAATCTTCAAACTAAAGATGATGAATTAACTCCATCACCAAGAGCGAAAGAATACCTGAAAAGAGCTTTGGCTTTAGTTAAAGGTGAATAATCTAACCTCTTAGGAGGACTATTAGGACCGTTTGCTGTTACGGCAACAAAAAAAGAGGACATCGCTACGTCCTCTTTTTCTTTTATATCCTATTTATTAAGAAAATTTACTATGAAAAACAAACTATTTTTCGGATGGGAAAATATTAAATGGTTAATTAGAGAAGTTACTAATATGTATTCATCTAAAGAATCATTTTTTTCCAAAAAAAGGATTGAGTCCGGAATCGCTTTCATCATTGCACAATGGGGAATGATTTTCTTTTTATTAGAAAAACATTCAGTTCTAACAATGACTGATTTGATTATGTGGGCAGGTGTTGAGTTTGCAATCTCAGGTTATATTATTCACCAAATCCAAAAAGAAAAGAAAACTGAAGAACAAAAAGAAGAAACCCCCAACGAATAGTCAGGGGTTTTTTGTTTTACTTTACTTCTTCAAACTCTACATCTGAACCTGTAAAACCATCAGTGTTTTCAGTTTGTTCACTCACATTACTATAAAGTTCTTGGGTAATTTTTTGCATAATTGAATTAACATTATCTAACGCAGGGTCAATTTTTTCAATTTCACCAGTGTTTTTAGCCTCTTTTAATTCCTCCAAACCTTTTTTAACTTCTTCTTTGTGTTCATCAGAGATTTTTTCATCCAAATCCTTCAAAGTTTTCTCAATATTAAAGATTGTACTATCAGCCTCATTGATTTTTTCAGCTTTTTCTTTAGCTAATTTATCACTTTCAGCATTTTCCTCAGCTTCTCTCTTCATTCTGTCGATTTCTTCTTGTGAAAGTCCAGATGATGACTCAATTCTAATCGTTTGTTGTTTGTTTGTTCCCTTGTCTAAGGCCGAAACATTGATAATACCATTTGCATCGATGTCAAAAGTAACTTCGATTTGAGGAATACCTCTCATTGATGGTGGAATACCATCTAAATGGAATCTACCAATAGTTCTGTTGTCTTTTGCCATTGGTCTTTCACCTTGTATTACGTGAATTTCAACAGAAGGTTGATTATCTACCGCAGTTGAGAAGATTTGTGACTTTTTGGTTGGAATTGTTGTATTTGCTTCGATTAATCTTGTCATTACACCACCCATTGTCTCAATTCCTAATGAAAGTGGGGTAACATCCAATAAAAGAACATCTTTTACATCACCAGCTAATACACCACCTTGAATCGCAGCACCCAAAGCAACAACTTCGTCAGGATTTACACCTTTTGACGCTTCTTTTCCGAAAAACTTCTTAACTGCTTCTTGAATTGCAGGGATTCTAGTAGAACCACCAACCAAAATAACCTCATCAATGTCATTAATTGTCAATCCAGCGTTTTTAAGAGCTGATTTACAAGGTGCAATCGTTCTTTCAACCAATTTATCAATAATTTGTTCAAACTTTGCTCTTGTAAGTGTTTTTACAAGGTGTTTTGGTTGATTATCAATTACCATAAAGTAAGGTAAGTTAATTTCAGTACTTTGAGATGAAGATAATTCAATTTTTGCCTTCTCAGCTGCCTCTCTTAACCTTTGGATTGCCATAGAATCATCATTCCAAGCACCATTGTTCTCATTTTTGAACTCGTTTTTTAACCAATCAGAAATAGCATTGTCAAAGTCATCACCACCTAAGTGTGTATCACCATCGGTTGATAATACTTCAAATACACCACCACCTAATTCTAGTACAGATACATCGTGTGTACCCCCACCACAGTCAAAAACAACGATTTTAGAGTCCTTGTTTTTCTTATCAAGACCATAAGCAAGAGCAGCTGCAGTTGGTTCATTGATAATTCTCTTAACTTTCAGACCCGCAATCTCACCAGCTTCTTTTGTTGCTTGTCTTTGAGCATCATTGAAGTAAGCAGGAACTGTGATAACGGCTTCAGTTACTTCTTGACCCAAATAATCTTCAGCAGTTTGTTTCATTTTCTGTAACACCATTGCTGAGATTTCTTGAGGTGAGAATTGTTTATCATCAATCTCTACTCTTGGGGTGTTGTTTTTCCCTTTTACGACCTTATAAGGAACTCTCTTAACCTCTGACTTGGTTTCGTCATAATTTGAGCCCATAAAGCGTTTGATTGAATAAATTGTTTTGTCAGGATTGGTTACAGCTTGTCTTTTTGCTGGGTCTCCAATCTTTCTTTCACCATTGTCAACAAATCCAATGATTGAAGGGGTTGTTCTTTTACCTTCATTGTTTGTTATTACAATTGGTTCTCCATTTTCCATTACGGCTACACACGAGTTTGTAGTCCCTAAATCGATTCCAATAATTTTACTCATATTTTGTTCGTTTTTGTTTGAATTATATTGTTTATTTTTTATGTAGTCAATTCTACTCACAAACATTTGTTATAAAAAATTAATCCAAACCTTTTTAACCTGACAAATTGTCAGTTTTAATGACAAAACATAATTTTTTTTATTATTTTTATAAAAAAATTGATTTTTCTAAAATCTTATCGTATTTATTCCTAAAAGAAAAAAAATGGACATCAATCTAAACAACATATACAATTTTTAATTCATAACCCCCTTATTATTAGGGGGCTTTTTTTTATAAACCAATAAACAAAATTAATAACAAAAATGAAAAACACACAAATCTACAACGAGTTAGTACAAAAGATGAGAAACTTTTTCCAAGCCAAAGGTTTCTTGGAGGTTCCAACACAATCTAGACTTTCAATCCTTGCCGCTTGTGAAAATCCACATAGCATCACAAAATTTGAATATTCAGGTGAAATTTGGCCTTTACCACAAACAGGTCAAATGTGGTTGGAATATGAATTACTTCTAAATCCTGAATTTCCTGGTGTATATTGTATCTCCACATCATACAGACAAGAAGCAAACCCAATCCCTGGTCGTCACGACTTAATCTTCCCTATGTTCGAAGTTGAAACAAAAGGAACTAAAGAAGATATGGTTAAACTTCAAGCGGAAATGTTAGAATATTTGGGATTTGATATTCCAATAGTTGTAGATTATAATGAACTTTGTGAAAAATACGGAACTGAAATCCTTGAAGCTGAACACGAAACAAAAATGTGGAATGAAATCGGTGATTCTATCTCACTTCAAAACTTCCCATTGAGAACAAATCCTTTTTGGAATATGCAAAAGGGTGAAGGTGACAAATTCCAAAAGGTTGATGTTATCCTTTTCGGTCAAGAAACAATCGGTTCTGCTGAAAGAAGTTGTGATAAAGAAAGTATGAAAGAAATGTTCTACACAATCGAAGGTGGGAACTACTCAGCAAAACTTTTTGAATTATTTGGTAAGGAAAGAGTAGAAAAAGAATTGGAACATTTCTTATCTTTGGATTTCTTCCCAAGATTTGGATGGGGTTGTGGCCTTACAAGATTGGCAAGAGCTTATGAATTGAATCTTACAAAAAAACTTACTGAAGCAATCATTTAATTATGGCGAAAAAACTAAACCCTGAACCTCAAATGACACAAGATACCAAATCAGAAGTTGTTATAGACCACGGAGATATCATCCAAATATGGAAATATGACAAAAAATTGGGTAGAAATGCCTATGAAGTGGAAAATGTTTATAAAGGGGAAGCTAAGTTTAGTAAATTAAAAAAGGGGTCGAAATAGACCCCCTTTTTTTTATTCTTTTTCCTCTTTTCCTGAGTATTTAACCCCCATTATTGTACCGATTATACTAAATGCGTTAGTTAATAATATACCTAACATATTTGACCAAGTAGAACCAATCATTTGTGTATCTTTGTTTATTACTAAAGCCAAAATATACATAAATGTGGTTATAATACCGATAGATATAATAACACCTAATGCAATTCTCACGATGTTACCAATTAATTCGGTTTGTTTTTTCTTTTGTAGAACATCCAAATCATTAACCGCTGCAGTTTTGGCTTCTTCTGCTTGGATTCTTGCTAATTCTGACTTGGCCATCTCTTGTTGAAGTTCCACACTCATTCTTTGGTTGTCTTGTTGCCAAGCAAGTAACTCTCTATTTTGAACTTCGAAAGTCATTTTTGCCTCCTCAACCTCTTTCAAAGAAACTTGGAGTTCATCCATTATTCTTTGATTTTCAGTATTGAGTTCAATTAGTTCTTTGTTCTTTTCCTGAACTTGTTTTGTTATTTCTAACCTTTTTTTTCTTGTTTCTTTATCTTTATCCTTACAATTCTCAACATATTTAGCAAAATCAGGGTCATCTGAAGAGTCAATAATCTTCAAAATATTACCTTCTAAACCAATATTTTTCTTTTCGAGTAATTCTATTAACTCTTGTTTTGTTTCCTTATTAAATTTCATTATTTATACACCTTAAATGAGGCAGTTCTTTTTTTATAGCCTTCATAATCTTTTTTGAATTCTTCTAATCTAGGTTCGATATCATCAGATTTTATAATCCAAAATTGTGCGCCAGCTTGAACAGCTTTAGCTTGTTCTTCAGGTTCATTAGATGAGGATATAATCCCTATAACCACATTATTACCATACTCAAAGTTAATCTTTCTAATCAATTCTATACCATCAAAGGAAGAACCAATTATATTTAAATCAACAAATACACACTCAGGTCTATCTGAATAATCACCACCCAACCATTTTTGAAAAAGTTTAGCGGCTTCATCAGAACTATTCAATGATTTTAGTGATAAACTAATATCTAATAAAGAACAAGCGTCTTCAAAAACTAAATGGAACAAGTCCTCATCATCTACCAACATTAACGAATCAATCATTTTTTGTTTTTTTTTTATTTTATGTTTATTTTCATTTTAGTACCAATATCATTTTTTTCACATGTAATTTCAAATCCGTGTTCTTCTAAAATTGCAACACAAATATTTAACCCTAATCCTGTACCACTCTCTTTTTGTCCTTCTTTTCTTGTATATGGTTTTGATAAATGGTCGAAATCTTGTTGAGTGATTCCTCTACCATTATCTTGTATTATTAACAAATCCCCCTCCATAAATATTTTAACAAATTTCGTATCAGAATCGTTATATTTCAAACCATTTCTTATCAGATTATCAATTGATGTACAAAACAATGACTCATTCACATCTTTAGTTATTAATTCCTCGATATGAACCTGACTTTTGTATGAGGTTGTTGTTAAGTAACTTTCTAAAATACTTTTTAGATTACATTCTGTTTTATTTAATACAACATCTTTTTTTACTAAGTTTGTAAATTCATAAACACCTTTATAAACTTTTTGAGCATGGCTCAACCCATCTTTAATCATTTTAAATGGTGCTGTTATTTTTAACTCCTCTATTTGTTCAATAGTTAATCTTCGTTCTAATGAACTAACTCCCCTAGGTATGTATGTGTTAATACCTGAGTGCATATCGTGTCTTAGAATCTTTGCTGCGTGTTCTAAATAAGTGTTCTTTTTCTCAATTTCTATTGATTGTGTAATTCTATCAGTTATATCTGTTGCAATTTTCATTACTCTTTGTACTTTACCATCTATATCAAATACAGGATTATATGAAGCTTGAATCCAAACTTTGTTTTTATCTTTAGTAAACCTTAAAAACTCATCAGTAACATATTCTCCACTTTTTAACAATTTCCAAAACTCTTTATATTCAGGAGATTTTGAATATTCCTTTGAAACAAAAATCTTATGATGTTTACCTTTTAATTCTTTTTCTTCATAACCCATTTTTTCACAGAATAAACTATTAGCAAACATAATTTTACCATCCAAATCAAACTCAATAACCATATTCGATGTATTAATAGCATTCATCCTATTTTTTATATCAATTTCTTTTTTCTTGACTTCTGTTACATCATATCTGATTGACATATACCCCAAAAACTTACCATTTTCATCAAAATCACCTTTTATATATGAATCAACCCAATATAAGTTACCATTTTTATCCCTATTTGTAACAATCTCATTCCAAATCTTTTTCTCAACGACAACATCTTTGTACATATTAGCCCAAAACTCCTTGGGATGTTTACCCGAATTAACAATACTATGGTCTTTTCCTCTTACTTCATCTAAAGACCATCCAGATACTTCCTCAAACTTTTTATTTACATATGTTATTCTACCTTTATTGTCCGCTTTAGAAACCAAAACAGATGTATCAACAAACTTTTCGAACTCTTGTAAATTACCTCTCAAAATATTACTTTCTTTAACCGAATAAGCAAAAGAATATAGTGATGATAACATTTGAGCAAAGTTAACTTCTAATCCAATCCATTCCCTTAATGTTTTACTCTCAATACACACAACACCAATTACATCGCCTCTGTACATAATTGGAACATCCAACATAGATTTAATACCAAGGGGTTTCAAATACCCTTCAACAAAACAATATGTTGCGGTATGAGTTTCAGCATTGTTTGCAATAATAATCGGATTGATTTCTAAGTGTTCAAAATAGGCGATAAAATCTTTTTTATACATTTCCGCCCCACTATACCATTCATCTTCTTTTTTAATATAAAGTTGTTGACAGATAATTGAGGTTTTATCTGAATTATATAACCAAATTGAACATCTATCAGCATCAATTGATTCTGTTACTTCCTTTGTTAAAGTTTTTGCCCCATCCTTTACATTTCCTTGATAAAATAATGAATTGTGTGATTGTGATATAAGAACTTTGTTAAGTTTTTTGGAGTATTGTGTTAATTTTATATTATGTTTTAATTTATTAGTATATTCTTTTACCAAGATTGAAAAGAATGGTAAAAAAACAATAAAACAAGATAATTCAATTATTTTGATTAATTGTAGTGCGTCATTTATAAAAAATAATGAAATCATCTTCATTATAAAGAAAATTGACATAATTAAAACTGAAAAGTAAATAGAAATTTTAACCTTGATTGACATAATTGATAACTTTTTTTTATATAAATACTAACTGAACCTAGTTAATTGGTATTTATAAAAAAAACTATAAAACTATGTTAAAAATCGGTTCACAAGGAGAATTAGTTAAACAACTCCAAACAAAATTAGGCGTTACTGCCGATGGTGCATTCGGTCCTGGTACTGACAAAGCACTTAAAGAATGGCAAACTAAAAATGGTTTAGTTGCTGATGGTATTGCAGGTCCTGCAACACTTGAGAAAATGGGGGTATCTCTTCCAAAAGTCGAAAAAGAGACATTAAAATTGGACAAACTTAAAGGACAAATTCCTGATTCAGTAATCAATGAAATTAATGCCAATGGTGAAAAGTTCGGTATTATCACGAATTTGAGATTGACACACTTTTTAGCACAATGTTCAACAGAATCAGGTAACTTCAAAGCTGTTAATGAGAATCTTAATTACTCAAAGGATGGTTTGATGAAAATTTTTCCAAAGTATTTTCCTGGTAACTTAGCTGAATCTTACGCTTATAAACCTGAGAAAATTGCATCTCGTGTTTATGGAAGTAGATTGGGTAATGGTGATGAAACAACTAAAGAAGGTTGGAAATATCGTGGAGCAGGTTTTATACAGTTGACAGGAAAAGACAACTTCAAAAAATTTGGTGAGTTTTTAGGTGAAGATTTAGTAACAAATCCAGACTTAGTTGCAACGAAATACCCTTTAACTTCCGCAGCATTCTTTTTCAATAGTAACAATCTTTGGTCTGTTTGCGACCGTGGTACTGGTGAAGATGTTGTAACAGAAGTAAGTAGAAGAGTAAATGGTGGATTCAATGGTTTAGACCACAGAAAACACGAGTTCAAAAGATTCGAAAAATTACTTTTAGCTTAAAAAAATTAAACCCCACTTTTTAGGTGGGGTTTTTTATTATAAGAACTCAATTTCGTTTGTCTCAGGATTCCATTCGATTGTAAGTGGTTTGTGATGGTAATTATAACTTTCATTTAATACTGCGGCATTAATGTAGTGAGTGTCACCATCAAATGTGTAACCATATCCTGTGTGAATGTGTCCACACACATGAATCTTTGGTTTAATTTCTTTGATTCTATCAGTCAATAATTCACAACCAAGATTTTCAGGTCTACCAATTACTTTATCAACATAACCATAAGCAGGTCCGTGAGTAATTAATATGTCTGTATTATTTGGAATGTTACCCCACTTTTCTTTTAACTCATAACCATTCCTTGGAAGATTGAATGCCCAATTATAAAACTCAGGTTGCCAAGGACTACCATAAACACTTACAAGTTTTTCACCCACCAATACTTCATTATCTTCTATATATGTTATGTCACTATAGAAGTCCAAGATTTCTTTTACTTTCTCAGTATTGATTTGGAATCCCCAATCGTGGTTACCCGCAATGAATACTTTGTGAGTGTAATTGTCCAAACTATTGTACCATTTACAGAACTCACGAATTTCGTGTTCATAACCCATAGAAGATATATCACCAGCATGGATTAACAAATCACCACCAGGTAAATCATCAGTAACAAACTTGTGTTTGTTGTGTGTGTCAGATATAAATGTTATTTTCATAATTGTTGTATTGTCTTTATTTTAATACAAATATAAAGATATTTATGAATAAAAAATACAAAAATGAAAACAATTATTAGATTAACAGAAAATGATTTATACAAAATTGTTAAGAGAGTAATCTCAGAACAAGTAAGTGATGAAAACAAAGCAGGAAATTACCTTAAAAATAGTGTCCCATATTCTTTCAAAGGTCTATTTCCAATAAGACCAGATGTACAAAGTGCAACAATAACCTTCGATAGAACCCTTGGTAACATACCATCACCTCAAATTACCAAACAACCTATCAATGTTGCAGGTATTGAAAATGGTGTTCATTTTTTTATTAAAGATGAATCAGAAAGTCTGAAGTCTTATTTGAACTCCGTTTTGACTATGAACCTAAATAGTCTTGCAGGAAAACTAACAATAAATGGACAACCTTTAGACCAAGGGAGACCAGTTGACGAACCAAATGTAGGACCTACTTTTTACACAATTAGTAATGAGTTTAATAAATTGATTGGTGACCTTTCTTCAGGATTAGGTTTGTCAGGAAATCTGAACCCAAACAACGTTATGACATTTGTTAATTCAGTACCATCTATGACTAGAGATGAATTAAATAATATTATGAGAGCTGTAGAAAGTTTCAGAAAAGCATTCGGAAACTTCAAGACTGAGTTTGAAAAAAAGGGTGTTCAAGGACTTGATTTAGGTAAATTTTCTAACGTTGAAAAATATGGTCAAGCTTACTTTGGTGATAAAATGCAAGTGTATCTAACATTACAAGTTGATGATACAGGTGATGACCAATTGGATTCTAAATATGAAACATTCCGTGATATGATTGGACAACAATATTTGGAATTTGTAAAAAATGGAATAAAACAGAATAACATTTTTATACCTTCTTTAGAATCATTGTTTAAGGCGAGTCCAAGAATTAAAAACGAAATTGATAAAGGCGGTATTGGGGGAATGAACAAACTAAATCCTAAAATAAGTAAACTTGTTGTTGTGGTTTATTCACCAAATCCTGGAGGTGTAGAACTTGCTTAAAATATAAAAACACTACTTACGTAGTGTTTTTTTTTACCATTCCTTGTCTTGGAAGTCTGTGTAGTAAACCTTATTAGTGTAGTTAAATGAAAACTTTTCATTCTTGATTAGAGTTTTACAATAGTCTTTGTTTGGAAGTGATTTAGATAAGTAACTCATAAATGTTCTATCAATCCAAGCGGCTAATACATCATCCTTGTCATTACTATTGATATTCATCTTTTCTTCTGAGGATAGTGAATTGAACCAAGTCATAGCTAATGTGTAACTTTTATCAGTTATTCTATCAAAGTGAACTTCAACAGACTCAACTAATCTACCATTGTAAATCAACTCCACTCTAAAATCATACTTTGTTTTGTACTCAACAATACTATCAACGTAGAAAATAGAAAAAGGAATGTAATTCAAAGAATAATTTACCTTTTGATTCAAGTCAATTTTTAATCTTGTGGTATTGAAAGAAATGAAACTAGGTTTTGAATGATTGTCAATTGAAAAAACAGAATTAACCTCAGTTACATATTTTTGGGCATCAACAAACATAATATCATCACCATCGAAGTAATGTTTGTTTTTATTAACATCATTACCTTCAGCAATGTACAATTTGTTAGTTCTTATGATACCATTAGTAACATCAGAAATTGTGTCAATTGATTTAGATGGTAATGTTAAATCACCTACCATCATTGTAACTTGACAAAAAATAGATGTGGAAACCAAAAATGAAAGGAATAAAATACTTGTTCTCATAATCTCATCGTTTTTTTTTACAAGATAAACATATTTATTATAAAATAATAGAAAATAAAAAAAATTAAAAAATAAATTATGAGAAGAACTGTAAGATTAACTGAAAGTGATTTAGTTAAATTAGTAAAAAGAGTAATCAGTGAACAAGCAACAAGTTGTATGGAACCATTACAATCTCATTTAGAGGGTATGATGAACTTAGGTCCTAATTTCAAAGAAGGCCAAAAGAAACCATATAGAGATTTGCTTATTCAAAATTGTAGTGCTCTTGAAAGTTACATAAAAAGTAACCCTAATGTACAATTTGGTACAGAAACATTAAAAGCAAATAAGACAGCATTTGCATGTGTAACTTCTGTTAATTTTGGCAACAAAGAAGAGGATAAAGATATGGCTGTTGCTTTAGCTAAAGTTGGGGCTTTTGTAAATTGTGTAAAAGGTTCTGGTGGTAAATAAAAAAAAAGGATAATTATTATAAAAAAAACGAACTTAAACTAAGTTCGTTTTTTTTTATTTAATCGAAGTGTGTTACTAAATAATCATTCTTTTGACTATAATATATAGACACAAAAAACATCTTTTTTTCTGATGAGTTCTTTGATTTATATTCTATTACGATTCTTTCACCTTTATCCGATAAAAAATGTCTTGAGCTATGATAAGGAGTTCCCTCTTCATACAAAAAGGTTAAAAATAAAAATTTTTTTTCGATATCAGAATTACTATTAAGCACCAATAGATTTTCATATTCATAAAAAGTAATTAAATTATTTTGTTCCTCAATTATTCTATCATCATCGAGTGTACGTATTTGTTTTATGTTAGAATCCAAAGTGTCTATTCTACTATCAATTAAATCAGTTTTATTAAAATAAAAACCAATTTCTTTGAGTCCTTCTAATTCTAATGAATCCCATGTTGGTTCAGAATTAGGTATTCTTGATTGAGAATTAATATTTTGGGATGTAAAAACGAACAAGAAAAATAAAATTAAATTTTTCATACTTACTAATATTATATGTTTATAAATAAATTATATATACTCAAAAAAAAAGTTTTAGAAAATTTAATCCCACCAACCTCTCATACCAGAACCATCAAATTGGTCATCCCAATCTTTTTCCTTGTCGAACTTATCGTAGTCTTGTCCCTTCAATATTTCCCACAATTCATTCCATTCTTCATTTTCAAGCTCAGTAACCCTATTGAAATATTTGTTGTTGAATTCTTTTTCTTCATCAGAATCATAGTCAACTAGTTCAAAATAATCAGGTTTATCCTCACAAGGAACAAATTCGATTTTACTGGTATTGTAACCTCTACCCAATTCTTTTTCAACGATGTCAAAGTATCTGTCCTCACGGATATTCTTTAGGATTTCAACAACTCTGTTCATTTTATCAACTTTCTTGAATCGTGGTTTTTCTACCTCATTTCCTTTCACCTTGAGGTTTTTAGCCATATGTTCAGTAGATATCTCAATGAACCTCAAAGTCCCATTATAATCCCACCAGTGATGATTCCATAGGGCTTTTCTAAATCTCCAAATGTTTTTTAAAAAGTTAGGTAAATCTTTGAATAGGAATATTCGCAATTCATCATACCAAGTATATCCGTAAGCCATAAATTTTTGTTTTGATTAAAATAAGAAAAATTGTGAAATGTTTGAAAGAAAGTTCCCTTTCTTTTTTCGTGTTTTAGAAAGTTTACCTTTTTTTTCTTTTTCGAAATTGGAACTAAGTTGCCCCATCTGTTTGTCAGTTAATTCTTTGTTCCATTTTTTGACATACAACTCGAACAATCTTTCAGTTGTTCTCACTTGTTCTTCGTTCTGACAAGAATCAAGAACTTTCATAACCCAAGTGTATTGATTTAGTAACTCGTGCTTTGTCATTTCGATTTATTTTATTGGGTGAACAAATATTTCTCAGACAAAGATAAGTTTTATAATCTAATCCTCAAAATATTTTACATATTTTTTTATTGTTTGTCTTCTTTTTTTGTCGTCCACATCCGCAAATACATCAACAAGTAAATTATCAATTTTATCAATCAACTTTTTAAAGTTACCTCTTACAGGAACTGACTTGTCATCAACTAAAATCCTATATTTACCAAAGTATTCCTGAAATTCTGTTGGAACTTCATTGACTGGAAAATTTCTCCTCAAATAAACTAAAACTTTATCGTCAGCTTCTGTGTATTTGGCAAGTATATCCTCTTTTTCTTCTTCTGTAAGTACTATTCTTTTCATATTTATATAAATATTGATGATTATAACAAATTTACTTATTTTAATCAAATGAAGAAAGGATTATGGATTTTATTGAATAAAGTTTTCAAAAAGGATTTAGAGCTTCTTTATGGTATAGGTAGTGATGTAGAAATAACTAACATTATATTCAGTACAAATAATAAAATTCACGTGATTAGTTGTAAGTTAAAAATCGGAGATGTTAAGTTGTATGAAGACATAGGTGAAACAGGTTTAAATTATCTATTTGAAGAATCTTGGAAGTATTTGGGATTTTATGATAAAAATTTTATGCTACAAATATCTTTTGATTTGACATTTTAAATTAATGTGATTATTATTCATTCAATAAAACATTACAATTTAAAATGAAAAAAATTCAAGTAGGTGACACCGTTATAGTCAATTATACAGGAAGATTGGAAGATGGGACAATCTTTGATTCTTCACTTAATGAGGGACGTGAACCATTAACATCAACATTAGGTCAAGGTCAACTCATTTCAGGTTTTGAGGATGGTTTAATTGATATGGTAGTTGGTGAGACAAAAACAATCGAAATTGAACCTGAGAATGCCTATGGCAATTATCAATCAGAAATGATTACAATAGTATCCAAGAGTCAAGTACCTGAAACAATACAAGTTGGTGAAACCCTCCAAGGAAACACACCTAATGGACCGATTATTGTAAAAGTAATTGAAGTGACTGATGATTCAGTAACTTTGGATGCTAACCATCCTCTTGCAGGAAAAAAATTAATCTTTGATTTGGAAGTTATGGGTATTTCTTAGGAAATACCTTTTTTTTATTCATACATATACTTTTCATCATTTGGGAACTCTTTCTCAAACAACTTTATTAATCTTGCTGAATATGCGTTAGCCTCATCCTCATTAATTCCACCAATGTCAGGTCCTCTTTCTCTTCCCAAAATTGTCATTTGATATTCATGAATCCATTCATGAGCTAATGTTCTCAATATATCTCGATTCATCCTACCTGATGTTAATACTTTCAAGGTATGATTGGTGTTCCTAGACCCAGTAGTCATTACACCTTCCCTTTCACCAAGTAATTCAATAGTCAAGTCGTATTTTAAAGGGTAATTCTTTTGAATGAATTTAATAAACTCCAAATACAACTTATGTGTGGTCTTTTTTTTATCGTCTTTAAATACAATTTTGACTTTCATATCTATAAATATCATTTATTATAATTAAAATAAACAATGAATTATTGATATTTATTTAAAAAAGTGTTGTGAAAAAAATTGTCATTTCTGAAGAAGAAAAAAAACATATAAAAGGTCTATACAAAATTAATGAACAAGGAAAATCTCCTTTAGACATTATTTTTAGTACAGCATTAGATAAATTAGAAAAATTTAGAAGAGGTGAAATTGACCCTGAAGATATGACAACATCTGATTCAACATCCGATAGTAGTGAATATGATTCTTCATTAGTATCAAGTTTCGAACCTGGAGAATTTTTTGTACATCCAAATGCTGAATCTTTTAAAATTACTTACGGACCATCAGCAATAAAATTAAATTCACCCTCTGAATTGTTACTTAAAAGTATTTTTGCTCAAGCAAATACATCAAATTTGAAAGTTACAAGTACTTTAAGAACGTATGAAGACCAAGCGAGAGTTAATAAACAAAATAGTAGGTCAAATATAGCATCTTGGTATGGACAAGATGTGGTAAATGTTTGGGATAAATATATGTCAGGTGAATTAACACAAAAACAATATGCTGATTTTTTAGAAGATAGAGATAAAAAAAGAGGTAAAGTTTTAAGTAACCATATACCTGGATTTGCTATCGATGTTGCACCATATAGTGAACAATTTGCAAGTGCCGCAGAAAAATTAATGAAAACCCCAAACTCTGGGATAAGAAAGGTTCTAAGAGAAAAGAATAATAACGCTGTTCACATAGAATTCAATTTTCCTGTGACAGATAAAGGTGGTATTGGCACGATTCCAAAAATGCCATCAAAAAAAGAAGAAAAAAGATTTGATAAACAAATGTCTAAGGGGGGTATCATTGTTGATAAAAATAATAATACATCAAATTATGCAATTGTTTTCGGTGGTTCACCAAGTAGTTCATATGGTGCTCAGTTTATGTTTGATAAAGGTTCAAAAATACTTTCAGACAAAAATGTAGTTTATAGTAATTTTGAAAATTCATTGGACAATGTTTTGAATCAGATTAAATTACAAGACCCTAAGGCTAAAATAACTTCAGTAAGTGGATTTTCAGCTGGTGGTAAAAATGCTTGGGAGGCAGCAACTAAAGGTTATAAGGTGGGTTTAATTGACCCAGTTGTACCTGATTTTGCAACTCAATTTGTTGGTTCTAATTTTAATGGTGAATTACCCTCAAACATCAAAATGATATCAAGACAAGAAAATTGGTCGGGGCAATTTAGAAAACATGGTGAAAGATTAAAAAACTTAGAGTCGACTCAACCTGAGGTACGAAGAAATGTTAAACATGCCGATATGCCAAGTCAATTTTTTAGTGACTTTAAAAACTTTGTGTAAAAATATTAAATTATGTCAAGAAGAATGATAATCTCAGAAAATGAGAAAAATAGAATCAAAAGTTTGTATAAAATAATTGAACAAGAAATAAATCCTTTAGATATTATTTTTAAAACCGCAATGAAAAAACTAGATGATTATAGAAGTGGTAAAATTTCACCTGATGCCGATAATAAAGATACCGAATCAGATACTGAAATCGATGATAAAACTACTCCGTATAAATCAAGTGGTAAAGGCGATTTTTATGACATAACAAAAAAGGTTATTGAAAATTTTGAAGGCGGTTATTGGAATCCTGAATGTGCTGGTTATCCAGGTTCAAAACATCCTCGTAAAACAGGAATGTATAGTAGGTCAGGTGAAACAATGTTCGGATTGGATAGAGAAGCAGGTAAGATTGAAGATATATCCTCAGATGGAAAAAAATTCTTTCAGTTGATTGATGACCAAAAAGAAAAGATGGGTATGGATAATTTTTGTAAAAAATGGACTTGGAATTATAGGGGTGGTGAAATTAAAAATCAATTACTTGATTTAGCAGTAAAAACTATGAAAAGTTTGTTTGATAAAAATTCAAAAAATTATTTATCTGAAAAAGCAAGAAATATTGTAAATAATAGTAATCCATTATTATTACACTTCTCATACGCCACGTGGAATGGTCCTGGTTTCTTCAAAGATTTTGCAAAAAGTATTAATAAAGGTGTTGATGAAGGCAAATCAGAGAAGGAATTAGTCAAAATCGCTAAAAACGATAGAGACAGAAGATTAGGTGGTGGTGCATGGGCTAAAGCAAACGAAAAGGTAAAAGCTCTCATTGATAAAGAAGCCTCAGGTATAGTATAAAATTATTCTTTTCGACAATAAGGTACTTTACCTGAAGGGTCTTGTAGTACAACTCCGAATTCTGTTTTAATTTCAGTAGGATTAGGTGGATTTTTAACACTCGAACATAACGATAAGTTCTCATATGTTTTTTTATCCAACTTTTTAGTGGTTGTTGTTGTTACAACACCTTGTTCCATTAATCTATTTTTTTCAATTAAAACATTTCTTTCTTGTATGAGTTTTGTTTTTCTGTATGACATATTGTTTTTAAATATAAATATATATCTAACTCAATAATCTTTTAACCTGTTCCATAATTTGTACTTGTCTTCGTTCCAAATCATTAATTCTTTGTTTTTGTTGATTAGACAACTCCAAACTTTCACCTTTTATTCTATTTATTTCATTAAATAATTTGGTATGTTCATTTAGTAAACTACCATAAATTTGAGCTTTTTGTTCTTCAGTCATTTTTGTATTTTATGTTTTTTATCAAAAAATATGAGTTTTATATAAAACTTAGTGTTATTATACTATCAATAATACAACCATTTATTCTTTTGTCAATATGTGGTGAATTATGGTCTTTATCAAGTTATTGGAGAACACCACTTCAACCAATGTTCATAATAATAAACGCAGCCACAAGTTACTTCTTCTTTAGTACAGACAAATGGTTGGTACCTTCGATTCTGTTATTACTTCTGACTGCGTTTTCTTTAGACCTATACCCAACAACACATAATATTATTGCAGGTCTTTTCTTTCTCTCTTGTTCCTATCCTCTTATGACATTAAAAAGATTCCAATTTTTTGGTATTCTTTATTATATGTCAATATTTGTATTGTTGTATTCAGGTATGTTGTGGTTCGAGATTTATTGTGTTTTAATACTGGGGTCATACCATCTTACAATACTTTTATATAAACATCATTTAGATAAATTAAGAGAAGAATCACATAACAAATCATAACTTTGATTAATTTGATGTTTAATAATCAATTCATCATAACGCCATAACTCGTATTTTTCTATAACCATACCAATGTGTTTCCAATATTCACCAAATCCATAACCTTTACAATGATTTGTCCAATATTTCCAATTTTTACCAACAGCGTGTTTGTAATATTTCTTAAGAAATAAAGCATGGTCTTCAAATGATTCAGAGAAACTTTCATACTTTCTCCATTTTGTTCCACCCAAAGATACATAATAATCACCATCGTACAATTCTTTATAATACTTCATACCGAATAGATTATTTGCATTCTTTGCAATTGGTGAATACCCACCCCCACTTTCAGCTATCGCTTGTGCTAATTGAACACTTGTAGGTATACCATGTTCTAAGTGATAGTACATTGCAATTTCGTGGTAATTATCACAAAATTTACTATACGGGTGTTTTCGATTTATTTTCACCTTGTTTGATAATTGTATTGCTACAACATCATTGTGAACTTTCTTTTCAACCTCCGAAGAAACTGAAATTTTTTGTGGACTATTAGAATCCAAGGAAACCAACAAGAACCACAAAATGATTGCAATTATCTTTTTCATTTTGTTTTTTGTTTTTGTAAAACCACAATTCGTTTTACCCCATTACATTATAAATATAATAGTTAAGTAAGTAAAGCCACAAAGTGTTAAACTGGATAAACTGCGTTGATTTGGAGTTGGTAAGTTTTTTCAAACCAAGCTTTCAACATTTTTTCGAAAAGTTCTTTACCAAAAGCACCTGAAACATTCTTAAGTTCCCAAGCATGATATTCTAAATTGTAATCGTCTGAATTGTCTACTGGTAATACTTTAAACACATATTCATCGTCTTCCCAATCTATTTCAGGGTCAACATAATAAACATATGCTTGGTATATATCATAAGTCTTAAAATCTTCATACTCCCTCTGAACTTCAATTAGATTTTCATACTTCTCCATCATAGAATCAAACAAGTTTTTTAATCTTTCTTCCTTGTTTTCATTAACAAACTTTAACTTATTTGTAATTCTAAATTCATTTTTATTAAGTTGATGATGAAGTTCCCAGTTATGAATTGAGTTATTGTATTCTTCCAATAATATTTTTTTAATTATCTTTTTCATCTATTAGGATATAAATAAATTGTATTCTTGTTCTCTTCTATTTGCTAATCCCTCTGTTGTACCAATATAAAAAGTTTTCACAAGTTCAGCAGCTTTTTTTGTATTACCTTTTTTTAGTTCTTGTATAAATCTAGATTTTCTCATACTTGTACATCCAGCATTGAATGTCATTGAAACCATAGCATCAAATTGTCCTTGAGTTAATTTATAAGTTTTTAAATCATTTTTTTTCCATTCATCCATTATTCGTCTGATACAACCAATAGCATCGCCAGAATCTTGAACCAAAAAATCTTCAGCTTGTTTTTTGGTTATTTTCATACCAACCCTAACACCATCGGTATGACCATATCCAATCGTTGGTATTCCCCTTGAGTCAAGATATCCTACCAACTTAGGTTGTTTTACCCCACCAATTCTATTTGCTGCGTCACCCTCCCATTCTCTAACTATTTTTTTGTAATCATTTGTTATATTCATAACAGAACCATCCATCAATTGTTTCCCACTAATTTTCTGTGGTTCAGGATTGGCAATACCTTTTGGTTTTACCTTTTTTGTTGTTTCTATTTTTTTCTGAGAAGGTCTTTGAATCCCCACCATTTTATATGGGTCAGTTATATTTCCAATCGTTTTATTTACTTGTTGTAAAATATTATCGTATTGTTGTTCAGTAATTATAATTTTCATAAATGAATTTTACAATAAATATCACAAATAAAAATCCCCACCTTATTGATGGGGATGTGTCTGATAAATAGTTTAAAATTTATAATTATAAAAGTATTGATTTTCCGTTGAATCTTCTTGCTTCAAAAAGTATATCTAATGTTGTCTCACCTTCGAAACTGAAATACCTTTCAAACATTTCACTCATTAAACCACCCAAGAATCCAGTAACATTACCTGCAGCCTTAGAAATACCACTACCAATATCACTTGCGGTTTTCGAAATTTGTGAACCAACATTTTGGGCTGTTTTTTTTGCTGTCTGATAAGCACCTGAAGCTAAAGATTTAGCTTGTTCCCAAGTTTTACCAACCTGTGCTTGAACTGTTGACCATTGTTGTTTAAGATAATCTCCGACCAAATTAGCAATTGTACCTATTTTAGATGCTCCACTTAATACTGCAGCATAAATCTTGGAACCAAATTGTTTTGCTTGACCAATAATCCATTTACCTAAGGTTACTGATGAATCTTTAAGGTTAGAAAGTTGTTGTCCTACATATTGAGCACCCTTATCAATTAATATACCACCAGCTTTTAAAGTATCTACTGATTTCTTACCTAATTCAGTTGCCCCCCCAATAACTAATTTACCTGTTGATGATAATAATTTTAATAAAGCATCGGATGTGGCTTTAGCTATTCTATAAACACCTTTACCAATCAACCAAATAACTGCAGCACCATATATTACAATTGTAAAGGTAATGTTACCCAAAGTCACAATAGTTTGTTTACCAGCTTTCATTACTTGTTGTGCTCCACTAGATATAGCTTGACCGGCTACCTGAGCACCTTGTTTTACCGCAGTTACCGCCTGACCTACAGCTTGTTTTGTTGCTTGAGCGGCCTTTTGACCTTGTTGTTGTCCTGCTTGATAAGATGTTGTTTGTTCGTCTATTATTTTTTTTATTAATCTTGTCAAATCAGATTCAGTTAGAGTTATAATCCTTTTCATTTTTATACTTTTTATAATTTTATTATTGTCTATAAATATATCATAAAAATAAAAAAATTACCCATTATAAATTCAATATACCATCCTTGACTATTGTTTCATTTGGTAACCAAATCTTTATCTCAAAATTTTCAACCAGTTCCAATTCACCAATTTTTATTTTATCCTTTAGGTTTGGTAAAGTTATAATCAATGTTTGATTATTAATCTGACTTTCAAAATTATATCGACCATTTTTTGCCAAAACATCCAAAATTTCATACCTAAGATTTGTTTTAACCATCAATTCCACCCTAACATATGTCTTGTCCCAAGTTAAAACAGATTTTTTACACTCCAAAGGGAATACAACCTCATTCACATTTACATTAAAAGACCTAATTAATGTTTTCTCGGATTGTCCAAAAGAGATATAACTACCAAGTAAAAAAACTAACAACAGAATTAAATTTTTCATAATAAGATTTTTTTTAATCGTTTATAGTTCAAATATAACTATAAATATCAAAAAAACAAATAAAATTCTGTGGATTACTTCAAAAATTGTAATTAAAAACCCACTCTTACTCAGGTGGGGTTTAATTTACCTATAATAAAATTTATTTTGTATGAATTGTTCAATTATATCCCAATTATCTGAGTAATAATCTTCGTTGGAAATATACGATGGCTCAAACTCATAATCATAATCTCTACCATCGTGAAATTCTTGCATACTTCCTGTCAATTCAAACATTTCACCATTATCTAATTCCTTTGTGAATGTGACATCATCACCATCAAATTCAACATTACCATAAAACTTTTGTTCAAAATGAACTTGGATTGGGAAACTCTTACTGAAAATATTTTTTAATTCATTATGTAATTGAACTTTGATAGCATTTTCTCTTTTGAAACTTTCCTCACCAGGAAGAATAATCTCAAGCATCTTGCCTGTGAAGTAAACATCAACAATTTCATTCTTAAATGATTTCTTGACATATCTTATTACAGCATCTTCAAATTGACTTTCAGTTATTATAATTTTCATTCCCCACAATTTTTAATAAATGTATTTGTAATTAATTCACCATAATTTTTGATAAGATAATGTTCCATTTGATAAAATATATTTTCAAACTCCATATCTTCTTCATCAATATTATAATGAGAAGTAAAATTAAAATTATTATAACAAAACTCATTAATTGCCTCAGTTACGACAATAAGAAATTGACTTGGGGTTTCATAAAGGTCACACATACCAATTTTCTTATCGAAGTCATAAACTTTATGAAATTTATTTTCCATATAGAAATCAATTAAATCAGTAATTCTTTTATCCTCCAACTCGAAACCAAATCTATCAATAAATTGATTTGTATCCATACCCATCATTCTGGCCGTATTATAGATACCATCTTCCATAACCTTTTTGGATATGGTTTGTTTTAATTTCTCCAACTTACTTTCCGAAATAATAATTCTCATATACAATATATATTAACAATTTCCAACATAAGAACCGATGTGAAAATTAATACCTGAAAATATTGTTTTCAATTCCTCTTTTATTTCTTTTTTTAATCTAACAACATCAATCCAAAAATCATCAGTATTATTTTCATCCCTCCAATCTTGAGATATTATAGCCATTATCCAAAACACATCATCCTCATCATAACCATCAACCTCAAAACGACATATCTTACCTGAATATCTATTTAATAATTTATCCAAATACTTTTGTAATACTCTATCAAATTGATTCTCGTTAATTCTAATCTTCATATATTATATCGTTGAAAAATAATTTTATATTTGGGAAATGTGTACCAATTAAATATTGAATTGTTGCTCTAATATTATCAAAATCCTCTCTATTACCACTAACATAAAAATTAAGATAAACATTTAATCCTGTATATGGCACAATTCTATCAATCTCAATTCTCTTAACAGATTCCAACTCCTCCAATTCATCCATCTCACCCAATCCCCAATCCTGAGATTCTTCTCTCAAATTATCCAATTCACCATCAATCAAATTTTGAATGTGTTTTTTGAATTTCTCCAATTGTTTATCCGTGATTTCTACTTTCATAATATATAAATATCTTAAATAAAAAACCCAACTTTTATTGTTGGGTTGTTAAACATTTTTTCAAAACCTCTTTATTCTCATTCATTCTTTTCAAGGTTTTCTTAAATGATTTTTTACTTTGTCTTTTGTTTCTTGGAACTCTTTTATTCTTTGCCATAATTTTTTAATATAAATATACTTCTATAAAAAAAAGGTTAGGGACTCAATACGAGTGAAACAAGGAAATCATCAGATAATATTTAATTATTTTGGTGTTTAAAAGAAAAAGGTCTTTTTATTATTTGACAACACTTTTTACACAACCATTTTTTTTCTTTATCTATTTGTTTGATAGTCCCTTTAGCATCATTCATCAAACATTCATTATCAAAATCACAATGTTCTAAACCTAAATTATGACCTATTTCATGTAAACATACTTTTTCAACCCTTTCTTTTATAATTTCTTTAGATACATTTTTTTTCATTCTGAATGTTGATACAACACAAGTGTTTCCAGGTCTATATCCCAAACCAAGAATACCCCATTCATCAATCATACCCTTTTTCATTGTAATATCAATTTCAGTAATAATTAATAGATTTTGATTTGAGTCAAATTTTTTTAATATTGTACTTGCACAATATCTTTTTTTACTTTTGGAAAGTAAATCATCAGTTAATTCAACACGTGGTTTTATTTCACACTTATAATTGTAAAAGGACTCAACTGAATTTTTGATGATGTTTAAATATTCTGGTGAAACATCACCTAAAGGTAGGATATTAATTTTTGGTTTAATATCTGTTTTTTTAATATTTTTAGATATCTTTTCATTTGTTGGTTTACACGATAATAGAAATATTGATGTCACCAAAATTGTTGTAAGTATTATAATTGTATTTTTCATAATACAAAGATAATAAACAAAGACCTAACTACAAAAGATTTTCTTATTGTAATTACACAAAATTACTAGTACCTTGAGCCCCAAGTGATTGAGGAGATGGGCATACCTCACTATTTAACATTTTATCGAAATAATTTTTAGAATTATCAACCAAATAGTTCTCATTGGATTCTGATAATACAAAAACTTTAGCTTTATCCCAATATTTTTGTAAAATATTCAAAAATTCTGTTGTTAAATTTATGCAACCATATGATAAATCTAAATTTAAACCACCAGTGGATACCGCATTTATAAATTCCTTTTTTGCCTCAGGGTTTTTAACATCTCCCAAAAACTTTTTTGCCTTTTGTAATACTAATGTTCGTGGTTGTTCTAGGTAATAACCATGAATTGCTTGTGTGTATTGTTTGTTATTTTGAACCAAATGTTTTATATTATTTATCTTTCCCGCATACGATGCGTCACTCGTAATCGTACCCATATCATAAACACCAGGAGAGGTAAACCTCTTGTTATTTCTATCTATCCAATCATACACATAATCATGATTGTATTTTCTATTCTGACTTGTTTGGTCAACATATCCCTTACCATTAATCCATTTAAAACCCGCTTTGATAGCTGACTCATCCCAAGATAACATAGCATTTGCTATATCCGTAGGGTTAGTGGGTTGTTTGTTTTTTCCTGAAATAATTACATCTTTCGCAATAAAATTACCATTCGGGTCAAACAGATATATCAATTGATTTAAAGTGTCAACTACAATCAAATTATAAGTTCTCATCAATGGTCTAATACAATTCAAAGCAATTTCACAAGAAATTCTATCATTCTTTATTGTTTTATAATACATTTCAGCTCTTTTATTTATTAAATTATTAATATAATTCCAAATAGTTGTATCAACTGTAATCGATGGTAAATTAAGTTGTTTTTTGTAAAAATCGTAAATATTTTCAATATCAACAATTTGTTTAGAGTCCTTATTAATATAAGGACAAAATTGTTTTTGTCTCTCTGATGATTTTTTAATTTCAGGTTTTGATTCTTGTTCACTCAAAATACCATACAATAATTTGATTAAAACCTTTTCCTCCTCCGTAATTCTAACTTTCATAAATTTTTATTTATAAATATATCAGTCAAATAATAATCCCCACCTATGTAAGAGTGGGGATTATTAAATTTTAAACCAACCTTCTAATTATTTCTCGTATCTTGGCTTCAGATATATTTGTACCTCCACCATCCAACTTATCAGTAAAACCTTTCAACTTATCAAATGCTGGATGAGAAGATATTGGTTCTTTTTTTGCATCCTTCATAACATCCCAAGTTGATGGCTTAATCTTCATATGGTTTTTAACCAAATATTTTATTTCATCAACATCAGTTCCTTCATAAGATTCAACCCAATCTCTAAATTGTTCAACATATTTTTCTGATTTATCTTCATGTCCATATGCGGTAGGTTCTCCTGTCTTAGGATTAATTCCATAGGTATCCATTTTACCCAAATCATGAAATAATGCGGTCATTATCATATTGGGGTCATCAGGATAATGATGATACGCCCTCTTGATTACAACCAAAATATGTTTTAATGAATTACCCTCAGGATGCCATTTTGGATTCTGTTTTGCATCCCATTGTTTGAATAATAATTCTTTTAATTCTTGGGGTAAATCATCATATAATTCTCTATACGATTTTGGAAATTCTTTTTTGTTTTCTTCCATTTCATTTATTGTTTGTTTAACCAAACTTAATAAATCTCTTTCAGTTAGTCTAATTATTTTTTTCATATTTTAGTTTTTATTTATAAAGTCATTATATACATTCTCATCAAAGAAAAATCTACCCCCCAATTCCACAGAATTAACACCATAGTCATATCTATAATCATTATCAAGATATGCCTTGATTAAATCACCACCATCCACAGTTATGGTTACCAATGGAGAACCCTTTTTTTCATATGAAACATCATCATCCACCCTTTCCTCATTTCCCTCACCAATATATTCAAAGTCATCATTCATAAAACCCAATAACATATCAACCTCTTGCTTTAATCTTTCAGGATTTATATAATCACCATAGTTAGAAAAGAAATCATCAATTTCATCCTTAAATTGTTCATAGGTAGGATATTCACTTGATTCATCATCATTTGTCATTTCAAATTCATCATCACCATCCATTTCCATTAATGGTTTTACATTTCCCAAACTTGATTTCAATAATTTATTGAATTTTTGTGTTTCAACAATCAAGGAATTATTATATTGTTCCAAGATTCTATTTTTTTCTTCACCAGATAAATCGTTTAATAAATGTTTCATAATTTTTTATTTATAAATATATTTTATTTCAAAAAAGGGGTTGGGGATTGAATACGACCGAAGGGAGAAAAATTATATTATAATAACCCCATTATCGATTTAATCTCCATCTTCAATTTATCAAAATCAGGCATCTTAAAATAACCCTGCCATACCAATGTCTTCCCATTCTCCATATTCATTGTCGTACCCACTCCATTAATTAATTTCTTTGACAGTTCAACATTAGATGTGGGACTAGTAACAAACAAACGATATGTACTCTCATCATCAACAATCTTAGGTCCAACCTTCAACTCTAATTCCCCACCATTCTTACCCTTATAATATAATTGATTGTTGACAAAAACCATCCCCAATTCCTTACCAATCTTTTCCATATCAATCTTACCTTGAAAGGTGGGAACACCAGGAGGAGCTTGGTCAATATACAAATCAACATTCTGCTCAGAAATTATTCTATTTACCAATTTAATTAATTCACCCTCTGTTAATCTTATAATTCTTTTCATAAATCAATTTTAATATAAATATACAAAATTAAAAAGGGGCTGGGGATTTGAATACGAGTGAAACGAGAAAATATAAAACCCCACTCTATAATGAATGGGGAAACTAATTTACCTAATAATAAGATTAGGATTTATCTTTATGTTTTCAAATATAGTGTCAAAATTATAAATGATGATATTTCTACTTTCATAATCAGTAATATCCTTTATGTAATAACCAGTAGTTGCCGACAAACTATTATGTTCCATCTTGGTTACTGTCACCGTAACATTGTACTTATATAAAAAATCAGTAAACTCCTCAATCGTCATATCAGGGTTTTGTTGAAGATATTCCAATAACAACACAACAATAACAACCCTATTAACAACATGCTCCTTAACTATCTTAAACTCATCCTTTTTAAGTTCACTAATCATCCCATTCTTTTTCATTTCCTTTATCACTTTCTCCAATTCAATTACACCAACAGATTTTAATCCAGTATCAAAAAAAGAAACATCAAATATCTGACTCCTTAATGAACTAACCAAAGCATCGTATAATATAATATCATTATTCCTAGCTTCAATACAATCTTTTAAACATCCTTTGATAAGAATATAACAAGCTTTAATTCTTACTTGCTGACTTGGACTTAATTTTTTCATTTTAGTATTTTTTTTTGTTAGTAATCTCAACAAAGATATTACTATTTCACAATTTCTAAAATTTTTCCAAAAATATTTTTTTTACAATTTCACTTATATTTGTACACATCAGATTTTTTCCCAAAAAATGGGTTGGGGATTTGAATACGAGTGATAACGAGAAAATTATAATTCCGCAATTTGTTGCTCAATTAATTCTTTATATAACGGATGTTCTTTATACTCTTTCAATAGGCTAAAATAAAAATTAATCTTTTCATCTATCCTTTGTCCCGCAGGTTGTGATGTATCCCATAACTCCAAATTCTCAATTCTATTGTCAGTCCTTATCCCATTTATATGATGTATGTTTTGGTGGGGTAATAATTTGATTCCGTAGTGTTGTTCATATATAACCCTATGTTCTCGCATCCCTCTGAATTCACCATGTCTATATTCAAGATATCCCTTCCCATTAACTATTGGTTCACCCCCCTTCCAATTATAATGATTAGACCCCGACATTCTTTCACTAACAATATCTTTAACCAAACATCCACAAGACCTTGTTGGATTTTGTTTTTTTGTCAAATCCTTTCTGAAAACATCCACCTCATTACCACAATCACATTGACATTTCCATTTAACACCATAGTTCTTTACCGACTCAACAAATTCAGTAACAACTAATCTACCTACCCTCATACCTATTATATTGTCAATTCCTTTTTCCTTTTTTACATAGGTTTTTTTGTGACGTTCTTTTCGCTTGAGCAATATTGATTCTTTGTTTTTTTCATATTCATTTTTCTTTCTAATACTAGTACAAGGTTTACAATAACTAGCCTTACCATATGTCCCCTTTTTGTCATTGAAAAAATCATCCAGTACCTTCCCAATTTTACAAGAACTACACACTTTTTTTACTCCACACATATTATTCGATTTTTTTAAAGATAGGAGTAATTTTCCAATTTCCCAAAATTTTTTTTTCAATATAGGGACATTTTTCCAATTTTCAGAATTTTTTCCATAAATATTTTTTCACCCATATACTTTGTTTAGGGGATTGTCCCCCCTTTTTACGAAAAATACGACAAATATAGGGAGGGGGGATACGGAGGAGGGGGGTATATACCCATACCACCCCCCATATAGGCCACCAACCCCACCCATACCATTTCAAACAATCAAATAAAATAGATAGCCCCTCCTATGTCAAATGAAACCCTATGACAATATGACATAGGTAATGCTCTCGTATATGATGGGGATATGAACATAGTTATCCACTGACAAGATGACAATGTGGATAACAATAATAAAATAAAGATGGGGGAATGTTTGGTAATGCCGGCACCATATATTACCTTTGTTGTTCACACTTAAATCAAGAACCAATATGAAGAAGACATTATTATTAATGTTGGTTGGGGGTTCATTGTATTCTCAGGGAATAGATTGTTCGAGTATGTTCAACCCCACCAATAAGACCATTCAATTAATTGACTCACTTAATATGAGTGAGATGACCTATCGTGTACAGGTTGTATCATCATCCTATGTAGACAGGAATAAGTTTGGTAAGTATTTGAGGACGCATAGATGTGAGGTGGACTATTGTTTATTACCGAGTGGTAGGGAAGTATATAGATATACCATATCCCCAACCATTGTTAATAGTTATACTGAGGCATTGAAGTTGATGGAGGTATTGAATAGGACTTATGATAATCCGTTTGTGGTAATGTATCGCAAGGGGAAAAGAATTAATTAGAAATGTTTTGTAGTGTGGGGATGGTTTATTATCTTTGTTGTATCACAAACACCACCACTATGATTGAAAACATTGTAAAGAAACTTATGAAGGGAAAGACATTTACTTGTCAGGGATATGGATTGACCATTACTTACAAGGTGAATGTTAATGTGAAGATTGATAGTAGACATTGGAAGGGAGAGTATAAGTATATTGATTTGAACATCAAGGTGATTGAATGTGTTAGAAGTGGTTATGGTCGTAATATTACCTTATTTAAGAATGGTAGGGGTAATAGGAGTGACTATAGAGATGTACAGGATATTGTTAGACAAGATATGAATAAGTGGGTGTCCCCAATCTTCTCTACACATTTTTATAGAAACTATTACACATTAATTACGCATCTTACTGAGATTAGAATAAACCGTTATACATATAGTTAATATGATTTACTTAATAGTAATACCGACCATCCTCGTTTTAATATGGTGGTTTATCTTTTATCTTGGGGAGAAAGTTTCCAAGAGATATCCCACCTCTTTGTTTGCCAAGTTTTGGAATAACTACATTTGTATGGGTATTCCTGATAACGAGGATATGTAATCTTTTAGTTTGGCAAGAGAATCAGTTCTTATCTCCATTTGGAGCTTGGTTAAATCCCCCTCGTTGAGTGGGGATTTTTCATTTATATAATCTATGATTTCGAACATATATACTTGTGTCAGCAGATAGACAGGTTCAGTTTGGTATTTGGACCTTTGTTCCCATTCTTTATAATTACATCCCCCTACTATTGTCATTGTATCTTCTTGTATTGTGTATATAACATGATACTCCTTGTCTACTTGTTCTATTATGGTGGGGATATTGGATAGATAATTGTTCATAACTTTGTTTATAAAATGTACCTGACGCTATGTCAGTGGATAAGTTTATGTGTTAAAATTGTTAAAAAATTTGAAAATGTCATTATGTCAGGTGGAGGGGACAATCCCTTTGAAGGGTTTTATGGTAATTAATTCCCACCTTTTCCCACAACTTACCACTGATAAATACATTCCAGCGTATTAAAAACCCACTTTTTTGTGTCTGGCGGTATCTGTAGAGGTATTTTTTTTACTATATACATTTCCCAGATAAAAATGTTAGTTATATATTTGAGTCGGGTGGGACATGTAATGTCTTAGGAATAGTATTAATATATGTTATAAAATGAATACTTCAACCCCCATCTTTGATGGAATTAATCGTATCTTTAAGTATCAAATCGTATCATATTTTGATGGATTACCATAACAATCCTTTCATAAACCCCTTATATAATTTACCAATATATTTCCTGGAATGATATGGAATATCTATTATGAAATACCATAGTAAATTACTATCTTAGAGGACATTTCCCCACTTACCATATGTAGAGTCGAAGACATATAGAAAAGTGTTGTATGGGGGAATTGTGTGGGTTATATAATGGATTACCATAATGGTGGGGATTATATGTAAATGAATATAGTATTGGTAAAATATGGTCTTTTAGATGGGGGATTATATGTGAATGAATATAATGTAGTATTAATATATGAACGAGGGGAATGACATTCATAACGGAGTGGTTTGACCCCGACCGTAGGGATGGGGGAAAAATGAATGGAAATGGAGGTGAGTGAGTATATTAATATTACATTATGGTATTTATGTAGATAATATAATTTGAATATGAAACTAATAATAACTGAAGAACAATATAGATTACTGATTGAGAATGAAGATGGTAAGAATCTTATTGATTTAACATCATTTGAGAATTTGAAACCATCAGCTTTGGATGATATGTTTTTACATATTAATAAAAAGAAGGGTGGGAAGTATGATGGATATTATATTGATGGGGATTTGGATTTATATGAAAGAGAGGCCGATGTTACCACTTTGGATTATTTGGTTAAGGTTGGTGGTAATCTTTATTTGGCAAATACAAAAATAGAATCTTTACCAAGATTGACTGAGGTTGGTGGTTTTTTGAATATAACAAAAACCAAAATAAAATCATTACCAAAGTTATCATCGGTTGGGGGTTATTTGGCTTTACTTTTTACTCCCCTCTCTAAGAAGATTAGTAAAGAAGAATTGGAGAAACAAATAAATGTTGGAAGAGAAATATATCTATGAAACTAATAATAACTGAAGAACAATATAGATTAATCATTGAGAATGAAAATGGTGGTAAGTTATTTACTATACCAACTGAATTAATAAAGGATGAAGAAGGTATTGATAAACTATTCACATTATATCATAAAACTAAATCTAAAAAAGGTTGGGTTGGTATAAAGATTTTGGGTGACTTGAACTTGAGAATAATGAACTTTGACGATACTTTTCACTTATTTAGTTTATTACCTGAAATTGTTTATGTTAAGGGAAATATTTTATTACCTGAATATGATTTTGATTTCGATTTTAATAAATTGGAATATGTTGGTGGTAGTTTTAGAGGTCATTTGACAGGTGAAGTGTTATTACCAAAATTAAAAAAGGTTATGGGGTTTTTATCGTTATCTGTTAGTAATCTTACATCATTACCCGAACTAGAATATGTTGGAGGTGGTTTGAATTTGAGGCAAACACAGATAAGTGAATTACCAAAATTAAAATATGTTGGTGAGGCAATGAGCTTGATGGGGACACCCTTTGCTAAGAAAACAAATAGAGAGGAACTAAGAAATAAAATACAAGTAGGAGGAAATATATTATTATGAAACTAATAATAACTGAAGAACAATTAAGATTGATTATTGAAAGTGAGGGTGATGGTAAATTATTTAATGTGCCTAATGCTTTTTTACAAACAATAGGTGGTGTAACTAAGACCTTAAATCTTTATAACAAATTAAAAGATGTTAAAGGATTTGATGGAATTAAGGTTATTGGTAAATTGGATTATTATGAGATTGACGCTGATGATAATGATGACTTGGATAATTTCACCAATGAGGTTGTTTATATTGATGGAACTTTAATTTTGGCTGAAGAAAATCCTGATAATAATTTCGGTAAATTGAAAGTTATTGATGGTAATTTGAGAGGTTCTGAGGTTGATAATATTTCATTCCCCAATTTGGAATATGTAACTGGTGATGTTAGTTTGGAAGATAGTGGTATTAGTGAATTACCGAAACTGAAAGAGGTTGATGGTTGTTTATATTTACAAAGAACAGGTATTCATTCATTACCAGAATTGAAATCTGTTGGATTACATTTGAATCTTTATAACACAATTATTAAGGATTTACCTAAGTTAGAAATTGTTCAGGGTGTATTGACATTGAGACATACACCTTTAGCTGATAAAAAAAATGAAGAGAAACTAAGAAAAATACAAGTAGGAGGACATCTTAATTTATGAAAATAATAATAACAGAAGAACAATATAGATTATTGATTGAGGGTGAGGGTAGATTACTTCCTGTACCTGAAGATATGTGGAATCAAGATGGTGGTATTACAAAGATTTATAGTTTATTTGACAAGACCAAGGACACTAAGAATTGGGTTGGTATAAAGGTAATTGGTGATTTGAGTTTAACATATGAGGATGACGAACATCTTAAAGATTTCTGTGAATACTTAGTTGAGGTTACAGGTGATTTTGAAATGTCAAACAGAAAAAGATTTGAATTTCCTTTATTAATTAAAGTTGATGGTGATGTTAATATTGCGAACTCGGATATTGATTTTCCAAAATTGAGATATGTTGGGGGTGATTTTAGAGGAAGAGGAAGTGATACTGAGGAACTACCTGAATTGGAATATGTTGGTGGGTCATTATCATTAAGAGAAACTTTTATTCAGGATTTGCCAAAATTGAAATATGTTGGTGATGTATTGAATATTATGGATTCATCCCTCTCTAAGAAAACTACTGAGAAAGAATTAAGAAGTAAAATAAATGTTGAAGGAAACATATGGTTATGAAGTTAATAATTACAGAATCTCAATATAAGGAACTTAATAAGATTGATGATATCTATGATGGTTTAGACCCATATTATCGTAGGAGGATTGATTATATTGATATAAAGGACGATATTGATATGAGGATTGGATTTAGGCAAGTTTTTCCTTCTCAAAGGGAAGCTTTGCACGGGCGTATGAATGTTCTTAAGAAAAGTCCTCGTGGTATTGATGGACATATCGATGATATAATTCATAATGTTGTTTGGAGTACAATACCTGATGAGTGGGGTGGAAGTGAAGATGAAAGATTATTTGATTATGTTAATGAAATGACAGATAGAGTTAAAAAGAAATATCGTGGTTATATAATGGGTAAATTACTTAAAATGCTTGAAGATGAGGATAATAATTAATGAATCTCAATATGACGAACTAAATAAGATTGATGATGTCTATGATGGATTGAAACCTTATTTTAGGAGGAGAATTAAATATATTAATATTCCTGAGGCAATTGATAGGGTAATTAAAAATATTGACAGATTTTATGATAAGACCGCGACATTTCATTATTTAGTTACAAGGGTTATTAGTAATGTCGTATGGGAAACTATACCTGATGAAATGGGTGCAAATACTAATATGGAATTATTTGAATATCACGATACAATGGCCGCCAACATAATGGACAAGTATGGTGAATACATTAAAAGATTGGTTAGAAAAAGAATGGATAAATGAAGGTAATAATAACTGAAGAACAATTTGATAAGTTCACAACTAAGATTAGACAACTAATTGACAACCAAGGTTTTATTGAGGCGAGTGAAATGATGGGTATCAATAAATTGAAGCTTGCTGAAATGAGTAATCTTCCTATAAAAGGTGATATCAGAGATTCAAGATTTACTGATGATAATGAAATTGTTGCAAGTGATTTGTTGTCTGATTTGGTAAAGAAAGATGACAAATATAAAACTTGTAATCTTGAATATTTTATTGATGGAGTATTATTGTGGGAATGTAGATTTAAGGATGAGGAAAATTATTATTATGTTGGTGTTGATGCAACACCATATTGGGCGGGTTATGAGAAAACACAAGTATCTATAACAAATATTCATATAGCACCAATTGATTCACCTGAGGACAAAGAAGAATATGTAATAAACATATATGATGAAGAGTTTGATTGTCCTAAATCATTTGAAAATGTGAGTGAATTTGTTGATTGGTTTGAGAATGAATATAAACCAAAAACATATAATTACATTAAAACTTTACTTGATAGATTTAAAAAAGAACAATTATGAAAATAATAATAACTGAAGAACAACATAGATTGATTAAAGAATCAAAAGGAAAATTGGCCAAGATTAGTTTGAAATCTTTACCTGGTGATTCTAATGAAGAGAGATATCTTAACTTTATGAAACTATATAAGAAGGCCAAGGAAGCTAAAGGTTTCACTGGTATTCATATCATTGATGATTTGAACTTGAGCACGGCATTTATTAAATCATTGGGTGAGATTAAGAAAATTGATGGTGATTTATATTTAAGATTTTCATTTGTTGAAGACCTTGGTGATTTGGAATATGTTGGTGGTAATGTGTATTTGAAAGGGTCTGACCATTTAAAATCTCTTGGTAATCTTAGAGAAGTTGGTGGTGAATTGTCTATTGAAGATTGTGTTGAATTGGAAGATTTGGGTCAATTGGAAACTGTTAAAACCATTAAAGGATTGGAGACCACAAAGGTTACAAGTTTGGGTAATCTTAAAGAAATTGGTTATCTTTGGGGAGGTAATGATGTAGATATTACCGAAAATATTAAATCATTGGGTGAGTTGAGAAAGGTTGAAAAGTATCTTGATTTAAGTAAAAGTAAAATTGAAACTTTGGGTAACTTGGAATATGTTGGTGATTGGTTAGATTTAACCGATTCTCGAGTAGAAGATTTGGGTAATTTGAAGTTTGTTGGTTCTAGTATGAGTATATGGAGAACTCCATTATCTAATAAATATGACCCCAATGAAATCGAAGAAATGGTTGATATTCAAGGGGTATTAAATTACGACTAATGAAAATAGTAATTACAGAAAATCAAATGGATAAGTTTGCCCAAAAATTAAGAATGGGTATTGAAAAACATGGGTTCACTGATACTGCCAGAATGACAGGTATGAATAAGTTGAAATTAGCTGAACTTAGTGGATTACCAATCAAAGGAGATACATTCCATAGTGAAAACGAAATTGTTGTTGGTGATTTACTTAGAGATTTGGTTAATCAAAATAGAGAATACAAAACTTGTGAATTACATTATTCTGGATTAGAGGGTATAGTTGAATGGAATTGTAGGTTTAAGGATGATGAAAACTATTATAGATTAACTATTGCTGCTACACCATATTGGGATGGTAATAATACACCTATTGATATGTTTAATGTTGAAGTAACTCCAATTTACTCACCTGAGGATAAAAAAGAGTTTGAAACTATTAATGATTATTTACACGAATTCGATTGTCCTAAATCATTTGAAAATGCTAATGAATTGATGGATTGGTTTAGGGAAATCTATATTCCAAAAACATATGATATTATTGTAAAAAGTTTAGAGGATTTTAAGGAGAGGGAATTGTAACTATCTCAAATTATGATTTATATCTAAATCTATTTTCATTGGTGTAAATGGTACAACAATATCATAAATAATATCATCTATTTCACTTTGTATTTCCCACCAAAAATCTTTTTCCCACAAATCAGAGTCCCATAAGTCATATGTTTCACCATCAATTAAAATTAGTGTAACTTCACCCTTTAATATTTTTACATATACAGCCCAAGTATCATTCATTCCCCAATCAATATCTGTAATCATAAAATTAAAATCATATCCACCAGTTTTAATTTCAAAATCTTTTATTGAGAACTCTTTATCAATGAAGAAATCTTTGGCCAAATCAATTGGTGTGGTGTCAAGTGTTTTGGCAACATTATTAACACCAAATAATTTGATAGATTCGATTAATCCTTTTTTTTCAATTAGATTAATCATTTTATCTTTGGGTGATATTGATTCATTTACCCCCATCATTTCTTGTATTCTATTTAATTGTTCTTGTAGGTTCATTTTACAATTGCAGGTATTTTATCAACATTTAACAAATTTAATAGGTTTGCTCTATGATTTCCATCTTTTAAATGATAAGTATCATCAGGTAATTTAATTAATAATACTGGGTCAGATTTAACATATTTGTATATTGATTCAATAATTTCTGGCATTTCTCTTAATTTGAGTATCAAATCTTTAAATGAATTAAAATTGGGTAAGTCAAAATTTTCTTCATTTGATATATGCTTTAATAAACTAACCATTGATTCAGGAGTAAATCCTTGTGTCCCTACTGAACCATTTGGTCTTCTGAGTTCATCAGTTGGAATTAATTTATAATCAATCCCCATCATTTCTTGTATTCTATTTAATTGTTCTTGTAAGTTCATATTACCATTGTCTATTATGTATGTTGATTGAGTCAATAACATCTATTTTAACATTACCATATTTTTTCAATTCGTGTTTCAGCTCATATATAAATTGATTTTCGTCAATATATCTAAGATATGAGTATTTTATTACAATTTGAATTGTGTTGTCACTCGTAATATCTACAACTTTTGCTTCTACTAATGCTTCTAAAAAATCACAAGTATCTATGGATATGTTCCTATCATCTATACTATCTAATTCACAGTCCTTTTTCATACCATCTATAGATTTATCAATTAGTTTTTGGAATGCTAATAGTTTTCTGTTTGAATCTTCTTTTAATGATTTCACGCCTTCGCCATCATCTGACCACATTTCTTTCTTTCCAAGTATTTCTATTGATTTGAAATCTTTACAAGCAATATTAATCAATCCTTCTTCGTGTGTTACAAAACCATTAAAACCTTTTGACTCTATGAAATCTAAAAACTTATCTGTTTCCAAGATTGCCCAAGAATCATTGAACTTGGTTAAAAAATAATATAATAATCCCACCATATCATCTTCATCTCCACCAGCATCAATATAATATTCCATTACTTCATTTATGCTATCCACACCAGTTTTTTCCCATTCATTTAGAAAGTAACTTAGGTTGTCTTCAAACAATTCTAATACTTCATCTTTATAATCTTCCAAGGTATATTTTATACCATAATCATTAATATGTTTGAAGGTGTTGAATATTTTGTTGGGGTCAAATTGTAATTTAACTTTATATGTATATTTCCTGTCGATAAATGTGTTTGGTTCATTACTGAAGAAAAGATAGTTAGTTCTCTTGTCTTTATTGATTTGGGTGTTAAATGAATTGATATCATAATCTGAGTTGTGATAAAAAATACCACCACCTGATTCAGTTTGTTCCCTCAATATTCTTCTTATTGTTTGTTTTAGGTTCATTTCTTTGTCTTTTTTGATTCATAATACCAAGAAGTATCGTTATAAGAATCTAAGGTAGAAACACCCATAGATATACCACCTTTGAAAAAATCTTGTACTAAATCTCTAATTGTTTTTTGTATTTCTCTTCTTTTATTATGGACTTCATCAGCTTCATTCTCAGTAAAAGGTCTTTTGAATAAAACTGAAATCCTACAAACTTTTCCATAATCAGTGTCATAAATATCAACAACAACACCATAATAATTGTCGTTTTTGATTGTTTCAGGTAAATCTGTTTCCACTTGTTTTGATATATACCTTTCCATTTTGGTTCTTTCACCAATATCAGTATATTCTTCCCTCAATATTCTTTTTATGGTTTGTTGTATATTATTCATTACAGGTTCTTACATATTTTGATTTCATAACTATTGTTTGGTTGGTAAAATCGTAAACCAAATCCCAAGCTTCGTTCATTATTGAATCGTGTTTTTCTTTGGCATAAAACGATACTTTACCTCTATGAACGATGAATGTAAATGTTACTTCATAACTTTCTCCATCAACAGATTGTACAACCTCAACACCACATAAAATATCTTTATTATGTTTAACTAATAGTTTATTTAACAGATTTTCAAGGATTGGTGATAAATCCTTTTGAGTTTCTTCCCTCAATATTCTTCTTATGGTTTGTTCTAATTTCATTTCTTTGTCTTTTTAACGCAATTAGGATATCTTTTACCAAACATTGTTTTCATTCCTTTTTGAGTATAATCAGGCCAACATTTTTCTGTTAATTCACCCTCTCTGATTTCCCCTTGTTTTCCCATATGACTGAATACTTTTCTAATATTTTTAGGAAGTGAATTGATTGGTATTATCTTTGCTTTGATTGTTTCTAACCCTTTTCTTATTGCTTTTTGTGCTCTGTGGTGACCATCTATGATTGATATAAATGAACCATCGTCTTCAACAAATATTAGTATTGGATATTGTAAATCGGCCTTATCTATTTTTTTTATTTCATCTTCATCACCATCCCATGATAATAGTTTTGACTTTAACTTTTCTACTGGTATCTTTTTAATTGGAATATCTTTAGTCGCGTCTAATAAATCAATAAGAGTAATTCTATCACCTTCATCATTTTCCCAAAATGTATCGTGTAAACCTTCTTTTTGTAATCTTATTGTCTTTTGTTTTGATTTTTCTTTTTGTGTTTCGATATAATCATAAGCTCTTTTCAATCTTTTCTTTGTCTCAGGGTCTTTGGCATTTTGATAAGCAGCTCTCACCCTTTGATGAATAAGATTAATGATTTGAGATTGTCTTTTGTGAGGTTTTGATTTGAAACTTTCTTTGTTCAAGGTATCAACAATATCCTCTTTGGTTCTAAACTTAACTGAAACTGTATCTTTTGGATTTTCGTCAGTATATAACCTTCTACTAGAACCTTCAGGTTTTTTACCAGTACCAACTTTGGGGTCAGCTTCATCAATTTCTTCTCTATTATAGGGTCTAAATCGATTGGGGTTAGCTTTGATTGCTGACTTTGGAAATCTTAGACCTGCACCTTGTTGTCTTGCATTTTTCAAGGTTCTTGCATACTCAGACATTTCTTCATCCAATTTTTCTGTATTTGTTCTGTATTGTTTATACAAGTTTTTGAAGAAACTATTGTTTTTTAACAAATCTCCAAATTTCAAATACAATAATTTTGGTGTATCAGGTATTATCCATTCTGTTGTTTCAAAATTAACTAATTTGGAATGGAAATCATCAATTGTAACATCAATAATAAATTCAATAACATTATCCATTGGATTATTTTTCAATCTAGGATAAAATGTACCAGGTCTTTCTCTCATCCAAGACATTGTGTCAAATAACGAATTTTCGAATTCTTCATCAGTAAAAATTGTTTCGAAAGGATTATATTTTTCTAATAATTCTTTTTCTGTCATATGTAACATATTAGACAATCTATTGATATCATTACCAAACATTTTTAATGTGGTAACTAATCCATACTTGTCCAAAGTTTTTTGAACTTTTTCTGCATGGGATTCTTTGAGTATTCTTTTTATTATATTTCTTATCTCCATTTTGCTTGTGGTAATAATTTCTTTCCGTGTTTAATCAATTCTTTTTTCACATATTCTTTTTCCTCAATTGAACTGAATAATTCTTCTCTTTCATCCGCCCATTCATCGATAATATCATCCATTTTCATTTTCCTTGTTTTTGCCTGAGTATAAAAACCTTGTAAATAAGCATCCTTTTCTTTTGGTGTTAATACTTCTTCGGCAAATGTATCGGTGGGTATTTCTTCGACCTTTTTATATGGATTCTCAGATTGATATAAATGTTCTATTTCGTGTCTTAATACATCTTTTAACTCAGCAAACAATTTATTGAGATTCTCCATCTTGAAATTCGTATCAATATAAATCTGTAAATTAACAACATCTATGCTATCTTCATCGTCCCACTTTTGTTCAGCATGAATATCATATGGTGTGCGTATATCTTCAGTTATAGCTGTAAGCCTCACAGTAAAAGTAGTTGTTGAATACTGTTCTTCCTCCTCTTCGTCATCATATTCTTCATCATCCATAAAATCTTCATAGTCGAATTCTTCTTGGAAATATTCTTCCTCCCATTCAAGTTCTGTTGATTCTTCATCCCTGATGAAATCCATTAACTCTCTTTTTATATCTCTCCAAATCTGTAATATGGTTTGACTATATCTTCCTTCAGTCAAAACATCCTTGGATATTCCCATCATTTCGTGTATTCTATTTATTTGTTCGTTCAAATTTGAATTCTTCAAATTTTTGGATGTCCTAACAAATTCATAAACATCATCACAAATTTTAATATTTTTTAAATTTTTGATTGGATAGAGGTCTCTTTTATTTTCAAAGGTTGTGAAATATTCAATATAATTTTCAACATCATAATATGAAATACAACCTAATTCCATTCTTTTCAATAACCAACTCAATTTTTCATAATTTGGATACAATTTTACCATTTTTTCAAACAATCCGTAATCCACTATTGAGGGAGCATAAATACTTTCTAATTCATCTATTTTTGCTTGTGTTATGTTTTCAGTCCAAGCCAATCTTTCCTCCTCTTCTTTTTTTCTTTCCTCCTCTTCTTTTTTTCTTTTTTCCAATTCTTTTTCCTCTTCTTTTTTCGATAACTTTTCAAGAAAATTATTTTGAGCTTTTGGTGCTAAATCTCTTGCTATTTTCATTAGTTGTTCACAAGTATCTGAAAATTCATCGAATTTATTATTTTTGTTTTTACACTCTGAGTCATAAAAGGGGCTAATTTGTATGGGAGTTTCAGGATTATTTTTTTGATGGAAAACAACAAGATAATCTTTATTTATGTAGTCTACAAATTTTCGTTTATTTGTTAATGTACAAAATCTAACATAATTATTCCTATTACGATTTTCACAATCCCCCAATATATTCTTGTATGCTTTGTACATAGGTTCATACATGTATTCGTACTCAAGATTATAGTCAAGATGAGGAATTACAAAAACTTGATATCCACTATGGACACCCATATATTCAATAAAATTTTCATTTAGTTTTTTGATATCAGAAAAATTTATAAAATGTTCATCTTCAAATGAAATTTTATCAATTAATTCATTTGATATTGAAATAAAATTTTTGACATCTGAACAAGTTTTTATCTGACCTAAATCTTTTATTGGAAAATTTTTTTTATGTTTATCGAAAATTTTGAAATATTCCACAAAATCAGGTATTTTATTATACGAAATACAATTTGATTCTAATTTTTTCAAAATCCATATGAATTGTTGGTATTCCTTGAATGTATTTTTCAATTCGTCAAATTTTTCTGACGTAACTATTTTTTTTTCATCGACATATTTGTACCGAACCTCATTAGGATTATATACTTCAGTAAGAAGTCCCATCATTTCGTGTATTCTATTTATTTGTTCTTGTAGTTTCATATATTACTTTAATGTTGATTCCAAATATTTTAAGTCCTTAATTTGTTGTTCTTCATCTCTGTTGAAAACTTCGAATGGGAAACTTTTAAGTCCTAAGTTGTATGCTGCTAATAATCTGTGTCTTCCATCACTTATACCAATTTTTGGTACATCATAATATTGTTTTTGACTATTCTTATCATACTCAAAACTTTCAACATATAACATTGTTGGTTGGTATGCTTCGACATTTGGATTTTTCAGATATTCCATTGCCTTTTCTAATCTATCACCAATTCT